GCTGCTGGTGCTGCTGCTGATGCTGCTGGTGCTGCTGCTGATGCTGCTGGTGCTGCTGCTCGTCTTAGTGTATGGACTACAGCAGTTAAGGTGTTGGACGCATCGCTGCGCATCGGTAAGCAGTCGCCAAAGTTTGACGAAGATGCTGTACGATCATCGGTACATCAATTCGAATTGCAGGCTTCCTAACCCATAACAGGAGAACCAAATGGCTGCCTAAATCGGAGTTTACTTTCGTCGTGGACTGCGATTAACACACGCCAGTCCACGACCCCTCTTCAACCAGAGGAGTTGTCCTCATGAATGAAAGTTCCCTAATTGCACTTCTACGTGATTGGATCTGTGGATCCTGTGGTGCTTCACATCATGGTCAGCCATCCCCAAAAATATCCTGGCGGTGGTGCCCTATCTGTGGTTCCTCATCGTTTCGCAAATACAAGCTAGTGCTGGAGTCACACTCTAAACCAGAGGAGATCCTGATGCAAGTAGAAATTTTCGCCATTGCCCGCCTCATCAAGCGGTGTGCGTTCGAGATGAACGCCTACGATAAGCGCGAGATAGATGCCACACAAGATCGCGGGGAAACCTGGTATGGTCCTGGCTGTACGAGCGGTCCTTCCGACCGTGGCGAAAAGATTTGCCAGCAAACTGCCACTGCTGCTGGTCTGGAGCCATTGGGTTACCCGATATATCTGCTTCTGGCGTATTCCTGGAACGACGCCCTTGATTGGGCTGATGACAATGGCGGAAGGCCATGTTAAATCCACCAACCACCAAGGAAGAAGCAGAACGCAAGCGTTATGGTGTCTGGGCTGGTAATCCTAAAGGTAGGACTTATGACCCTAACTGCTGCGCCTATGAGAAACATGAAGCTCGCGGCACTTTCCACCAGTGTCACTTTAAGCCGGGTAAGGGTCCGGGTGGGCTCTATTGCGGCACTCACGCACGAGTGCTAGCGAGGAGACAGCCATGAAAATCAAGCATAGTGCCAGACCATTTGTCGGTAGTGATATTCGTACTCCAGACGAGTCTCCTGGTGCGATGGTAGATCGTATTATAGAGGAAGCTCAAAGAGATCTGCCATTACAGTCAGCGCTGGGTAAATCCACACTAGCTGATCACGTGATAGCAGCGCCAGTCAATCTACGCCGCGAAATGAAGTCACTGGCGGCACATCTGGGGCCGAGCTCGCGAGAGCAGCTGAAAACTATATCGGACGGAGTCAAACTCTCCAGCCGTTATCAGCTTGACTCCAGCGCAGTGCGTGCTGCCGTGGAGATAAGTTGTCAACCTCCGACAGAACTGCTTGCTCAAATTCGCCGTTCAGCGCCTCCAGCGCACCTGACGTGGTACGAGTGGGACGAGCGTGAGCGTATGCGTGCCCTGCACGATCTGGGCTACATAGATGACGTAAATAACCCCGAAGCAGCGCACCGTGCCGGCTTTCTGGTGCGTTCGGTGGGCACGTTGCGCACTTGCGTCATAATTAGTCAACACTTAACTGTCGATAGGGATTTACCATCGTTGATAGTTCACATGATTGGTCATATATGGCACCCACACTTTGACAGCGACGGCGTAGCCAGTTGTCTCGACCATTGGACTGCATCAACGGCGGATAATTATCTCATAGACAGCAAGTCAGTAACTAATGCAGTGAATGATGAAGAGGGTCGTTATGGATACTCGTTGGCGTTGGGCCAACGTTGGGCTAAGTTTCACTCAGGTGACCCAGCCTATAAGGATATGTCGAGCCTTGTTGGCTATGGTTGGTTTGGCGTTCCAACTGCCTCTGAGACAGAGCTATTGCCTGGGTTTAAGGACTTAAAAACTACCTACCTCAATGCTGGGATGGGGGTTAATGGCGACCTGCGGTTTATGCTTGCGTTGCAGGTGCTGTGCTCTGTGCCAGAAACACTTAGTGTTGAAGAGTGGAAGTCAACTGGCGTGCGCGCACCCTCAACATCGGCACGACTACGCCTCCCGGGCCACGTGTTCCGCACTCTGCGGGTGGAGCTGCCGCCGACTCGCGTAATCGAGCGCATCCGTAATTATCAGCCACCCGCCACGCCTAGCGGTCGTCGTCATAAAGATCATCCAGTGAGACCTCACATCGCTCGCTCCCGTACTCGCGGTTCTCCTCTCTGCACCCACGAGTTCGATGTCCCTACTGTGCCTCACTTCTGCACCGTCTGCGGCTACCGTGAGTGGCCACGACGCGCTCATCGTAGGGGAGACCCTAAACTAGGTACTGTCTACGGTCCTCGGGTGCTAAGCAGTCCACGCGAAGGGAGTAATAGATGACTCGTCCATTGAATCTCGCTTTCCTAAACCGTGACCGTGGCTATCGCTGGCGTGACCGCGATCCGGTGATAGAAGAGATTTGCGCTATCATCACTGCTAGTGGTAAATCCACAAAAGAAATATCCGAGATGACAGCCAAAGCCTCTAATGGCATACATAAAGTATCAGCGACAACTATGAGCCGCTGGCTTGACGGCACCACGCGCAAGCCTACTAACTATTGCGTTACCTGGGTTGGATATGTGCTAGGTTGGCGCCGAGGGTGGCATCAGATAGGAGGTAGAATCCAATGATAGTCGAAATCCCTGATTACCCCTTCTACGGGAGACTGGAGAAGACGAGGCACGGCACATTCGTACTGTTGTGTCGGTCGGACCGACCGCGCGGTCAGCGTAGTATAATGTGCGAAACTGTCGCAGCGCCCATAGGCGTCGTGGCGGAGCACTTGCGCCGAATTTTGATGGAAGGTCTGAACCAGAGAGGTTAGAATGGTGTTAGAACAAAGGTTCAGCGCTTCTCTGGTCGTATTACCACGTAGGGACTGGGTGCTACTGCGCATCAGTGTTGAGGCCAGATGCCGGTACTACGAACGGCGTGCGAAACGACCAACGAGCCATCCTGACGGTGATGATGCTCGGATGTTGGAGTGTTATCGCAGCTTAATTCTGCCAATACTGTTGCGTGCGGAAGGCCACAAAACAGATGACCCAGAGGCGGCTGTTGAGGTTGAGTTGACGCGGCGCGAATGGGGATTGCTGGAGGAGTCGTTGGGGCGCAGTTGTATTCACGCCGAAGAGAGGCTTAATCGTATGCGTGAAATGCGTACAGCGCTGCTTGACGCTGCAGAGGGGGAATGTAATGAACATATCTGAAGACGATCTGGATATCATAGTGCACAAAGCAGTGCGCTACTGCTTGTCACGGCAGACTTATGTTTCATTGGAAGCAGCTGGCAGCGATGGCTGGCTGCGTCGTATACGGCCTCTCTTGAGCCAAACCAAGTGGCACGAAATCCATCGCGAGATTCGCGCCGATCTACGGTTTCAGTCGGAGATAGACAGACCAATATGGCAAGATTTCCTAAACTGGGCGAATAGCCAGTTGGTGGAACAAATCAATGATCGTCGCCGAATCTTGCTAGAGGAGAAAAAAAGTCAATGAAACGCATCAGCACAATGCATGATCTTCTATACGAGTTCGATAAATTACCACTGCTCGAAGGTCGTCATGCTGATCTGGCGGTGGACGTGGACGGAACGCACGGAAAGGTGATGATCACTGGTTTTGTAATAGACAGAGATGGCCGCGTTCTAATAACACTAGACGAATCGCTCAGACTACACAGATCATGAGCCCATTCCATCGCCCTGGTGCGTTAGCGCATCAACTAGCAGCGTTTGAACGTTTTAAGAACGCTTCTCATTTTGGGCTGATATTTGACCCACGGTGCCGGAAAACTGGCACTGTGCTAGCCATTTGGCGTGCTCATTATGAAGCCGGGCCAACAGACCCGTTATATGTCGACGCGTTGATTGTGATTGGCACTCCATCAGGAGTTAAGTGGGTCTGGCGTGAAGAGGCTTGCGCCGAGTTGCCACCGGAAATGCTCGCTAACACACGAATCATAGTCTGGGAAACTGGCCGCAGTTCTCAGACACGTGCTGGTAAAGCTGCACTAGATATCCGCAGCCACTCAGGCCCAGTCATCCTAACCATGAACTGTGATTCGGTGTTGTCTAAAGACGGCAACAAGTACATTGAGTGGTTGATTAAGCGCCGACGCTGCATGCTGGTTGCTGATGAAGATTTTATGGCTAACTGGTCGGCACGTACGCAGCGAGTACTAGCTTACTCACGTCGACCTAACGCTATAATTAAGGCCATAACTACAGGCACACCGGTTGACGAAGGTCCGCTGGAGATGTTCTATCCTGCTAAATTTTTAAAAGAAGGCTTGCTGGGCTATGCCGATAAGGTTCCATTTATAGCACGCTACTGCGAGTTCGAGGTAGAGGAGGTAGAAGAAATATTACCGAATGGTATGGTGATTAAACGCCAACTGCCAGCTGGCAAGCGATTCAATAAGTTTAAGAAGATGAACGGTAGCTCGGACCCATATGACCGCTACCCAGTGTTCAAGAGCTATCGCAATTTGGACGAGCTACGGGAGAAGATATTCGGTTTCGCTATGCGTGTGCGGCGCGAAGATATCAGTAATGCACCGCCTAAGACATATGTCAGTCAATATTTTGATCTGTCATCGGAACAGCAACGGGTTTATGACCAGCTACGAGACGAATACGCTGTCGACCTAGGGAGCAGAAAAGTTACGGAACGTGAGGTTCTGCAGCGAATGACTAGATTGCAGATGGTGGCCAGAGGGTACTGGCCGCCAGAGCGACAAGGCGTACCATGCGCAGCGTGTCATGGTCTAGGTATATCATTGAACACAGTAGAGGAAGATTGCCCTGTCTGCGACGGTCTGTGCATTAACGTGGTAACCACCCCATTGGAGCGCATAGATTCAACTTCCACTCCTGCATTGAACGCACTGGTCGAAGCATTGAGACAGGTGCCCCAACCGTTCGTCATCTGGTGTCGATTCAGGCAGGATGTTGACGATGTGGTTAGACATCTGCGTGGGTTAGGTTATACCGTATTTGAGCACCACGGTGGTGTGCCTGACGCGCAGGCAGAAGCTAACTACCAGTTGTTTAAGTCTGGTGGTGGGGACGGTATGGTTGGCACTGTGGGCGGTGGGCTGGGGCGCGGGAAAGACCTCAGTCGTGCAACGCTAACGGTATATTACAGCAATGACTGGTCATCACGGCTGCGTCGTCAGACGGAAGATAGGACTGAGAAGATTGATCGCGTTATCAGCACCACTGTAGTTGATCTACTGGCGGTGGGGACACGCGACGAGGAAGTCGTCGCTGCGTTACGTGCTAAGCGTGAGTTGGCAGCCCGCGTGCTCGGCGATCCGGTGTCGTGGTTTGGGAGACGACCGACCTCTTGCTGCGCCGATCATGATCCATAAAATTTTAGATAAAATCTGTTTACTTTTCCCTAAAGACCAGGTATGATGGCTTCTCTAACCAGAGGAGTGTCCTCATGCCTGATCTTTTGGCTTACCGTCGCCGCGCGGCGGCTCCTACAAAATTTGAGCGTCGTTATAATGTGGGGCGTCATGCTCCCGAAACTTTTTCTATAAATTCAACTTCCCGGTCATCTGACCGTACTAATAATGCTCGTGCTAATCCTGGTCGTACCTATAAAGTTGTTTCCTCATTAGAAGGCCTTATCATGACTCCCTTTAGTCATGATCGTGTTACCTTCCCGCGTTTCTCTAAGGAGTAAATAAAATGCTTAAAGTCGGCGATCGCGTAAAACATGTAGATTACTTCGCAGGGCCATACAAGACCTTGTTAGGTATCGGTGTTATAAAAACAATAAACGGTGATAAAGTTGAAGTAGAATTTCCGGGGAAGGGGTATAATACACATTTCAATGATGAAACTGTAATTGAAGAAGTTAATGGGGAAACGATTTATCCTATATCCGATTCTGAGTGGGATAGATTAATTAACGAAAAATCACAGGAGTAAATAAAATGGAACGTAAACCTCGCCGACGCCAACCAGAGGAGAACCCCCTCATGACCCTTACCCCTGACGACTTCACCTTCGGAGTCGAGATTGAGTGCTACCTCCCGGTCGGAAAGACCCACGCCGACCTCGCGGCCGCGATAAGCGCAGCCGAGATTCCATGTGCATCTGAGATTTACAACCACGCTCCCCGGGAGGCATGGAAGGTCGTGACAGATGGCAGCCTTGGCGATTATAGCCGTGGCGCCGAGGTGGTTTCGCCGGTTCTCAAGGGACCCGAAGGGCTCGACGCGGTGCGCCGCGCAGCCATCGCTATTCAGGCGTTCGGTGCGACAGTTGACCGCCGTTGCGGACTACATGTCCATGTGGGTGTGCCCGAGGGGCGTCGCCCCGGCTCTTTTAGCACCGAGCCTCAATCGCCTGTTGCGATCGAATTCATGAAACGGGTCGGTGCGATCTATGCCAAGCACGAGCCGGCGATTGACGGGTGTCTCGCACCTTCGCGGCGTGTTAATAACTATTGTAAAGCGGTAGGCTGGGCAGCACGAGCAGCCTCGGCCGAGACCCTTCAAGATCTTCAAAGAGTCACGAATAATGACCGGTATTGCAAAGTCAATCTGATGTCGTACTGGCGGCACGGCACGGTTGAGTTTCGGCAGCATTCCGGCACCGTTGAAAGTAATAAGATAATTAACTGGATCCGTTTCTGCCTCGCGCTGGCCTCTAAGGCCACAGACAACGGGCATGATGTCGGTCTAGTTAGTGCGGTCCTAACTCAGACCATACCAGTCGCTCGCGGACGCCGATTGCATGGATGGCAGCAAATTCAGAAATGTCGTGTTGTCAACCCTAAGCGTCGCGGTTCAGCCGCTCATCGGCTCTGGGAGCTTTATCGCGATGGTATGACTGTCAGTGAGGCTCTGGAAGCTGCTATGGCGTCTGGATTTACCTATGATCGTGTCAACGGCGATTTAAATTATAACATAAGCCGTGGACTGATGAACCTGGTGCGAATCGAGACCAACGAGACTGTGAACACTTCCACGGGTGGCGTCCCAGCGCTGGCAGCCGAGCTTGACCTTCCGGAAGACCTAACGGCTTACCTGGCTGCTCGGACGGCTCGGTTCGCACATATAGCGAGTGCTGAATAATGCGTACCAGCGACGGTATAGAGATAACCGCGACGGAGCCCAGGAAGATGGTGCGTGAGCTGCGTGCCGCTAGCCACTTACCAGGGCGCTCTGTCGCTGAATTTATGCAGCTCGCTGCTAGCCGCGCAGCGTTGTTGAGTGGCAAACCTGTGCGCTCGGACAGCGCTGAGAATTTCGTGACCGACCTTATTGCGGCAGGTCTGTTGATAGGCGAAACCCAACCAGAGGAGAAACATTATGACTGCTAAACATAAGCCACGTGCGCTACCTAACCTGCGCTCTAGTGGACAATTATATCTCGCTTATGGATCAAATTTAAACAAAGAGCAGATGCAGCGACGGTGTCCCGGCGCGCGGCCAGTGGGTGCACGTTTCTTGCCTCATGCGCAGCTTGTGTTCCGCGGAGTGGCTGACGTGGTTTACGATCCCGATCCAGCGTCCCGGTGTCCCGTCGCACTTTGGCGGATAACGCCAGCCGATGAAGTTGTATTGGACCGCTATGAAGGTGTAGCGAGTGGTTTCTACGCTAAATGCTATATCAAAATACGGATAAATGGCCGACCTGAGGAATGCCTGGTCTACTGCATGCAGTCCCACGAAATAGCACCACCAGGCGAGTGGTACCTTGATGTGATAGCCCAGGGTTATCGTGATTTTGGGCTGCCGCTGGATTACCTTGATCGTGCAGTAGAAGCAAGCTGGAACGATAAACACGTCGGACCAGACGTTCGCCGTCGTCGTGCGCGGCCCAGTCACGGTCCGGTCGCTTATGGGGTAGACACTGATGCGCTCGCGTAGAGATTATCCTGCCACAGTAGCGGAAGTACTATCCCCTAACGTGCGCTATCGACGAGGATGTCTGTCCGCTCTGCGTGCGTACCGCCGCTCTCGCCCATGGTCGGGTGACCGCGAAGGTAAGATGCTGAGGCTGAATATGTCGCTAGCTCGTGTTTACAGTATCCCGGAACCAATTCTCGTGTTCCAGAAAAGCCGCACATCGCTACAATCCTATTGTTGTGTCACTGGGACAGGTCGCTGTATGTTAGTACTGACCGGACACTCGGTGGTCACATATTTACACGAGTTTGCCCACGCTCTGGGCCGGAACGAGCGTGGCGCTTGTCGCTGGTCGCTCAACCTATTCTGTCGCGTGTTCCCGCGTGAGTTCGCGCGGTGCGCGCAGCGCGGTCACTGCTTGGTGAGAGAATGACAGACACATTCCTAGACGAACCCACTGACGATGAGCGTCGCAATCTCAGCGATCTCGCGGAGGATATACTCCGCGACCAGAGCGCAATCGTGCGGAAAACAACAGAGCTGAAGGTTATGTTGGAAGTGTACAGACGCAAGACGGAAGTGGATCTGCCAGATGCCATGCGGCAAGCAGGCCAGAGTGAGTTCAAACTACTTAACGGCACACCCGTCGAATTGAAGTACACTCTGGTAGCCGGTCAGCTTGACGATTACGGGGAAGGCCGAGCCAATCTGGAGGGTCTGGATTGGGTGGAGTCGCATGATGGAGCGTCGTTGATACGTGCAACTGTTACTGCTCAATTCGACGCCAAGGACATAGAGGCTGCGCGTGAGGTGTTTGAGATGATAAGGCGACATCCTTCTGCCAATCGATTAAAATCTCTCAATCTTAAACGCATGATACCTTGGAATTCATTGACCAGTTGGGTCGGTGAGCTTATTAGGCAAATGAAAGACCCGCCTCTGGAGTTGCTTGGCGTACGAGAGCGCAAATGGGCTCAAGTCGGAGAAAGTCGGCCCAAACAGGTCGAATTGAAAGGATTTGTGGAGAGATGACGAGCCAACTGAACGAGCCTGTACTCCCTGACGATTATCCGGTGTATGGCAACTACTTCTACCTTGTCGAACAACTGTTACCCGATTGTATGATGCCAGATGGTGCTGAGCCATGCGCAGCCTACACCAAACTTCGTGCATCGCATCGACGTTTGTTGGAGTGTATCAAAATTCTTGTCCGGGAACACTCTGATCCTGGTGTCGAGGTATCATCTGAAGGATACTCTGATCCATCTTTTGATTTGTGTGGCTTGACGCCACATGAGGCACAATATGCTATTCGTCACGCCGCGATGGAAAAGAAGGCTGCGCAACAACGTAGATATAAGCAGCGCAAAGCATACGAGGCTGGTCTTCGTCGTCAAGGCTATGACGAAGAATATATAAAGACACATTAGTTTATATCCCTTCTAGAACGACGAAAAGTTCCCGGCGCCACGCGGGCTCACAGTGGCGGAGAAGAAGTAAGTGGCAAATTCAAACCAAGCCAAAAAACCAGAAGACGAGCCGAAGCTCCCCGTGCCGACGACGGGCACCGCACTCCAAGTCATCGATTTCGGTGGCCTAGAAGGTCTCGGCACTGAAGATCTCGGCGCTAGAGACCAGCCGACACCATTGTTACGTATCGTGCACTATGCCTGTCCCCAAACTGACGAGAATGACGCCAAATTTATCTATGGCGCCAAACCTGGTATGATCATGGACGTTAGTGTCGGTGAGGTTTGGGAGGGTCAGCGCACTGGTCTCGACATGGTGGTCTGTGGCACCAAGCGTCGCTATCAGGAGTGGATACCGCGGCCGGATAAGTCTGGGCGACCGATCGTGCGGGTACGCTCGGGCAATTTCCGTGGTTTCCACGAGGTTACCGACCCGGTTATACAGCGATTGGTTGCTCAGCATGGTGATTTCAAGCCTTTGCCTTGGGAAAATGCTGACGGCGAGACGGTCAGTTTGACAGAAACCGGCGAGCTCTTTATTCTGTTTGCTCCACCGCCACTAACTGCTGCTAACGCACAGCGAGCGATGGTAAACTTCCAGAGCTCCAGCTTAAAGACGTGGCAGATGTATAACGGTCGCCACGGACGAGCACGATTCGCTCAGCCTAACGGTAAGATAGCACCTGCTCCGCTCTGTTTTTGGCGCTGGCGTTTGCGTTCTCAGCCAGAGCAGAACGATCAAGGGAAATTCTTCACATGGTCCATAGAGCTGGCCTCTAAGGTGGCCAATCCCGAGATAGATAGCTATTTCCTGGATAACCAGGTGATGGTGCAAGATCCTGAGCTGTACGAGATGGCAGTAGCCAGCTTAAAGCAATATCGCACGGGTGCTGTACGCGAGTACCGTCCTGACGACGATCTTGGTGGTGGATCTGCGGTAGATCTCGACGATCCACCATTTTGAATTTACTTATCTGCTAAATGGGGGTATAATATCCCTCAGGAGGAAAAAACGTGACAGCTTATCTCATAGCCTATGGAGAGGATCCTAGCGATCGCTGGATTGCTCAGGCTTACACAACTCGCGCTGAGGCACAACTCGCAGCTACATCCGCGATAGTGCCCTCGGTGCCGTTTACAAACAAGCCAGGTGTGGGCGGGTGCGCTCTGGTGATAGAAAACGAGGCCGACATAAGTCTGTCTCTATCCACACTAGTGTTAGCTTACAATGCGCTAACTGGTGGACAAATAAAACGCTTTGACACCCGCACCACCGGCGTCCGTAGGCTGCTTGAGGCGTTGTCTCGTTTGCCCCCTCCACTAACCCCAACCCAAGGAGTAGAAACTGTGACCACCACCGAAAGCAATGGCGCAGGAGAAACTGTGACCACCACCGAAAACAATGGCGCAGGAGAAACTGTGACCACCACCGAAAGCAATGGCGCAGGAGAAACAACGGTAAAAGTCAAGAGAGGGCCAAACCGGCTACACAGTGACAGCGATGTCATTAAAGTGCTGGCTGAAAAAAACCCGCAACGTCCGGGTTCCAAGTCTCATTCTATGCACGATAAATATCGCGACGGTATGACTGTCAAAGAGGCTCTTGATGCGGGCATCACGATGAGCCATATTGTCTATGGCAATCGTAAGGGTCACATTCGAGTAAACCCTACCGAGCTGCTTTCCCCCGCAGGATAAACCGTGACGAAGCTGACCGCCAAGCTCTAATTTATGCGGTCGGCTATCATGTTACACGCTTCTTAGGGAGAGCTCGGTATAAAAGCCTCGGTGAGTACCTAACACTCACCGAGGCGCGGGTTGCTCGCGACGCAGCGGGGAAGGATGAACACGGTCGTCGCCCAATGATATACGCTATTGTTCCGGGACGAGCGTCTATATTCGTCGAATAGATTCCAGTTTACTTTCCAGCCGATTACCGTTTATAATGTTATTCATGGAGGTAAGCCCATGAACCACACTCCTTTACCCGGTGAAGAGATCCTGCGTGCCGAAGTCTCGAACGAGAAACGATTCACAAAGATAATAGACACTGTAAAGGTCAAAATGTGGATCGATTTTGGGTGGATAGAAATTGGTGATGTTTCGCCAAGTGACATCGGCACGAAATGACCGAAAACGTTCGCCGCTACCTCCTCCGGCGAGGCCAGGAGCGCATAGAGGATTGGTTGCGGGCTAATCCCGCGCTGCCCCCGGTTGAGGTCCAGGTGCGTCCAAGGGACGCCTGGAGAGTAGGCGCTTGCGCCTACTATCGGGACAACATCATTTATATATGTCCGGAGATTTGTGCGGTGCCAGGATACGCTGGGCGAGCCTGGTCGTGGCCTGGTTATGCGATTGACCGCACACCGTTCGGGGTGCTCGCCCATGAGCTAGGTCATCATGTTGATTGGCACAACTCGGTAGACCCTCGCCGTCGTGGACCGTACTGGTCAGATCTCAGCTCTACCATTCGTCAAACCACTGGATCATCTCCGTTAACGGGATATTGCCCTAACGATTGGGAGTGGTTTGCGGAGATGTTTAGATTATTCGTGACTAATCCAGACCTTCTCTGGCATATGCGTCCTAAAGTATATGAAACGCTAAAAGGTCGTCAATTCAACACAATACAGCCAGAGCTACCTTGGCGAGAGGTGCTTAATGGCGCGCCAGAGCGCATCGTTACTGCAGCAGAAAGGAAGATAGCCAAATGAAAAACAAGATTCGAGTCGCCATAATCGGAGTGGGCAATTGCGCCTCTGCGTTCGTGCAGGGGTTAGCTCATTATTCCCAGACTAACAACAATACTGATGGTTTAATGATGCCGGTTATAGGAGGCTATTCCGTAGCTGACATTGAAGTTGCTGCTGCGTTCGACGTTACTGCGGAAAAGGTTGGTCGCCCACTCTCGTTAGCCATAACTGGCGAGCCTAACAACACTCTGCAGTTCGCGAATTATCGTGACATTGTCAATTACCGTAATACTGCTGCAGAGGACGTCATTGTCCAACGAGGTCCTACGTTTGATGGGCTCGGAGAATATCTCTCCAACATGGTGGATGAATCTCATCTGTCTCCCGTAAATGTGTCCAACGCGCTGAGAGAATCTGACACTGAAATCGTTATTAATTACCTACCAGTGGGTAGTGAAAAAGCTGCGCGATATTACGCGAGCGCTGCAATGATGGCAGGGTGCGCTTTTGTCAATTGTATGCCAACGTTTATTGCTAGTGATCGTCACTGGGCTGATGAATTTGCCTCTAATCGCCTGCCCTTGTTGGGTGATGATGTGAAGAGCCAACTCGGTGCCACCTCAGTGCATCGTGCACTGAGCGCATTATTCCGGGACCGCGGGGTGCGGCTTGATCGTACTAGTCAGCTCAATGTGGGTGGTAACGCAGATTTCTATAACATGCTGGAGCGTAAGCGTTTAGATACCAAAAAGAAATCAAAGACTGCTGCTGTGCGAGCTACTTTTAGCCGGGATCTGCCTGCCAACTCTGTTCATATTGGCCCTAGTGACTATGTGCCTTGGCTGCAGGATCGCAAGTGGGCACATATCCGCCTTGAGGGTTCGGGGTTCGGCGGAGCACCAATCAACATTGAGCTCAAACTGGAAGTAGTGGACTCTCCCAACTCGGCCGGTGTCGTGGTGGATGCAGTGCGCTGCGCTCGAGTGGCACTAGATCGTGGAGAGTCCGGAGCTATAGCGGAGCCTTCAGCATGGTTGTTTAAGCACCCACCTGTACAAGCGCCTGACGAGGTGTGGGCACTTGACGGTATGGAGGTGTGGCTCATCGGAGCTCCGGCGGACGTGCAGGGAGAGCACGAACGGGGTGGCGGCCAGTTAGCGGCGGGAAAGGTCTAAAACTCCTAGAAAAAATGGTGGAGAGTGTTCTAAAGCTATGAGCCAACGACCCGTTATAAGCGACCACTCGCCGGAGTGGCATTACGAGAAATTCGTGGAATTCACCAGGTTCAAGCTAGCTGTGGGTGAGCCCTCGCCACATCTCGCGATCATGGGTTATCTGGTGCGGGATATGCCCACGGCACAGGGGCTCTGGGCTCTGGGATGCTATGCAGCGACCTACTGCCTGCCCACGGCACAGGTCATTTGGACCTTGAAGCCGTTTGAGGTGGCACGCTGTGAGAATCTTGAGCTGTGGTTGCGTGAGCATTGGCCCGGCATAATTACCCGTACGGAACGCCGCTGCGTGCGGTCGCCGGTCAAGATGGCTCGCTGTTTGGCTTCGCTGGCTCAATGGATAGAATATGATTATCCAGAGTTGAGTCTATTGCCGAAAGAGCTTAGCCGTACCAACTACGATTATGTCTGGGATAGTGCTGGTGGGATTAAGTTCTTTGGTAGATATATCAACATACGCTTCGTGGAGGGTCTGCGCCGATACTTTAATGTACCAGCTATGCTCTACGACATACGTTCCGTGGGCGGGTGGTCGCCAAAGCGTATGCTGTGCCTGCTCTATCCGGAACATATGGAAAAATTACTCGTTGATAACGTCGAGGGCAACGAGCTGACGAACCAGCTCTGCGAGCAACTATTGAAACGAGTGCGAACCGAGATACCGGAGGTTAATGAATATATCCTAGCAGCCATGCTCTGTGAGATGAAGTCAGCATACGAAAATTATCATCAGTATCCAGGATGGACCATCGATCAGGAGCCACTGCTGTACGATAAGGTTTTCGAGTACTGGGGAGAACAGATAGATGTTACTCTTCTTTGGCGTGCTCGTAAAGCATTATTTCCACCAGAGGCACTCGGCGAGATCAGTGGGTGGCATGGTACTCGGTGGCCACTGACGCGCACTCTGCGTGACCACGGATATAACTGGTCAGATCTCAGATACGACTGGTCCGGAACAACTAATGTGGCTCATCCAATGGAGAGAGTGTAATGAACACCACTCGCGGCGCGTTCCGCGAAGTGCTGCCGGGGCGACTGCTACAGCGAGCGCAAATTCTCACATGGCAGAGAGAGCCCAAGCTGGCTGCGCTGCGTGAGGCTGGAGTGACAGCGATCACGAATTTATGGCCTAAGCCTGATCCCGAGCTGGCAGACTCTGGTCTTGATTTTATCCTCCAACTCTCATGTCATCGCAGCGAGGACATGCAGAAACCACACGTAGAGCTCGCTGCCCGCGCCGCAGCTGACTACCTCCAGTTCCCAGGCAAACGTCTACTAGTACTGTGCGAAGCTGGCAAGACGCGAAGTGTGATGTTCTGCATTATGGTCACTGCATTTCACAACCACTGGACCGCGACACAAGCCAGAGAGCACGTGCTAACCGCAGTGCCGACAGCCTCGCTGAAGCCTTGGATGCAGGAGTGGGTTGCCACATGATAATCATGCTACGAGGGACGTCGGGCTCTGGCAAGACCTATATCGTCAACCGAGTCATGGAGCGATTGGGTCAACACGATGATACTTTAGGTCTTATAGATACTTCCATGAAAAAACCAGCTAATAAGCTGGCGGGTTACTACTGGTGCTCCTGTCCCGACATTCTTCCTCTCAGTGTTATCGGTCGTTATGATGTGACTTGTGGTGGATGCGACACTCTCAGTTGGCCTGGGGCACCTGATGATATAGAGAGACTTGTCAAGCAGCAATCCGGACAAGGTAATGTGCTGCTCGAAGGCTTGATGGTCTCTGCGTGGGGTGGGGATCGTTTGCGTAGATTGGGTCCAGATCTAACAGTGATCCATCTGAATACCTCGCTCGAGGACTGTCTCGCTGCGGTTAACGCACGACGAGCTGAGCGCGGAGCGCGGTTAGGGAAAGATCTTGGTCTTGTAAATCCACACAATACGACAAAAAAGCACGCTGGTTTAATTGGGTCCTCCAAAAAACACGCTCGCGAAGGTCTGCGAATAGTGCATCTTGATCGCGCTGCGGCACTCGCGCGCACGTTTGAGCTACTGAGGATACCGCCATGAATTCAGACGTTTTCTCCACATTCGTCTACTGGTGTCGCGAACGCGAAGCCATTCTCCGTCGTAAGAAGGCCGGTGAGCCGCGTCCGTGGACAGATGATGAGATATTGAACCGATATCGGTTCTGTAACCTGCATCGCGAGGACGACCGCGTAACACGATGGATAGCACGACATACCCGCGAGCCCTACGCAGATAGCCCTAACCTCTGGTTCATGCTTGCTTTAGCACGTCACATTAACTGGCCGCCGACACTGCAAGAGATCATGGATCGTGGGCTTTGGCCAGCACGCGATTACTACGCGTCAGCTATCGTCAATACACTGCGGGACCGCCATGCTCGCGCAGAGAAAGTATTCACATCCGCTTATATGCTCAATAATCGCTCTGTGCCGAGAGGCGTCGACAAAGCGCAATGCGTGGCAGGCAGCGTGTTAGCTTCGCTGTGGGAAAAGCGAGAGTCAATCAATTATTATCTTTCACCTCAGTTAAAATCTAAAGCAGACCCAACTATACAGGGCACCCACGAAAGACTCTGCAAAATCAACGGCATAGGTCAGTTCATGGCATATCAAATTTGTGTAGATATGCGCTGGACACGATATCTGTGCGATGCACCAGACATTAACACATGGGCTGCTGCTGGCCCTGGCACTATTCAGGGGTTGAATTACCTTAATGACCGTCCAGCGCAGTTCAATCTGAGACAGAGTCAAGCGCTACCAGAGCTGCTGGAGTTACGGTCTGCACTGATCAAGGAAGGAATTGAACTAGATCTCAGTGATGTTACGAACGTCTGCTGTGAGGTGAGCAAATACATTCGCACACAGTTAGGCCAGGGACGTCCGAGACAAGAGTACAAGTCGAACCAAGAGTATTATTGAGACTGGCATATAAGTGCCGGATTTATAAGCGCTGGTCCACTCAATCAAGAGGAAACGACCATATGCACGTAATTCGCGCTCGTAACGTAAACGATGCTATAGTTCAAGGTATGAGGCACCTGACTGACTGCGGTCAGCCCATGCCTTCACGAGCTGGCGATGTGATCGTCTCGCCATATCCAGTGACGACTGTTTACGAGAGACCAGCAGAGCGAGTGCTGTTCTGGCCAGCGCGGGACGCTAACCCCTTCTTTCACTTGTTCGCTGGTCTCCACTGCCTAGGAGGACGCAACGACGCAGCATTCTTGGATCGTTTTATTCGTGGCTACGGTGCGCGGTTCAGTACCAATGGTGTGCTTAGCGACGCCTATGGATGGCGTTGGCGTCACTGGCCCAGTGTGTTCAAGGGAGAGGAAAAAGATCAGCTTGTACGTGTGATAAAGTATCTACAAGCCAATCCCAATGGTCGGCGTGCGGTGCTCACGATGTGGGACCCAGATCGCGATCTATATGTGGGCGAAAGCACACCTTCCGTGCCGTGCAATACTCAGGTCTACTTTCGTGTCAGCTTAGGCTGTCGCGATGAGCCCAACCGGCTGAACATAACTGTGACGTGCCGTAGTAATGATCTTATTTGGGGCGCATATGGAGAGAACGCAGTAGTATTTTCCATGTTGCAGGAGTATGTCGCTGCTAACCTTGGTCTGGTTGTTGGTACGTATTACCAAGTCAGTAACGACTTCCACGCCTATGTGGCTCTGTACGATAAGCTACGCGCAGCGTTGCGTGAAGAGACTCCAACAGACCCCTATACCAATCCTGCCATAGTAGCGCCTTTCCCGCTAGTAGACGACCCGACTACATGGGACATGGATTTAGCACTTTTCCTGGAGGACCCAAGCGCAAATGGGTTTAGAAATCGCTGGTTTCATCGTGTAGCTAAACCTTTGTGGTGGGCCCACGAAGCGTGGAAGCGCAAGGACTGGGACACTGCATTTGCTTGTGTTGACCAGTGTCTCGCTGCAGATTGGCAAATGGCTGCATTGCAATGGTTAGAAAGGAGGAGGGCGAAATGATTATTACTCTATGTGGCTCTGTCAGGTTCGAGTCTGAATTCATCACTGCTGCCCGCGAGCTAGGGAGTCGTGGTGTGGCTGTGTTTAGCCTGGCAGTGTTGCCTTCACACAGGAGTTCGAATGAAGACTGGGCAGAAGGTCAGCTTGAAAAGACCATAGCTGATCTAGTTTATTTTAAAAAGATTATCGCCTCAGAAGCGATAGTCGTGCTGGGAGACGGATATATCGGGAACTCCACTGCGCGTGAAATACTCTGGGCTAATATGAATAGCAAACTTATAGTGGCTCATGCACCAGGAGACGATTGGGACGATACCATGATCTTGCTACATAGAAAAAGTTTAATAGGTAGGAGCCAGCGAAGCAGGATATCAGACCTTCTCGTAGCGCAAGCAAGGAAGGTATTTTCGAAATGAACTCTACATTCAAGCAAGATTTGCAGTTCATTGCAAACGCAGATGTCGAAACTCTTTGCGTGAAAAACGTAGAGTATGGCCAATCATGGAAGCGAAGAGGTGGTGTGGGAGCATTCATGATGCTTGCACGTAAATGGGATCGGCTCGAGACCACGGTTCAAAAAGAGCACTATGATATCTTCGCAGCTATAATTGAGGACAAAAGACCTGAAGGTATATTAGACGATATACGAGATCTACGGTGTTATCTAATGCTTGTGGAGTTAGAGATGACGAACCGACCATATGTACCACATTCACAGGAGCATCCTTTTGGCTATGATCCAGAATGACTACCGCATTACAGCTCGGTCTGTTCAGCCCACGATGGCGACCCACGCCACCTGTGGAGCAGGCACCAGAATATTGTGACCAGTTTTTAGCGTCTCACGTAGAGATTTTAGCCTCTGCGGGTGACGCTCCTCTTACCTTAGACGCCGATAGCTGGGACTGGGACGCACGCACCGCAGTAGGGATAGATGTAGAGATTTATCGTAACTTTTTCTTGCTCTGCGTGCACCGGTTCACCGACGGTAAGCGCATGGCGTTTGAACTATCCAATCGCTCCGAGTTGAACAGAACAGCTATCAAAAATCTCCTGACTCGCTGCGTGACCATTAGTTTCAATGGAAACTCTTATGATTTGCCCGTTATCGCAGCGGCATTAGCAGGAGCGAGTCTCAAGGAACTTTATACTCTTAGCATGTCTATTGTAAACGAGGGTGCGAGAGCTGAGAAAGGTTTGCCTGGGATAAATCATGTAGACCTGATGATGACTTGTCCCGCAGGTCGGCAATCATTGAAAATGATCCATGGTCGGCTGCATGGTCAATTTATTGTAGATCTGCCATTCCCACCGGATGATTGGCTCACAGCGAGCCAGATGAATATAGTTACGCTATACTGCCTCAATGACCTCGTCGCGCTGAAGGGACTCTACCATGCACTGCGTGGTCCGCTGGAAATGCGCGTTGCGCTGGGTCAACGCTGGGGCCTGGATCTCCGCTCAAAGAGCGACGCGCAAGTCGGTGAAGCAGTAGTACGCGCTGGTGTAGAGCGCGCGTTAGGGCATCGTATAGCGCAGTCTACTACAACAGCTAGTACGTTTGGTTACACTGTGCCAGAATGGATACGCTTTGAAAGCCAGCAGCTGCGCACACTGATGACGAGATTAAATGAAGCTCAGTTCAGTGTAGACGCATTCGGCAACATTACACCACCACTTTGGCTAAAAACACACACAGAAACGCTTGGCAATTCAATTTATACTATGGGTATTGGCGGACTACACTCCACCGAGGAGCATCGTGCGCTGCGTTCAAACACAGACCACCAATTGGTGGATGTAGACGTAGCTAGTCAATATCCTAATTTAATACTACGGTTAGGTCTCTATCCTGCAGCTACTGGACCAGAGTTTTTACAAGTATACGGCGATATCGTGAAAGAGCGTCTCGCCGCAAAGGCTGCCGGCGACAAGGTAAGAATGGACGGGGGACGCGTCGCGGTTAATGGTGTCTACGGTAAACTGGGGTCTTCTTACTCGTTTTTATATGCACCGCACATGCTTGTAGCAACGACACTTACAGGTCAGCTTTCAATACTGATGTTAATAGAGATGGCCGAAGAGGCTGGAATTCCAGTTGTTAGTGCCAATACGGATGGTGTCGTTTTCCTCTGTCCTCGTGCTCTGGAAACTCAATTCGAGATGATCTTAGCGCGTTGGGAAGAAGACGTAGGAATGGTGCTAGAGCGCACGCGCTATACAGCACTCTGGTCATCTTCGGTAAATACCTATATCGCATTAAAGGAGGATGGCAAGGTAAAGCGCAAGGGATGGATAGCCAACCCTTGGGCAGATGGAGACCAAAGGGTTGCTCTTACAAAGAACCCACAAATGTGTGTTTGCTCTGATGCAGTTATGCGGTGGCTCACAGAGGAAGTACCTATTGACGAAACAGTCTACAATTGCTCAGACCCGCGCGCGTTTGTTACTTTGATAAAAGTAACCGGAGGTGCCGTTTGGCGTGGTCACGCTTTGGGTAGAGCTGCACGATTTTACTGGTCTGCGAATGGGGAGGCCATTCGCTATGGTTCCGCTGGCCATCTCAATGGTAAAAAGGTGCCCAAAACCGACGGAGCTAGGCCGTTGCCAGAGATGACAGAAGATCTTCCACCTGATTTGGATTACGTACGCTATTGCGAAGAGGCAATACGGTTGGCGCGAGATTTGGGAGTGCAGACATGAGTTACGATATCACTGAAGGTAGAGCTGTGAGCAAATGCCGCGACTGTGGTAAACCGCAAGTATCACTACATCATTGCGATCGGTTTCCAGGGCAATGCCCGAACATCGTCGTAGCGCGGCTATATCCACTTTATGTTTTGGAATCATCTCTAACTGGTCCACTTTCGCCAGATGCTCAACGCTGGTGGAACGAACTCAACGGATGGACGATCTAGAAGGCAATATTTTAGTTTACTTCACTGGCCAAACAGGGTAAAATAACTCGCTTTGAAAGTGTTCATCTGCTCTGCTGATAGACTGGAGGTGTGTGATGTGACCGCGCCTTTGATGGTACTGCTAGCGACTCCTGGCGCTGGGTTCAAACGCCAGGGTCGCTGGTTGGTGGCAGAAGACAAAGACGCACGTGATGAGCTACGTGCTCTGCTGGCTACTGGTTTATACAAAAGAGAAAATGCCTCTTAGGGGAGTTTTAAGTAATGTCTGTATTAGCGTCTATGGAACGTGACGGCTTGATTACATTGAAAATGCGTAGCGCTGGTGAAAATTTCCAGAGAGTTTTTACCGCATCACAGATTGATCCATTGCCATCTTCTATCAATTTTGAAAATAGGGAAGCACACATTGAAGCCGCACGCGATGCGGTGTGGCGCGCCATTCAAGCAGTTGGCGGCCTGGGTTCTCCTGCCGGGTCATGCCTGTGGTACGTCGTAGGTTTTGGGCGCACCACTAAGGAGTGGGCACGCGAACAGGAGTGGAGCGGCCGCCGGATCAACGAAGAGGTGGCTTTGGGGATATTAATTGCTGCATTAGGTTCTCTTTCAGAGCACACTGGCTAATAAATCATGAAGCATCCATTGGGCTATTGGTGGCGTCGCCGTGCAGTGTTGTCACGCGCGATGCGACGGGCAGAGAACGCCACTGTTCTTTTCTGGCGTGTCTACCTATAGAATAACACTACAACCGTGAGGTAAAAATCATGAAATTTGAACGATGCTTTACTCAAGCTAACGTTTCGATTGTAGATCAAATTGAGTGGGAGACGCGAGAAGCGTCGATTCCCGGCGCTAACTTCTACATGCCAGCAGTGGAAGTACCGCGTTCATGGTCGCAGAACGCGACTAACATACTAGCCCAAAAGTACCTGCGCAAGGCCGGTGTACCGTCTAATGTAATGTATATGCCAGAAAATGAAGACATACTACCAATTTGGCTTTATCGGTCAGTCGCGTCATTTCCCGGCAACACGACGTTCAGTGGTGAAACATCTGCAAAACAAGTATTTCACCGCATGGCGGGATGCTGGACTTACTGGGGGTGGAAAAATAAATACTTTGATAGTGAGCTAAGCGCCTTAGTGTTCTACGACGAACTATACTGGATGCTGGCTAACCAGTTTGCAGCTCCGAACTCCCCGCAGTGGTTCAACACTGGTCTCTGGTGGGCCTATGGCATAGAGGGGCCGGACTGCGGCAACTGGGCCATCGGTGAAAACGGTGAGCCATTTCAGCCTGGCAACTCGTACCAGTACCCGCAGGTCCATGCGTGCTTCCTGACGTCCACAGATGACGATCTGGTAAACCCAGGTGGAATCATGGACACCTGGGTCCGTGAGGCGCGTATATTTAAGCAGGGATCTGGGTCTGGCATCAATGTGAGTCAGTGGCGCGGAAAGGACGAATCTCTTTCTGGAGGCGGCCGCGCATCTGGCGCAATGTCTTTTTTACGAATTGGAGATAGTGCTGCGGGAGCCATACAATCAGGAGGCGTCACACGAAGAGCCGCCAAGATGGTGGCGATGGATATCGATCATCCTGAAATGGAAGAGTTTATAGATTGGAAAGTTCGTGAAGAGTATAAGGCTGCTGCGATGTATGTTGGCAGCCAGTTGCTAAGAAATTACTATACGGATATCGGAGATGCTCGACGTGATCCGTTCATTGCTGTTCCAGAAGCGATCATTGATCGCATGGCGAATGGCTTTGAACCTGAAGTTTTGGGTATAGACTGGGAGGGAGAGGCGATATCATCTGTTGATGGGCAAAATAGCAACAATTCAGTGAGAACGAAAGACGAGTTCATCGATCACCTTAAGACCGGTGAACCATGGTTGTTTACTAATAGAACAGATGGTGAAGTTGCCAAAGAGGTGGTTGCAAGCGACCTGTGGCACAGGCTCTGCCGCGCTGCATGGGCGAGCGCTGATCCAGGTTTGCTGTTCCACTCAACTATCAATGCGTGGCACACATGCCCGAATGACGGGGAAATAAGAACCACGAATCCATGCGCGGAATTCCATTTTCTTGACGGTTCTGCTTGTGATTTAGCGTCATTAAATCTTTGTAAATTTATATACAGTGATACTTTCAACTGCAAAACTTTTGAGTATGCGGCGCGTATGTGGACTGTAGTTTTAGACCTCAGTGCTGGCAATGCTGGTTTTCCCGCACGTGAGTTTGCTGTGGGCACTCGTGACTATCGCACTCTTGGCTTAGGCTACGCCAATCTTGGTGGTCTATTGGCCAAAATGGATCTACGTTACGACAGCGATGATGGTCGTGCGTTGGCTGCTGGTGTTACAGCGTTGATGACTGGTGTTGCGTACCGTGCATCGGCTGAAATGGCTGATGAACTTGGATCATTTCCAAGATTTGAGTCAAATCGGGTTAAAATGCATCATGTTTTGTTTAATCATGCGTTTGCCTCACGTAGGGAAATGCGTGCTGATAAATATGTTGACCTCAACGTGCTTCCGTTTTCGGCTCGTCCCTTGACAGAGACCAATCCACGTGACGGAAGCCTTTGGCACTCAGTCGACAAGGTTTGGAATGAGGTCTTGAAAAGTACTGCATCTTTCCGCAACGCCCAGGTGACACTGTTGGCTCCAACCGGAACCATTGCGCTGGTGATGGACTGTGAAACCACCGGCATAGAGCCATTCTATTCACGTCAATCATTCAAGAACCTAGCTGGCGGCGGCATGATGAGCTTTTTTTCTAACGATATAACCGACGAAGACTGCGCAATGCCATCCATGCTAGGCGGTCCATGCTTATCTCCGATGGCGCATGTAAAAATGGTGGCGGCAGTGCAACCGTTCCTCAGTGGCGGCGTCAGTAAGACTGTAAATTTGCCGCATGACGCTACAGTAGAGGATGTAGATCATATTTATCGTGAGGCCCACAAACTCGGCCTCAAATCCATTTCTGTATACCGCGATGGAAGTAAACTCAGTCAGCCGCTATCGACAAGTGCGATGTCCAATTTGGGGCTGCTATCAAGCGCAGACGCTACATTATCAACCGCAGCGGATGACGCAGTAGATTTAAAGCGTGGCGTCAGGCGTGAGCTGCCATCTCTTCGACCTAGAGCGTCGCGATGGCAGCTGGAGTGCGCTGGTCAGTCTGTTTATCTGAGCACTGGTGACCATGAGGATGGCTCACTGGGTGAAATTTTTGTGAGTATATCCAAGGAGGGATCCACAGTCAGAAGCATGATGGAGTGCTTCAGCAAGGCCATCAGTATAGCACTCCAGTATGGCGTGCCGTTGGATGTGTTCGTGCATGCATTCGCCCACACGCAGTTTGAGCCAGCTGGGATGGTGAATGGCGACACTAGGGTGCGATTCTGCTCGTCACTGCCAGATCTTATTATGCGTCACTTGGCGATTGAATACCTAAATCGCGATGATCTGGCTACAGTACCCAAAAGCGAGAGCGTTCAAAATATAGCTTTGGTGGCGGCGCAAATTGCTCCAATAATGTCCACCCACTCAGCACCTAACATGCTTATGGTTTCTGATATATGTTGGGAATGCAACGGATATGGTACATTACGACGTGATGGTAGTTGTCTTACATGCGTCGAGTGTGGTGCCCGCACAGGATGTGGATAATGACCATTCGTGAAAGTGCTGCGCTGGTATTGCTTTACGAAGCGTGCTTGATGGCCAGAAATAATAAATCACGTAACGCAGTTCGCAAGGCAGTTGAATACGTGCCTCTCTTAAGAGAATATGGTGAAGTGGTGGTGGATTTCCCCGTCCCGGTGTACAAAACATTCCCGTTCCCTGGTCACAGAACAATGGACAAGGTTATAGAGGATGAGAATAAATGAAACAGTCTGATGATATTGATTATTTTCGTAGAATGGGTGTCGAACCTAGTGCTTACGGGATTTTACGCTGGATCGATAACAATAGTGAAACTGATAATCATAAATATGCTCGCAGAATGATAGAATCACTTATTCGATTATGTGGCGGTGATCCGCTATTGAATATCCCTTGTGATTGGGAAAGACCGTGAAACGTTGGTTTAACATAGCACTAGCCGCAGCAGTGCCCGTTGGGGCAATACTACTGTGGATGGCGTCATGACAGAACGCAATCGACACAGATCCTGTTTGTTAGTTCTATCCTCTTGGTATTTAGACTGAAGAAGAGTGCCCCAAATGCCGATGACAAGCGCCGAGTTTAAGCAGCTGAAAGATATTATGATGCGTGGGGCGTCTTCGGCCATGGACCCTAACGCTCAAGCCGAAGCATTGCAGTGCTTCAGGAGAGCGACATTGCTGATTGCGAACCACGGGCACACCTGGGCTCAGGCTCTGGACAAAGTGATTCGTGTGGTAGATCCTGTGATGGCGCTGGATGACAGCAACAAACCACCAAGACGAATCCAGATAGAAGAAGACGAAGAGTGGGAACAGTTATTTGATGACGCAGTACGTGGTGCGTCTGGCACGTTTCTAGACAGAATCAACGATATTTACGATAAATGGAAAGAGTATGGACGAATGACCGAACGCCAGAAAGAGGTCATTCGTAATGCTGCAAACCGTTGGGCTGATCGTCACGAGGGAGGAAGGGTAAAGTGACAAACACATATTGAAAACGCTAGCTCCGTATTGGGACGCAGTGGAACGGGATTGAGAAGAAGCAAATCATGACCAAGATTGAGCAAATATATCGTGCGTTTTTGGCTTCAGGACGACCGGGCGCGTTTACTGTAACTGCTATTGCATCGGCGATAGCTACGAAACACATGCTGTCTTCAGAAACAGTTTATAGTGTAGAAGAAGAGGTAATTGAACTCGAACGGTGCTATAATGAGATTTCAGAGTATGTAAAATGACTGAAGCAAGTCAAGTACGGGCGCGGCTAAGGAGACATCTCAGTCCATACCTACGCCTGATTGCGCTCAGCGAGGGTCACGCCATAACCGAGAAAGGTCTTCCTGACCACTATTGGCGCAGTCGACTGCACGACATGAGTGGCTGGATAGAATCCAAGTTGATACCAGCAAATGGGAATCCACCGACTCACTTCACATTAGACCAGCTAATGTGGGGTGAAGATGAAGTTGCAGCGGGAGGACAGTGGCATCTTTTTGGCTTGGTAATGAGTAAACCAGCACGGTGGGTGCTCTACGACGCGCCTGGGGCGCGACTGTGGTTCGACCATGTGTCCAACGATCCACTGATCGCAATAAGTGGGAGGTTCCCCACCAAAGAGATTCTTTCATGCATAACCGGACGGCGGCCGTATTGCCTATGACTATAGAACAGTTTACTGACCGCGACCTGGAAAAGTTGACACAAGCAGAAAAGCTGTGGATTTGGCGTCACAGGCAGCTTTCACAGTTGAGTCGTAGAAAGCCCACCCGTCAATCGACTGTGCTACGTGATGGGCGTCGCATGACCCGTGCTGAGGCTGCTGAGATTTTGGGCTTAACCGAAACTGTGTACGCACAGTTGGAAATAGGGGATGCATTGCTGTCGTCAGAAGAACGAGCGGCGGTACGCGCTAGGTTGGTGGCGATGGGCCCACCTACCGCAGGAGAGCTTTGCACAATTGCCAGGCGGCGCTCAGGTGGTGGCCTGCGCGCTGTCGAAGGTGTGCTCGGTGTGAGCAGGCCTAAAATGATGGAGATGGAACGATGTGGAGCTGCGCCTTTGATACGGTATTGGGAAACGCATGGCTACACTTTTCCAAGTGGTTAACGACGCGTAAAACTTGCCGAGAGGGTCGTGCTCTTATCGCATATGTGCGCCAAGTACGTCTACAGCTGGCCGATAAATCAACACCGACGTGGCGTGAGCGTCTGCGGCGCGGCCATGCCATTGGACGATATGCGGCGGTAATTGTCCGCGGACCACCGTATCCTCGCATGCCAGGAGAGGCACCCAATGACCGTCGTTAAGATCGCGCTCATCATCTTGGCTTCCCTCGTGGTGCTGGGGGCAGCCGAAGCGCCTCAAAAAAATTTTGATCGAGGGCGATTTTTCCGTTTACTTTCCCTGAAACATGAGGTATGCTCATTCTTGTCGCCTCATCCGTGCACAGAAAGCCAAAGGCGTCGATCGCCTGGTTACGAAGATTGAATCGTATCGTGACCGTGAAGTTGCCCGGTTCACGGCAAAGGGGGAAGAGACTGCGGCCGAGGCCGTCGCCGACCGCGTGGAGTGCGTGCTGGTGTGCGTGAGAGCGCTTCCAGAGACAGATCGTACCGTGCCGGCGCTGGAGCGCCGCATTCCTACGTTGTTCGAGGACAAGGGCAATGGTGTATTGACGTTGGCAACGGTCCACAAGAGCAAAGGGTTAGAATGGCCCACAGTGGGGATACTCAGGCCAGACTTAATGCCATCGCGTGCGGCGCGACAGGACTGGGAGCACGAGCAGGAGGTCAACCTGAAATCTTAGATGGTAAGCAACGAATTCAGACGTTGAAGGACTTCACTCAAAGTCGCTTTCCGTATCGTCCGGAGAATGATGATCCTGTATATTGGCACCAACTCAATCGTCGCGATCGTAGTTTTTTCGAGCGTCGTACTATTCAGTTTTCAGAACTCGACGGCGAAAACCTTTCGCGGACCGATTTGTTGGAGATTTTCCTCGACGTGAATGCTGGTGGAGTGCCGCAGAGCGAAGAGCATTTAACTAAAGTTCGCCAAATGCTAAAGGAGGAAAAAGCGAAATGAAGCGTTGGTTCAGTATCGCGCTCGCTGCAGCAATTCCTTTTGGAGCAATACTATTATGGATGTGATGAATATAGCTGATATTTGGAAGTATCCTCTCCGTAAAGGAGCTACTGATCATCCACGAAATGGTGCATGTCTGTTCGACGCTGGCATGTGGTTGGTCTACGGTCGTATCGGCGACAATCCACCGTGCTCATGCCCTGTAATACGCAGTTATGCAATCAGCTTGAATGATACGATGCCGGATTCTATTCGTCACCTCTTAAAGCCTTATATCCTGCGCGTCGTGGGGAATCGTGATCCTGCAGCAGAAGCGGCACGTTTGCATACTATAGTGCTCGAAACAGCACGATGCGTTGTTTCGCTAGCATCTAGATTACCTGAGTTCGATAGTTTGCGTGGATTACATGATAACGCAGACTACTCACAAATTGCTGCAGCAGCTCGTGCTGCTTGTACTGCTTCTTATGCTGCTGCTGCTGATGCTGCTCGTGCTGCTTGTGCTGCTGCTTGTGCTGCTGCTGATGCTGCTGCGCGTGCTGCTCGTGCTGCTCGTGCTGCTGATCGTGCTGTTGATGCTGCTGCTTATGCTGCTGATGCTGTTAATGCTGCTGCTGATGCTGCTGCTGCTTATGCTGCTGATGCTGCTGATGCTGTTGATGCTGCTGCTGATGCTGTTGCTGATGCTGTTGCTGCTGTTGATGCTGTTGCTTGTGCTGTTGATACTGCTGATCGTGCTGCTGTGTGGGAAGCTGCGGTTTCAGTACTCGATAAAGCACTACTTATTGGTCGACAGTCGCCAGAATTTGACGAGGGGAATGTATACAATGCGGTGCATCAGTTTGAGTTGGCACAGATGGGGGTTTAATGTAAGATGAAAAACAAGGTTGTTCATCGTTCTGAAATGGCGACGCGTCGTCAACGACAATTGAGTAGGGTTGGGTCTCCCGTTTTAAACGATTCTAATATCAAATACTCCGGCGCGTGGCTGCGCGCAGTGCGTGCTCGATCTGGAGTTGGGCGACCAGCCCTTTAGACGAAATTATGCGTGAGTTTTAAACTGGAATAAAACCATCATGTCACGTTACAGACCCAGCCCTAAAATACCAGAAGATGGTTGCAATCACGGAGTACCATGGACACAAGAATGTCCAGAATGTTGTGGATTATATGACGATGTAGAAGAGTGGTTTTTGCCATGTCCAGAATGTGGTCGTCAAATGCACGAGTGTGATTGTCCACCACTAGGTAGATAAATGGATTTTCTCTTTCTCGTTTTTGCCGTCGCATTTGGTGTTGCACTGGCACCTGCTTTCAGATCGTTTGTCTACGTGACTGCTATCTTACTACTCGTTCTGTGGTTCATTGGGAGGTTTGCGTCGTGAAGACCATCGGTTTATGCATGATAGTGCGCGATGAGGCAGAGATGATCACTCGCTGCCTCGAATCGTGCCTTCCCATCATCGACTACGTGCTGGTGTGTGACACGGGATCTACCGACGGCACGCAGGATATAGTACACCAGTGGGTACCACGTTGTCGGTGGCAAGGTTCAGTACGCCAACACTCTTGGCTGGACTTCGGCACCAACAGATCAATGGCGCTCGCCGCATTGCGTGAACAACCTGACATCGACTATGCTCTTGTGCTGGACGCAGACGATCAGCTTGTCTTTGACCAAGACTTTGATCCAATCGCATTTAAGGAATCGCTCGAAGCTGACATGTACGACGTTGAAGTCGAGCACGGATCGATGCGCCACTGGCGGCCACACCTGCTCAGTAACCACAAGGAGTTCTGCTACCGTGGTGTCATACACGAGTTCGTCGAGGGGCCACCCATTCACACGCGAGCCACAGCACGTGGTTTCCGCTTGCGGGCGGGCACCGAAGGTGTGCGATCTCGTAACCCATCAAAATACCTAGACGACGCTAACTTACTCACGAGGACCCTGGGAAAAGAAACTAACCAGATGATGCGACAGCGCTATATGTTTTATCTAGCGCAGAGTCTCAAAGATGGAGGTATGCCGCGCCGCGCTCTCTCGTGCTATCTTGAGCGTGCCGCCATGGGGGGTTGGGAAGGCGAAGTGTACATCAGCCTATGGCGCGCTGCGCAGCTGATGGAGAGCTTAGAGGGCTGGGATAAAGACGTAACCGGAACGTACATGCGCGCATTTGAGGCGGACCCCACCCGCGCCGAAGCACTTAACTCGTTTGTCAACTGGTGCCACCGCACCGGACGACACCACCAGGGATACATGGTGGGAAAGCACGGGATCACACTAACCGAGCCCACAACGGCAAAGCTGTTTGCGGAGCCAGATGTGTATAAATGGTCGATGCTCGACAACTTTGCTGTAGCGGCATATTGGTCCGAGCATTATCGCGAATCGCTGGAAGCTGCCGAGCGTGCGTTGCTACCGGCCCCTAAGGAACATCGTCAGCGCATTGCAGATAACGTTAGATTTGCTAAGGATAGGTTGGATGATGATAATATTTCTGGTATCGTATCTTCACTTGTTAGCAACTCTACTGATGGCCATGATATCGCGAACACGTTGGGCGAAGATGACGTGGCTGTCAACGATAGTGATGGCGTTGATATTTTACGCGAAGTTGACTTCACTGTTGTAGCCATAGAAATCCCTGGCTATGTCCATTCCGGAGCCTACGCTGAGCTGGCTGAGACCGTGCTGTATGGCCTGCGGGCACTCAACTACACAGTAGAACTGCGGCACGATCAAGACTGGAGCACCATGGGTGGCCAGTTAATTTTGCTGGGAGCCCACCTGACGACCAAGTGGCCTCCAAATGCCATCATATACAACACAGAGCACGCATCGTATTCCGACGAAGAATACTTTGAACTATTAAAATCATTCGATGGGAAAATTTGGGATTACAGCGAGAGCAACGCTCGACAACTCTCCGTACAGGTTGGCCGACATGTTCATTATGTGCCGGTTGGCTACGTGCCTGAACTCACGCGGATAGAACCGAGTGATGAAGAAGATATTGATGTGCTGTTTTATGGAGCACTGAACGAACGTCGCCAAAAGATATTGGATAAACTACGCGGTGAAGGTCTAAATGTTCAGCATTTGTTTGGCGTTTATGGCGCTGAGCGTGACGCGTTTATTGCACGGGCCAAGGTCGTGTTGTGCATGCATTACTATCTACCTGGCGCATTCGAGTCTGCGCGGGTGAGTTACCTGCTGGCCAACAAGAAGGTAGTAGTGTGCGAAGTCAACCCAGATGAAGCCATTGACTTTAGCTCCGTCAGGCTCTGGAGAACAAATTACGATTTTATAGTAAATAGATGCCGAATTTTAGTGAAAAATCACAACCTCAGAGAATCAATCAAAAGTGACACGTTTACCGATTTCAAAACATACTATGATGAGCCAACGATCTTGCAAACAGCACTGCGGCGCAAGGTCTGGGATTGTTTTCTCTATAATGGCGAGGAGGAAGTGCTTGCGATTCGTCTCAATGAGTTAAAAGACGAGGTTGATCACTTTGTGATAATCGAGGCAGACACAACATTTAGTGGCCTCAAAAAATCAGATAAACCATTAACTATCACTGGAGACTCTGTAGGGCTCGACAGAATAATCTACATTCAAGTCACCGACATGCCGCATCAGGGCGATCCATGGGCACGCGAGCGCCATCAGCGTAACGCCATCATGCAAGGTTTAACGGACGCTGCACCAGACGACTTGGTGATGATCTCAGACGTAGATGAGATCCCCAGAGCCAGCGTCGTGCGCGAGATGGCGGAAGATTTGCGCCACGAAGAGTTTGGATTGCGGCTGAAGTTCTACTACTTTATGCTGAATTACCGCGCGACTAAGGGATCTGAGGCTGACCGCGTGTGGAACTGTGCGGTGACCAAACGGCAGTTTAAGTACTCGACATCCGACCGTCTGCGCTATCATCTGCAGAATCTTGGCCGTCTGTCTGCTGAGAATCTTGATAAAAAGACGCGCATCATGGAAAATGCCGGATGGCACTTTAGCAACCTAACTGATGACGAGGGGGTGAGGCGTAAGATACAATCTTTCAGTCATCAGGAGTACAATACTCCTGATGTGCTCGCCTCAGTAGACGTGGAAGGGATGATACAGCGAGGGGAAGACTTGTTTGGTCGCGGGGGATACGGGTGGCAGCTTGAGCTGCCCGATGACCTGCCCGCGTGGGTGAGCTCGCAGAAGGAGTTTATGATGCGGTGGACGCGATGATTTGGAAGCCTATATCAACCGCACCAAAATCCAAAATCTGGCAGTGGAGATACGTATTAGTGCGGGGTCCGTCCCATATGACGGGCGTGCGTTATTTTGTGGTATCCGCTTACTACGATGGTCGTTGGAGAATGATCGATGGCAGTGTGCTATCGGACTTTGGATGGGAGCCTACAGAATGGACAGAGATTCCCGAATGAATAAGTGCCTGTACACTGATGGACAGAATGACAATGCTGGTCCGTGCTGTGGAGAGTTAATACTTTACTATGAATTCTCTACAAACGACGGAGACGAAATATCAGTTTGCCTGTGTAATTCGCACTACGATTATTACTTCAAGACACACCACGCATAATCTAACAGTGGGTTCTTCTCATGAATGATGCTTTTTTCTACGACCTTCGTGAAGCACGCGCCGCGTCGGCTTGGAAGCCAATATCTACCGCACCCAAATCTGGAATTGGTAAACGAGTATATATACTAGTGCGAGGCCCATCAGGTATGCAAGATACGCGTCATTTCGTAGTGTCTGCCTATCACGACTCCCATTACCGGCCACTTGATCCATGGCGCATGATTGATAACAGTGCGCTATCGGATTTTGGATGGGAGCCCACAGAATGGATGGAGATACCTAAATGACTAATGATGTAAACCAATACTGCGAAGCTGTGGAAGCCGCGCGTGGTTACATCCTTGATCGTGTTGGATGGCAAGATACCATCATCTCAATTTTGATTTCTGGCTTGGCTGGTGCGTCGATCTTCGTGTCTATAGAGGGGCTACTTATACGATGGCTAGAATAACTGATTCAAAAATCCGCTGCCTCACTAAAGAGGAATTGCGTGCGCAGCGTCGCTCTTGGGTGGCGGCCGAATCCGGCTTCGGCAGTGATGCGGATGAGGCCGCTTATCGCGCAGCCTATGAGCGCGGTGACACGACCGAGATGGCTAGATTGGACGCCGAAGCGGAGAAACGTAAACAGCGCGCGATTAAGTGCATGGGAAAGTAGTCCAAATGCAATGGAGAATAGTGGTAGAGTTCACTATTAATCAAAAAGAGTTTGATGAGCTGGGAACTCTTGATGATGAAGCGAACAATATTAAAGATTGCTGGCTTGACGCAATAGGTTTTCCTGATAACGTCGATATTATAGCTAAAGGTATTTCTATCGAATATTTAGATGAAAAAGGATAATAAAATATGCCACAGCCTGAAAAAGTAACACCTCGACACGAAGAACCAAGTTTACTGATGAGTCTGTACGATGAAACATATCAGCCGTCGAATTGGTTGCTTGATCTCGCAGCCGCTGTTGTCTCGCGCGTTGTAACAATGACGCAGATGCCAAATATTGCGCATCCCATTCTATCCAACCGGATCGGACCAGGACCCAAGTGGTACAATTACCCTGGGGAGCACTACCACTTACTGAACGCACTATGCAGCGTGCTCCGTCCAATAGTTGTGTGGGAGTTTGGCACGGGAACCGGCATGAGCGCTGTGGCAATGTTGGAAGGGTGGTGCGCCAGTCACATCTACACTTTTGATATCAAGCCTGACAAATTATCTTGGATCGATAACGGCGATACTCAAATAAATCGATATTTTGGTGATATGGCACACCCAGATATATTTAGGGGAATGTATGGAATGGTGATGTCAGATCAAATAGTGCCAGCGGACTTAATCTTCGTCGATGGGCCTAAAGACGGTTACACCGAAACCAAATTTATTGAGACGCTCGATGCGACTAAGTTCCTTAGCCCACCGATCGTTGTGTTTGACGACATTCGCCTGATGCCGATGGTGCACGTCTGGCGGTCTATCAAGCACCCAAAAATGGACCTGACAAGCTTTGGGCACTGGAGCGGCACTGGCATAGTAGAGTGGGTGTAGGATAAATCAATGATAGAAACGTAAAAATATGAAACTACAGGTTTTAGTGAAAACAGGGCGGTTTTGCTTTGCGCGGAGAGGCCAGAAGGCCACGCAGACCTAGGAGGCAGTTTTGAATGATCCCAAGAGAGCCACTTTCAACGCTATCTTAGCTCAGCATCAGGCGCTAAGTGGTGTACGTCTCGGTCAAAATGAATGTAAAATTTATCCCAGAACCCCGCTTTATCAGAGGTTTGATCTTTCCACTATAAAAACAACTTTAGATGTTTCAGAGACAAATGGGAAAATACAAACCGAAATACAAACCGAAATACAAATCGAATGTATACAACAAGTGTTGCTTGGGATTCTAGCAGCAATAGGCGGGGCCGTACTGGCGTTAATTTCTTTTTCTGGCTGATGGCGGTGTCCATGAACGCGCAGAAACGTAAAAATATGAAACTACAGGTTTTAGTGAAAACGGGGCGGCTTGCTCTGCGCGAAGATGGTGGTCTGTGGAACGCATACTGGGCTCCACTGGAGGACTCAATGGAAGGGGCGATATGGTTAGCCTCAATCGGCATAAGATTTGTGGAACGCAGTGATAAACGTAAAAAAGAATTTATGGCTTTATGTCAAGAACTCTTTGGAGATATATGCGAAGAAGTAATAGGGTTTAGGCCAGACCCTAACTGGCCAGTATTAGCGTAGAATTAGAACATTGAATGCGCGGACGCAGCCTAAGGATAAAACATGGCGAAAACGATGAAATCACCGTTCGCGCACGATCACCCAACCTCCGCTGCGAGGGCAAGGATAGATAACCAGCTGGCCAACATTGATCTCGCTGATTTTATGGCATTGAAGGCAGAGCTGAAAGATCGTGGCTACACTGTTTTCCCCACCTCACGCGTTGAGGACCACCCCGACCATTGGTTAATTCGTAAGACTGACTTTGAAAGGGGAATTAAGCACAGGTCTAAGAAATGATTCTTGATGAGGACTTGGAAGCGCAGATACGCAATCGGCACAAGGATATGCCAGATGGAGCAAAGAACGCTTGGGTCACCTTTCTATTGCGGAAACTTGATGAAGTGCGCACTGCCGCGAGTTTAGGAGCAGGGGATGGATATCCTTGTTATTACTGCGGTGAACCATGCAGCAATTTAGCAGGAAATCCAGGGCAATGGCCGATACCATTGAGCCATGCAGATGATCCAGGCAAAATCAAATGGCACCATACTGGGTGCGTATCTAGACGACTGGATCAAACATATAATCGCACTAGAGGAGTTACTGTAGATGTGCAAAAAATGTATATCACTTGTGGCGTCTGCCGCTGCATTAATGCTCACGTCGCACGCAGCGGAATCAGCCACTGCAATCTATTTCGGGCTGCCCGACGCTGCTTCACGTGGGTGCGCCACCTTTTACAGCAGTGATGGAAACACATGGCATGGTGTGTCGAAGAAAGACACACGAGTTACTGCTGACTGGGCGAAAACCCAAAAAGATCATCCGAATTGGACGGAACACTGCATTGATGACCTAACGAATGTCGGGAAGCAAATGAAAAGCTCCGAAGGTCAGGCAGGTTTTTGCTTCCAATTGCTCGAAATGGTCTATGAATGGGGGCATTGCATAATCGTTTCAAAGATGAACGATCCGGCACCCGCATCAGCCGCAACAGCGCAGGCCACCACCCCTGCTGCTGGGGTAAATTTTCACGGAAACACGGTGGTCCACACTCCGCTTCCCTGGAACCCGTATGCATCCTATGGCTTCTGGGTGTCGTGGTGGGAAGCCCCAGCTGCGCCGAACCCAAATAACATAAGCACCGTTCTTTGGATAAAGAACGGAAGCCAACTGGTCGGTCTCAACGAGCTGATACCAAACATCAGAGGCTATGTGATAGAGCAGGAAAACCACACACTCAAATCTGCAGACATCCTGGTGGCAATCAGTGGACCACTGCTCCCTAGCGGCACCGGAGCGACGTACACGCTTTATGCAACTACGCAAACTGCGCCGATCCCACGGAACAACATATGGCACATGAATGCAGTGTCGATAAACACTGCCACCGGCACCGGAGCTTTCGCTATGGTCCAAGCTGGCGGGACAAACGTAGAGTTTGCTCCGTTGACTATTCAACTCCCAGATGGCGGATTCATCCCCAATTGGGACATCACCACAGACTGGTACAACGGTGGTGATGATGGGTACTACGATTCAGGGCACCAAAACTGGTTTCCGGGAGCGATGGCAGAATTTTATGTCAACATCGATCCAACTATGCAACTAAGCCCAACAGCCGTAGATGGCCACTTCGCAACGAAGTCTGGGCAGGCTATTGGACTGAGTCATTCTGTTACCGCTCACGACTGCGCCAATCCAACCGGGAAATACCCCACTCTTTGCTACACTGGCGACCCAAACTTTTGGCTGCACGGCCCAGCGTTCACTTTCCTGGCCACCGAGCCAGCTGGCTCACTACGGCCTATCTCAAATGATCCGTGTGAGCCGGGTTATTCTACCACAGATGGATGTCGTCATTAAATGCTGAGTAACATGAACGACCTGGCGGAAGCCTTGCAGGCACATCGCGAATCCGAACCGTATCCCGTGTTCGACATTGAGCGCCTGGTGTGGCCCATTATAATGGGCCTCGCACTCTGTGGCCTGATCCTCGTCCCACTCAGTTTTCTGGTGTGAAAATGATAGTTGAAATTCCTGGTTTTCCATTCTACGGGCAATTGGAAAAAACGAAGCACGGTACATTCGTGTTGTTGTGCCGATGGGATAGACCATCCAATCAGCGTAATGTGATGTGTGAAACTGTGAAGGCACCCATAGGTATCGTAGCAGAACACTTGCGCCAAATTTTGATGGAAGGGCACCAAAATGACCAAGACATATTACACCGCCCGCAGTAAAGAGGCGATCATCTTAGCTGCCCGCGCCGATCGAGCAGCAGTGCTAAAAGATAACGAGATGAGTGAGGAGGAGCTGACCGCACTTGAGAGGGATTATAATGCCCACGGAAGCTCTGGTCTACGTGCTACTGCGGTCCAGCAAGTCAGGAGGAATACGATGATTGTTAAACTGCAGTGCAACGCCATAGTGTGGCGTCGCGATTCAGAGTTGCGATACACCGGTCGAGGTCGTGGAGGTTTTGAACGCGAATTGAAGCGTGACCGCTGTAAGCGAACGGTTAAAACCAACAACCTATGCGCCAAACACGCGAAGATGCGTGACGAGGGACGTCACGTGGGATGGTATGAGAAAGACTGAATGATGAATGCGGGCATGGTTTCGGACGATGCACGCACAATCGCTCGGGCCTTGTTGGAATATATCGGAGCGCCCCCAGGAGCTGTGAACGTGCTAGTTCGAGGAGAAACCCGTCCTCACCTAATCGTTAGACTCGCTCCCGGCCTCCGTATCCCGCAAAATCGCCTACCGGAGTATTTCCGGGGAGTACGCGTGAAATACGAGCGGAGGCATATTGTGCGGCCGCGCTAGTAGAGGAGTCATAATATGCGACCATACTGTACTAAATGTGGCATTGATCCGGACGCGCAACACGATCTGGAACAGCGCTGTGATCAGCTTGAAAAGATCCTGCGAGCCATTCTGGCCGCTGACGCGCGCGGCCAGGGTTTACCCTTTGCTGAAGCTATGAGAGCTGCAAATGAAGCTATCTACGGACGACCAGACCCTTCATTGGGGCGGAACCGATAGAATTTTCTGCACTCCACGCGCAGCCTGTAACAACCCAGCCACCCCACAGATGGCAAGTTGATATGACGTCGGCCACGTATTGCCTCCAATTGCCATGAACGCGCCACCGGCAGTGATTACGAAATCACTGAGCGCTGAAATTCCAACTGAAACCCACTTATTCATGCATTCCACCACAAGTTAAGACCGAGCACTGTGCCATTGAAGCGATTCATATCGCAGGGTGACTCCACTCCGTCAGCAGAACCTTCGTCGGTATACTGCCAAAAAGTCCAGTCCATCCACCCAGGTGGGCAGATGGGATCGGTTCCATACTTTGGAAGCCACAATGGGCATCGCATTAGCACACTGTTTGGTAATCCTGCCCCGTTACCGGTGGGACCATAACGACTTATGTAAACCAGAGGCAAGCGACCAGTGGCAGATTGTAGCAGCACTGCGATTTCAGCAGCCTGCGCTATAGAAACAGTTTCACCCATGCCGTTATTCTCAACGTCAATCGCTAAAACTTTTGTGACCTTCCCTGCAACCGCCATAAAATGTGTAACTTGTGCAGCAGGAGATGTTGCATCACAGAAATGGTACGCCCCGACCAAAAGTCCGGCCTGCGTTGCAGCCAGAACACGAGCTGTAAACGTCGGATCAACCCACGTTGATCCTTGCGTCGCCTTTAGAAACACTGCCAAACCACCAGACTTCACATAAGCTTGCAAATTAACGGAACTCTGCCAGTGGCTGAGGTCTATTATTCCCTCGATCATATGTTAGCTCCGCTAAAAGGTTTGGGGGACCGAAGTCCCCCACTCCCGCTCCTAGTGATCTTACGGCCCGACAGGTCGCGTCGTGATACCAGTCGTGACAAAGTGCACGTTGGCTGCTTCCGAATCACTCACGAAGTTGCAGTCGAGACTGGCCTTCAAATCAGCGTTGGCCATGTCCTCGAAATTGATCGTGAATCCCGGGTCAAGGTTCGTCCCGTCCGACGGCGTCGGTGTTACATCTACCGACATACCATCCGCGCCCATAGCCACGGTTGCAGCGGTTGAAGGATTCCCGCTCGCATCATCCACAACTGTAAGGGTAATGGTGCCTCCCACCGGGGCAGCAACCTTTACTCCTACGAGATTGTCAAACTCCAGCGGAATGTTCGAGATCACGTCATTCATCAACGCGGTGGGCATCTTTACTGGTTCTCCTGTTATGATATCACGGTGGGTTATGACGACGAACCGGACACGAGCCGGTGTCGCGTCATAGTTTGCCCAAGCAAGGATTTGATTGAGCAAATTCACATCAATGGTAAAGCCACTTGCGATCTGTGCAGATTGTTGGTCGAGCGCCGTAGCTAGCGCCGCAAGTGCTGCAAGGACCTTAGTTTCGAACGTCGCCTCAGTGGCCTGGTTAACGAGAATTTTCTGCGCGTCCGCAAATATCGCATCCAGTTCCGGGCCGAAATTCAAGAACGTAGTGGTCATTCGTTGCCTCGCTATTTCGGACCGTTTGACCCGCCGCGAACGGCCAAAGCTACCTCATTGATACGATTATTCATCTGTCGAAGCGCGTCGTTAATGTTCTGTTGATCACTGCGCATAGTATCGCGCACCTCTCTGTCGTAACGATCCTCTCGATCTTTCCACACTTCTTCAGATTGTATAAAAGCGTCCAGTTTTCGCCGTAACTCTTCAGCATCCTTTCTATTTTCTACAATGGTTGAGTTTAGTGATGTCCACACTCCAACAGTGCTGCCAAGCAGCCCCATTGCGGTTACCACCATTATGACTAAATGCCCACCATTGAATAACTGTAGACATTTGTCGCGGACATAGCTCACCATTGATGAGACCACGCGGTAATTGCAATGTGCACTTTAGTTAAAATAAACAAAACAGACAAAACAGAAAGCACTAATGTTGGCATCGACCAAAACAGAAACAACCACAATAACCCTGAACCCAGCGCACCAATAAAACGTAGTGGATGTGCACAAGAATTGTCGTAAGCATAAAATAATAATCCTATGATAGTCATACCAGTAGTGGCAATAAGCCAACCACCGACCAGGCGCGCGTGCGAAAGACTGACAACTCGCAACGCTACTGGACCGAGCGTCAAAAACCCAACGCTAAACACAAGTTCCTGTGCAGCAAGGAACACCTCTAATTCAATTTCGCGTAACGGCCTCAGCATTTAGGACCTTGAGTCTGTCTGATGGAAGAATGACCAAATCTTGTCAGAATGGTTCCACGCCCAACCTGCTGCTGCTGCACCGCCATAAAGAGCGGACTTCCATACGAACCGTCCGACTTTTCCAAGAGTTGCCCATCTAACTCTGTCAGTCAAAATAGACTCACGGAGCAAGCAAACCTCATTGCGCAACTGTTCATTAACGCTATTCTGATCTTCTGCGTTCTCTTCGAGCAATCGAATGGCTGTTTCATGTCGTCGCAGTGCATCAATCGGTCGCTCGGGCAACGCGCGAAAATCTTCTCTTGGCATTGAAAGTCCATTCCATTAGGTCCACTGCAACCAGCGGCTCGCGCACTTCGTGGCGAGCTATGAGAACAGACATTAACGCTCCTACGAGGGACTCGGCCCGGTGGTCACGCTGGCCGAGCCACAAGATCACGGCCGATTGTCGCTCGCACTCGCGGGTCGCTGAATTGCCAGACCCACCGGCTATAGAGGAAATGCATAAATCCGAGGGCCATTGGCACGCAGACGATGGCCGGTATTGTCCGAATCAGCCGTTCATTGGGGGTCGGTACGAGCCACACAAACCCGATCATCCCAGCCGCGAGCACGACGATGGGGAACCACCAGCCTCGCACCCGCGCAGAGAGACCAATGTCCACGATCCAGTGGTTGGCCGACAGCATGCCGGACAGGACCAGCGGCCCGAGCCACCAGATATCCTGATCAAGTCCCGGTATCCACCAAAACCCAAGCACGTTAATGCCGCTCACCACGAAGTAGATAACGAGGAACCCGATAAGGCAAAACCACTTCAAAGCGCAACGATTGCGTAAACGCAAAAAGCCAACAACAGAACCGCTATAACTTCCATGTGAGCTACTGGATCGGGCTCGATTAACCTGCAACAAAAGCGATGCCACGCCATAATTTTGCATCCCAAAGTGGTATAGGTTCCACGCCGAATAGACCCATACCAAGAGCGGAAGCGGATTGCGCCACCCAGTGATCCGAATGTAGGCCCCCAGCCCTGGTTGGAAGGATGTCCACCCCGCTTGTGTGGCGATGCCGATCAAAACGGCCACGCCCGCGATCAGCCCCGGTAGCAGTAGGAATTTGGCCGGCTGAGGGTAGATTACCTGCCTACGGAACTCCCGATGTGTCCACGCGAGGATGATCGGCGAGAGCGAATGGCCCGTATCCAGCAGGACGAAAAGGGCGAAGATCCACAACCGCACCGCGGGGGGGAGAAAGATGAGCGCCAATCCAATCGGCGCGCCGCTAAGCAACCACAGCCATGCAACATAGCGCCGCGTCATGCTAGGGGTGAATTTGATTGGTACACTCAGGAAGGATCGTAAATCCCGCCGCGCGTGCCAGAGGCGGAAGGGTTGGATAAGTACACGTTACAACAGACTTCTGCTGAGTGGGGAGGGGAGTGCTAGTGTGGGAAAGGTCTTGGAGTAATAGATCTGCATATTCGGGCGGAGTTATATTCTCCCACCCAAGGAAATACGCTCCCCACATCACACCGTCCAAGAGCACTATACTGCTGATCCACACCAGGATCAGCTTGCAGAACCGTAAACCAGACAATGGTTCATTTCTCGTCATGCCCATTACTGCGTTATGAAAAACCATATCCAGAACACCATGATACTCGCATAGAGCTTAATCGACAAATGGATAATTTCTCATGGCGGGCTCGATGGGGGAGAACTGACGGAACACGAATTCGTTGTCGTGATTAGAGTGTTTGGAGTGGAATTCCATCCAGCACATGACCACACTCGCAGCCAGGCGACCCAGATGGTGGCGGTCGCTGTCACAGGGCCATCAGCCCCATAATGCCCCGTCCCCGGCCCAGCTATGATCGCGTTGCCCTCTTGAGTAAAAGACCCTGCACTGACCGTGGACACGCCAACGGTGCAACTGCTTTTCACTGATGTTGTGTCAAAATACCAGCACGCGGACAGCAAATTGCTGCGGTTTGACGCGATCAAAGTGCTGTACGTGTGATAATTAGTGTCCGTCACACACGGTGGGCTCGGCCAACCACTAACTCCAGCTATTCCATTTCCATTTTGGGAGTCAGCCCAGTTGTGAATAGCGACAATATAATTTACGCATCCTTGATTACCATGGGTGCCGAAGGACTCGATGAAGTCTATCTCTAGCGCCGGATTCCCGGTTTCATTAAAGTTCCGCCATCCAGCGAACACATCGATGTCGGTGCCGACTCCGGTGCCAGCGAAATTGGTTGATGGCCGGGCTAGAGAGACTTCGTAATAAGCATTGGTAGTCGGGAATACCTCGGCGCATTTCCCCGAAGGGCATCCTTGCTGCATGGTATCAATGAGTGGAATTACCGCTCCGTCGGCGGGAGTGATTTGTAGCCGCAAAGCAGGCTTGTTGACAGACGGATCGGTCATGACGAGGATGCCGGAACAGAGATTTGCTGTCTGACTGGTGTCTGCAATCCATTGAATTGCGCTGCCTGATGCACCTGCACAATTAAGCCATAGCGCGCGGTTTGACCAGTCTATGGACTGTGCCACCCCTTTTTGCGTGACATTATTTGTGCTACCTTGCGGCGTTGACCAATCGACGCAATAAGCAAGGGTCGTGAACCCGACCGCGTTGGCAGGGCGGGGGACCGTGGGGTTGTCACACACACCACCTGTTGATACTGACTGTCCAGTTAGACCGATCATTTGTGTGAATGGGCTATTCGTCACCTTAGCTTGCGCATCGGTATCCACCACGCAAAGCGTCCCAGAACCGACGCCACTATTCCCGTCATAGGAGACTACACCGGAACTGCTATTGATCGTTATGTGCCCGGCGTAGTTAGTGCAGCCCGCTGTAGTCGCAAGCGAGAAGGTGGGAATTGGAGTGCCTGTACTTACATTCACGGTCGCGGTACCGATTGTGCTCGCGGTACCGATTGTGAATGACGTACCTAACATCAGTATATTGATAATATGCGGTAATAACGATGCTCCACCAACGAGCATGCCCCCACCGCCTTGGAGTGCCAATGTAGTGATGGCAGTGCCGCAAATAAATAAAACACCACATAGCGCGACACACTTACGCAACACTCTTATGCCAATCCGCATCACTTAAAGCTCGCTTGTCCAGCAGCGACTGAAGAGCTGCCAGTCCACGTCCAAGTTGGATTTCGTGTCGTGGCGGCAGTCTGAAGCTGATACGCAAATGAGGAGCCAACATTTTGTCCACTGACTCCATTTGCATTTGGTCCCAAAGTGAATGAAGAGTCTATGGTTGGAGTGCCTATCTGCCCCGCCAAACAAGCCACCAGTAGTTCATTCGCCTGCGTTGGAGTAATAGAGCCCGATGCTATTGAAGTTGCGGAAGATGATGTACCAGGAGTGGAAACTTGGTCTAGCGGGTTTACGATAGAACCAGAAAACCCCATAACGGTTATAGAGGGATAATTCGTGTTTGGAGAACTAGCGCTAAATGTCATTGAGTTTGAAACGTTCGTAGTCTGAGCATAGAACATTCGCCCCCTAGAGTTGCCTCCAATCCCGCTATAGACCTGAGAGTAAGTGTTGCCTAAATTATCAGAGACTACACTAATTCCAGTATTACCGTTATAATATGACGAGCATATGACGATAAGATTTGCACCAGCCATATTTGTGGAGCTAGTGGTGCACGCAGCACCAGCCACGGCGGCACAAGAAGTTGAACTTATAACTTGGAGACCGCTTGGCGAGATGTTATATTGGGGAACCCAACAATCCCATTCTACCGACGCCGACGTCGTACCAACCACATCGCAACCAAATTCGTCGATTTGGTTGACTATCTCTGGGCCTGGACAAGCTGGGTTTGGTGAGGCACCGCCAGTGCAAATGTTATAAGGGATAGCGTTTGTCCAATTAAATCCAGCGCCAAAACCCAAATTAGTAAACGGTGATCCTGAATTGTTGCCAGCGTTGATGCGAAAACGCACCGCCGCCCCGTTAGAGGCGGCTGAACAGCTAGGAAAATTTACTTGGTGATTACTACCAGTCAAGGTGAGATAGTAAATACCCGACCCCTGCGTGTTCGGGCACGGCAGGGTGATCGTTGCCCCGTCCGTGAGAACTATTGGCGCAGTGCCGAAGGACGGACCCTGAGCTTGTGCTGCTGAAATTATCGCGAAGAAGCACGCGAGCAACCACTTGATCACTGTCAAGCTCCGATGAAGTAGATGATGACTACGTTTATGGACGCGGTACCCCAGGCAGTAGAGTCAATAAAAAGCGTCTGGGTTGATGAGGCCGAAAACCAGTTTTTACCAAAAGACGTCAAGCCAGCCGTAATGGTGCCACTGGCGGGCACCGTGATGGGGAACATCACGTCAGTGGCGCCACTCGATGAGCCCAAGCCGACAGGAACGGAATTATGGCCAGTGGTCTCGCGAAACTCCGCCAAATACATAACGGCATTCGCCGGCAAAGAACCTATGGAGCTGTTCGACGTAATGTTGTTGGAGACGAGTAGAATAGACCCAGCGCCTGTAGCACCTGTAGATCCCGTCGAACCTGTAGATCCCGTCGAACCTGTAGATCCCGTCGAACCGGTGGCACCCGTTGGTCCAGTAGCACCGATGGAACCGGTCGGCCCAGTGATACCTGTTGGACCAACGAATCCAGTCGGTCCCGTAGGTCCGGTCGGTCCTGTTGGTCCTGCGCCCGTCGGTCCTGTTGGTCCTGCAACACCAACCCCAGTAGATCCAGTCGAGCCGGTTGAGCCCGTTGGACCGGTTGAGCCCGTTGGACCGGTAGCACCAGCAACACCGACACCTGTAGTGCCGGTCGCGCCTGTGGGTCCTGTTGGTCCAGTAGCACCCGTAGCACCAGTTGGTCCTGCTACAGTAGACGTAGCGCCGGTTACTCCTGTCGAACCTGTGCGACCCGTCGGACCTGTTGGACCCGTTGAACCAGTCGCGCCTGTTGCGCCAGTCGTTGGTGCCACACCAGCTGCGTAAAAAGTTGCTGGTGAAGCCGCATCCGTTGTAACGATGCAGACAAGATTGGCACCTATTGCGAGTGACGCTCCGGCCGTACCACCATTTATGTTGTCGCCGGCATCACCTAGTGCCAGAGTGACGCCACCGCTGGCCGGCGTCGTAAATATCGCGATGCCGCCTTGCTGGCTTAGGGTCGATCCTTTTACTAAAGTCAGGGTCTGACCGGGAGCGTTAACCGTGAATGTAAAACCATTCAACCATTCGCTGGAGTTAATTGTTTGGGTGGTGGCGGGAACGACAGTCCCTCCGCCCAATGGCCCAGTGCTGCCAGTCGGGCCAGTAGGACCGGGCACCGTGGAGGTAGCCCCAGTTGGCCCAGTAGGTCCCGTTGATCCAGTAGGTCCCGTTGATCCAGTAGGTCCCGTTGATCCAGTCGGACCAGTGCTGCCCGTGACACCTGTAGGTCCTGTAGGTCCTGTAGGTCCTGTAGGTCCGAGGATACCGCTGGTAGCGCCGGAAGGACCCGTGGGTCCCGTGGGGCCGATGATGCCGCTAGTCGCACCAGCCGGTCCAGTAGCACCAGTGCTCCCTGTATCCCCGGTCGGTCCGCTAGGTCCGCTAGGTCCTGTAGGCCCTGCTGTTGTTGGGCCAGTCGATCCTGTTGATCCAGTATTGCCGGTCGGACCTGTGCTTCCAGTCGGACCTGTGCTTCCAGTCGGACCTGTGCTTCCGGTAACGCTGACTCCTGTCGGTCCAGTCAATCCTGTGGGACCAGCAAAACCTGTAGGTCCTGTCGGCCCTGTAGATCCAGTGCGTCCTGTAGCCCCTGTGCCGCCTGTAGGCCCAACCGTACCGACGCCGGTGGTTCCTGTTGGACCTGTAGCGCCAACATCGCCTGTTGGACCAGTAGGGCCTATGATCCCGCTGGTAGCGCCAGCTGGCCCGGTTGGGCCTGTAGGGCCGATGATGCCGCTGGTAGCGCCAGCTGGCCCTGTTGGGCCAGTAGCACCGGTGTCGCCGAAACCTGTAGCCCCAGTAACCCCATTAATACCGGCCTGTCCAGTTGCGCCTGTGGGACCTGCCGCGCCAGCTGGCCCAGTGGGGCCAACAGCGCCGGGTGAACCAGCAGGACCAGGAAAGCCAGTTGCCCCAGTGGGACCAAAACCTGTTGGCCCTGTACCACCAGTCGGGCCGACTGGCCCTACAAATCCAGTTGCGCCAGTAGGACCAATGCTACCTGTATTTCCGGTAGGACCACTAGGTCCCGTCGCCGTAGAATCCGCGCCGGTTGGCCCACTAGGCCCAGTGGGACCAACAACTGATGAGGCAGCTCCCGTCGCTCCGGTAGCTCCGGTCGGGCCAAAAAATCCGGTGGTCCCTGCTGGACCAGTCGCACCGGTGTGGCCCGTTGGACCCAATATACCGCTGGTAGCTCCGGCTGGCCCGGTAGCTCCGGTAGCTCCGGTAGCTCCGGTCGGCCCTGCCCCGCTGGGGCCAACGGCTAGGGCAACGATTGCTGCAACTGTAGTTTGAACAGATTCTCCACCCTGAACCGTCTCTATTGGTTCAGGGCCGAGTAACGGACCTGCTAACGGGAGATCTGGGATGGTGTCGCCAGTGGCTCCGTTACTCATCTAAACACACCTCCGCCACCGGGAACTATCACGCCAGCTGTACTACCAGGAAGACCAGAAAGAGTACCTTGAGTGTTGATAACACCATTGGTGTCTAAAATGTATTGAGGGCCGATACACGGGCCAGAAAATAATACGTTAGCGCAGTTGACGGCTGCGCAATCATATACGTGGGCAAAGCCGTTAGAAAATACAGGAACACCAATGGAGTTTACAGTTATACCTGGTGCCGCAACTATCTGGGACGTAGGATGACACAACCAGTGAGAATCTCCAGACGTAAAGTTTATGTTGTAACTGCTGACGAACTGTATAGTAGAGCCAACAGATGAAAAAGCGTGAGTGCCACCAACAAATAGGTCACCAAACGAGACGCCATTGCCCACAGTAAGTGTCGACCCGGTTGAAGTAGCTATCGTGGAGTTGAGTGCGCCTGCCGGACCAGGGGACATATTCAACGTCCACGATCCCCCAGGACTCGACGCTATGCCAACATTGGCCCCATTTAGTAGAGCTATCCAACCTCCAACAGCGTTGATCACCACCGGACCAGTAGCATTGAGCAGCAATGGGTTGAGACTTGTGGAACCAAACAAACTACCAGAGAACGTCGTGGAGTCGTTGTATGTCCCACCAGCTAGATTGATGTGTACTGAAAACCCATTAATGTTGTAGCGCGTGGAAGCAATGTACAGAGCATGACTAATCGTCGCAAACGGAGTGGCTGAACTTAAACCATTATTTAGCGTATCTGATCCAAATGGTGGTGGCGCGACGAATAGATCAAGTGTTCCAGTCAGCACTATCAGACGGCCAAGGGCACCAGCAGGTATTGGCACCCAGGATGCTGCGGCAGCAGATCCCCCACTAACGCACACCCACAGAAAATCGTTTATATTGTCCCACAGCGTCGTGGGCGACCCGAAGGCAGACGCCGCAACCCCAGGCATAAGCCCATTGGGGTCGCCCGACGTCAGCTCTGTTTGCGTGAACGCGAGCGCTGCTCCGGCTGTAAACTGACAGCGAAAGTAGTCACCAGCGAGAAACGCCTGTGGAGTCGTGCCTTCCTGACCGCGTAGCATCGACGTCACGGTATCGCCAGAGATAGCAAGTATGTAGACTATCTCGCGCACGAGCCCGTTAGCGGCTGACGTTAAGGTCGCCGCGAAGTACTGACCGGGAAACGGGTTGGGGAACAGCGCACCGGTGCCTGCCTGAAGAAAGCAGGACGTGTCGGTTGGCGCGATGTTCAGCGCGAGCGTCGAGACAGCGTTGTTTGCTACGAGGAGTTGCATGCGTCAGCTCGCGTAGCTCGCGCTGGTTGGATATGCGTTAAACACTTGATTTACCTCGCATATTTTTCTCCAAAAATCCTCATTGACCCATCACTTTTTTGTTTACTTCTTTGATAGAAGGAGGTAAAATGCTTTTGTTAACCAGAGGAGATGACTCAAAATGTCCCCAACCCAAACTATCCTTCAGCTCCTGGCAGACGGTCACCTTCTCGCCGACCAAGTTGCTTCTGAGCCAAACGTCCAAAAGGCGGAGAGCCTCATTCGGGAGGCCAACGGCTACTTTCAAGCCGCTAATATCCTGCTCGGTGCCTTCGGCAATCTCCACAACGGCCTGATCGACAACCCGCAGTTCGTGGCCGCCCGGCGCTTCTGCCGGCGCTTCCCGGTATGAGTTAACCAGAGGAGATGACCCATGAGTCGCCCCCCAAGAGCACATATAACCACACACACCGCTTTCCTGCACACCGCCTTCGGCTACGACATGGCCGTTCGCCGATTTGGCCAGGAACTGGTAGACGCACTGCCACGTTATGTGCGCGGCAAACACACCGGCAAGACCAAGGCGTTTATGACCTGGAATAAGGTCGAGAGCGGAGGCTGGGCACGCAATGCCTATGGTGGTTATGTCGAGCGCCGTGTTGGCAAGAGCATCGACGTCGTCATTACAACCGTACCTGACTGGCGCACCGGCAAGGCCACCACGCTGATTGACGAGAACGCAAACTGCACCCCGGAGCAGCGGCTAGCAACAGTGCGCCAAGTTTTGGAGAGACTTGCTACCTCTTCTTCAGCATAGCGTCACGGTGCTTCACCATCCCAGCCGAGTCGCCCCTACTAGCAGCGTCGAGGTACGATGAGCAATCATCGTCCTTGTGCTCTGGCAGCTTGCCGCCAGGGTCGGCCTCAGAGAACTCTTTCCCGACCGACTTCGGGATACCAAGTGTCGAGTTGCCACTTGCAGCTGCTCGCATGGCGCGACGCTCGGCTTCGCTTACTGGTGGATCGGAACGGTTTAGTGGCATGAGGAAATCTCCATGACTGCAAAAGACACAATGCTATGGTCATACGAGGATGAGGATTACGAGATTGATCGCATTCTATTCAAGCAGTTCATATCGTTACGTTGAACTGAAGCTGGAATGGCGTCTCCAGGGACCCATTCGCAATGCCGGACTGGAGATCCATGTTGTTAGTAAATGGTGCCAATAGAGCTATCGTCCAAGCATTATTGACTGGAACCTCGGTGGGGTTGAGTATCAGTGCTGGAGGATTACCATTATAGCAGCAATTGCTGTAGAGGTTCGGAAAGCCAAACGGTACAGATTGGGACGTGCCGTTTGGAAATACCTGATTGGAATACCCCTGCCCGTCATAAGTCGCGTCGACGACATCCTGTTTGAAAGCGTTGATGGTTACCTTATAACCAGCACCAAAAGAAACAGACACCTGGTACGTGGTGGCGGTACCCTGGTCTGTGCCGTTTATACCTTCCAAGAACCGCATGACTCGCCGCTTCAACCACACTACGTTGAAGTACTTACCGTCCCCTTTGTAGAACAGCCAGGTGAGCGTCCTCTTCAGTATATCGTCCGACATACCGGCCAGTCGCGTGTACCCGTAGATGCCTTCAGCCACCCAATCGAGCAACGAACCGACGATAAGCACTCCCGGGTAGATAGGCAGACCGATCTGATTAAACCAATTTACATACGTCTGGGTCATGCTGTTGTACGTTGCGACGAACGCTTGAAGGTCGTCGTCATCTTGGTACCAGGTGTAGAGATAGCTCGGTATGACTAACGGTAGGCCAGGCGAGTCCATCGAAAAAACGGGCTGACCTGAAGGTGTAAACCCTGTGATAAAGGTTGTCATTAAATGACTACTGAAGAGATCGCCATAATGCGCGAACTGGTTGAAATAGTGCGCCAACTGGACAACTCAGTCGCCGCGCTCGCCAGCATCATAAATAGCCGCTTAATTTGGCACAAAGAGCACGATCCCATAAAAGAGGAAACAATCTAAATGTTAAATCGTAGCAAGATTAGCGGTATAGTGCGTAAAGTGCGCACCTTTAACATGGATAAAGATACATGGATCTGCCCCAAAATGCTCATTAAAACTACTGAAAATATCATGTTATGGGGATCATTACCTCGGAAAATTGCATTTGATCCAACCGATTGTTGGATCAAATTGACTGCTAGAATTCAGATAGATCCCAAATCGGAATACGGTTTTTATTGGCAACCAATTGATTTCATGATTTATGCCTATCCAAATGAAGCCTATGACCTATATCCTACTATCATATCTGAAAGAATTCACAAATCCTGAAGATCCTCAACCCTGCACTACGTTGACCGACCCGTCAGCGGCAAAGAAGTAACTCTCCGCGTCGCCAATGACCTCCTGAGTGCCGGGCAGTGCTGGTGTATATATGCCGTTGATGTAGACTTGGAATATCAAACGCGTCAAGAACTGTGGCGGAAGCACTGAGGCCACTGCGTTTGAGAATGCCTCCTCCATAAGGTAAACGAGTATGGGGGCGCCAACCGACACTGTATTAATGTAAGCTTGGACAGCTGGCGCCGCCAAGATATTCACAGTTGATCCCTGAACAAACCCTGGTAGAGTCGTATTCCAAGTTGCAGTGACTGTGACGACCTGCTCAGGTGGTAAGACATACGGCACAGTGTACGTGTCCGGATAATCGAGTATCTGCACGGCCACATTGCGGAGGTTAGGCGTCACCTGCCCACCAATCGTGTACGCAGCAAACCCGGCTGTGGATATATTGAGCAGAAAGTTCCTCTGGTCTATAACCGTGACTGTAAAGTTCAGGCCGTTGACCTCAGTCATGCCCTGAACGTCGTTGATGGTTACGATCTGACCAGACACATATTCATGATTGAGCTGAGTGGTCACCTGCCCATTGGGGGATTGTGTGATGTTGGTGATGAAAAGCGTGGAACCGACAAGCAGTGGCAAACCCGCTCCGATGCCCGTAAATATAGCGTAGCCGACAGCGTACACATCGCCGCCGCCAACTATCACCTCCCAACCAACGGGGAGCTGGCGGATCGAAACCAGACGCTGCTGAACCCCCTGAACTCCAAGCACCATCGTGCGCACGTAGCGCTCAACCCCCTGGCTCGACGAAAGTCCAGCTTGAAGGACTTGCGACTGGTAAGATTCAACCGTCTGACCCGCCTGCCCCGGTATCCCTCCAAGCGGATTGGTGACAGAAAGATTCACACCAGTTGGAACCGAGGTCACTAGCTGGGTCACGGTGTTGGGAGGCACCGCCCAAGTTCCGCTTACACCGGCGAGCGCAAACAACTCTGGGGAGCTGCCGTTGGAGCCCAGAACGCCGCCATCTTGGACAGTATACTGATGGGTGCCGTCTGAAACCACAAAACCAGGTTGGATCACGAACCCTGGAGCGGCTGGACTGGACGAAAAGATCACGTTAACCGACGTATTGCTGCCAACTCCCAACGGGACGCCATAGACTTGCCCCAGCTGACCAAGAACATATGGGTTAGCAGCGAGCGGCGATACCGAGTTAATCAAGTCAACGCGCGCCTGGTCGCACTGGGCGACCGCCGCAACATCGGTCGAGACTATGTCCTCGATCAGCGACCCAGGCAGGTTGTCCGTGAATCCCGGATCGACAGCCGCGACAGCATTAACGATTTGCAGGCGTATGGAAGCTGGAGATTGTGGCTGCGGGCCAGCGTCTGTGAACGTTACTGCAGGTGGGAGGCCGCTCACGCTTTAAACCGCTTCGTGGGAGCGCGTGGGAGCGCGTAGGATGAGCGGGAATAACTTATAAATAGACTTTACACTAGAACAGTAAAAGGGTAAAATAATTTCTATGGCCATAAAGATGGGCAACCTCACATGCCAAGAGTGCAGACAAGTGGTGCGACGCAAACGCTGGAAACAGAAGTACTGCTCATCAAGCTGCAAAGTGCGCGCCTGGCAGAAGCGAACGAGATACAAGGGGAAAACCAAAGAGTAACTCATTGAAATGGAAAAATCTGACTCATGACTATAGAAAACATCAAACTGTGGTTGGCTGCCTTTATTATAGCAGCGCCATTTCCGCTAGTCCGGTGGTTGAACCAGTACCTTAGAAATATCGCCGAAAAACGATCCATACACCTCCCGAAACACGCCAGTGTTACTGATATTTTGGCGGCTCTATTAGAGAATTCACAACGACGGTTTTAAACTGGGATGCTCGTCGGTATGGTGATCGGCGGAAGCTGCGCTCCCGCGTGCGTGACAACACCGATGTTGTACGTGGGCACGGGAGCCTGTAGAGTTGATGACTGAACGATCGGCTGGCGCTGGATGATGAGGCTGGCGAATTTGCTGGCGAATTGTCCCTGCGTGCGGTTGACGTAGAAATCCGGAAACACTTGAGTCAGCACCGACGCTACGGCTGGAATGCCATAATTCGCATAAAATGGGCTCTCCCCAGGTGATAGATACAGGCACTGAGCAAGAGTCGTGATCCACACCAGATCGTTAAACCCGTTGCCATCGGTCATCACCACGACCCATGTGCGGTTACCATTTACGTCAGAGACGCGACCATAGGTACGCATTTTTTGCTTTACTTTACCTGTGTGTTAAGTGCAAACTTCTAATTCTTGTGGGGCGATCAACCCACTAGACGCGGCATCGAATGCAGAGTTTCCTTCGTCCGGTGTCGTTTTACGACCCCTGTCATCGCGTCCGGGCTTGATCGGCCGGACGAGGGGAGGTTTTATGAAAGATTGGGAGCAAAAGGCCAGAGAATTGCTCTGTGGTCAGTTCAATATATCCACTCATCACGGATCTACACTCCTGAGCGACGACGAGATTGAAGCTCTAATATCAGATAAAGGGTTAGACTTATGGATAAAAAGAAACTTCCGTCCAAATGTACCAATTGTCCGTGCGTCAGTCTATAAGAAGGTAAGTTGGTGGCACCAAGAGATATTCGACCCTCTCCACCCACCACGCGACTCAACGTTTATTGGCCTAACGATTTTTCCCAGCAGCGATCCTCGTCGGCCTGTATTTATGCGTGGCAGTGTGGGGGTCATGACATATATGACAGAGTCCAGACATATAAACCGCAATCGAGGAGATGTACTCCTAAATCGCTATCTAAAGAAAATCAAATATACATCCACCAGCAAAGAAAAGCACCACGACTTTGTCAAGAAATTTATAAATAAAATACAAGAAAAATGGGGATATAGAGGGTACTTTGATGTGCGTCTTAACCAAGATGGAGACTGGTACCGTTATAAAGACGGTGAAAGGGTGCTTGTTAATCGTCAGTTAAGTCTGCATAAACCTATAGTGCCACATAAACCACCGGCCTCAATCTCTCACAATAAAAAGGTTCGTAAAGCACATGATCTAAAGACTAAGTACCGCATTCGTGAGAATAAGACATCACACCTAAATATGACCGAAAAGGCCATCATAGACGCCATCAAGGAACTCGGACTCATCAAACCAGAGGAACTACAATGAGCGCCAAAGCACAGATCGTTGACCTTCTAACATCTATAATCAAAGACCATCCAAACAAAGATAAAATGGACACATATCCTATCTTCAAAGAGAAAATGCTTGAAAACAAAATGTACCTAAACGATGGGATCCAGTTTATATTTGGAATGCTCTATTCTACAGCATATAGCGCTGCTTTTCCAGCTACAACTGCCGAACTAATCGATCGCGCTAAAATTCGTCAGGTCAAGTTAGATGAGGCTGAGCAAGAATTTGAAAGGCTAAAATCTACCGCCAAAAGTATCATTGCTCGACGGCTGCTCGATCTCATCACCGCTAACGGCAAACCATTGCGCGAGTGCACCGGTGCGGAATGCAAACAACTGGGTGGATTTTACGCACGGGTTGGCGAAGAGGTTGGCGCATCTAACATCGTGGGAGACAACATATCTGAAGAAGAGATATCGCAAATCGCCATTGAGTATAATATACAAAAAACAAAAACAAAAACCACAGCACCTGACACTGTCGCCGCAATGATCTAGTACGTCCCCTGCGTCGGTGGACCAGACACACCCATGCCAGTCTGCACACCGGAGTGCTGATGGTGGAAAGTACCAGCCGTCAAGGTTCCGGTGGCATTGATGTTTCCACTCACCGATAGGTTGCCATCGATCTGAACTTTATGACCAGACTGAAGCGTGATCGTCACGTCGCCAGACTTGTTCAATACTATCTTGAGGTCCGTGGGCGATAGTGTGATCGTGGTGCCCTTCTTGGTATCCTCAATGACCACACCATTGGGACCATAGAGAGTCAGCGCGTCGTTATCGACCGTCGTCCAGTTGGTGTTTCCTAACGGCTGAAAGCACAACGCTGACAGGTTACCGCGTCGCGTGAGATCAGCGGTACCGCCCCCGAGGCCGCTCACGCCGCCCAAATATGCATCAGCACCCTTACAGAAGCCCTTGTCACCCACCTGTATGGGCAGCCTCACATATTCAGACGTGGCCACCGGAACCGTCATTTGTGGCAAGGTGTAATCTGTTTTAACGTCGAACGCTACCGTGACGATCTCGCTCGACACAATCTTGACCACGTGGCACGGCAGCTGCTTCGTCAGCAAGGAGAGCGCGGTTGAGGTTTTGCTGTCGACAAACTGGTTCAGGGACCACCCTATGGGGGTCTTAATGGCGTTGTCACTCATCGCCCATCCAGTGTACTGCCGCTCTGGCACCGGAACACGAAGCGACCTAAGTAGCAATACGGCAGATAACGCCAACGCAAGAGCAGCAAACAGAGCGTCCGCGCTAATCTCATTCATAGCGGCACGTGAAACCAGCGTCAAAATAACCATAATCTCGCATACGTTCACGCGTCAAATTCAACAGTCTTTCCCCTCGTGCATCGCAGTCACTTATAGATGTGCAACAATCATCCTGTGGCACCTCCGTAGGATAGCACAGCCCTGTTGCCATCAAGCAAAATGAAAAAGTCAAGATAATCACGCTGTCCCCGCTGGCTGGGAGATGTCTGTCGGAGCGTAGGTCACGCCTGGAGGTGGGTTGGCTTTGATGAGAACAGCCTCAAACACAGTACACCACTGACGACCGTCCGGTGCGCGAAAGTTGCCAACGTGGTGAATGTTATTTACGTTAAAGCTACCCCCAAATGCCGATGCATTGCGGTAGTCAGAGAACGCAGAGGATGACGAAGCGCCCTGTACAAACCCACCCGGTGTCGACGTAAACTGTGCTCGTGGTAGAGCCACAACGTCCCCAACATCAATGTCAGATCGCATCACAGTCTGAAACTGAATTGTATTGAACTTGATCCAGGTTGGCTGACCAATCATATCTTGAAACAATATCTGCTTTGTGGCCGCAGTTGCATTACCAGAGGCTGCACCAGTGCCAGAATCGCGCACAATAAACTTGGTGCCCTCCAGCGTAATGTACACTCCATAGTAGTCTGGATTATTGATTATCCCAATCGAATCACTGTGTACTTGTGTGCTGAGATCGACCCAGCTAGATGCAAAGTGGGACCCATCAGAGGATTTCTTTAAATTACCACTGATGTTAATATCAACAGTATATCCTGGATAGGCAGTCGCCAGAGCGTTTTTAATGGCGTCAGATAGCTGAGTGTTTGGAGGCCAATGAAGCACGACATTCTGAATTGGTGGTGATAAACCAGGAACTGTCGGTGGCGACACACCAGTCGGTAACACGGCCACGATGTCCAATGTTAGATTAACATCTTGCCAGTTACCAAACACCTGCCACGCTGTGCCGGTCACAAGGAGCCCAGCCTGGGATGGATTGGCCAATGGCAGTCCAACGCCCATACCCGCCTGCACCACCATGGGATGCCCTCCAAAGAGCGAAGCAGGTCCTATGTCCAGCGGGCTTATCCCCCATATACGGATGAACGAATTGGCGCCTATGATGTGGCCCTTGAATTGGTAGATGTCTAGCTCGACGTTCAGGGCACCTGGAGTTGGAGGGGCGTAGGGTCCAGAGGGGTGGGACGTATAGTGCAGCAACGAGTTTGAAGAGAAATTGCCGCCACCAGCTGGTTGGTTGGACCCTATGGTGATGTCGTAATAACGCATTAGCCTGGATTCACTAATGCGTCGACCACCGCGATCCAATAATTGTGCTGACCACCAGAGGTCCCAATAACGGCATTGATCAACGGCGCAGTAGCCACATAGTAGGTAACAGCATTAGACGTATCAATCTCGTCAAAAGCCTGAATGGCCTGCTGCGCGGCTATGTGTGCTCCAGCACCTCCAAACTCGGGTATTCCAGTCTGGAAGGTGGAGAAAAACGTGAGCACTAAATCGCTGGAGCTGGTTGTCGAGACATTGGGGACATTACCCAATGACAATGTAGTTGTGGCCTGCGCCTCCGCTGGGAGCGACACGTTAGCATCCCACACACTGGGTGAAAAAGCAGCAACTGTCAATAAACCAGCAGTGATGCCACCCGTGAACGACGCCGTAATCAATTCACCTGTAAGCGGGCCTGCTGCCTGTGCAAACCATATCTCAGCCGCGCCACTAGCAGGAGGTGCCGTGCCTGCGTAAGTCGGGTTTTGCACGAATCTTGAGCGTCGTGTAAAGAATAAACCAGACGTGCTGGCTAACGCCGCAACAGCCGGTGGGAACTGACCTGGCGGCTGGGCCACCAGAGCATTCTGCAGCATAGTCACAAACGCCACCACCGTCGATGGACCAGATGTGTTGATCCCAACGCCGCTGGTCGTGTTTACGTTGGCCGTAATGGAAAATGGACCCAGCGGAGGACTGGTGTTTCCACTGGGGCTAACGGCTGTACTATACAGCGTCGGCGGTGGCGGTGGCGGTACAGGCGGAGGCAACGGGAATGGAGACACCAAGCTTATCGGTTGCCCCTCTGAGGTAAATGAGGATTGTCCTGGTAGAGTAGCAGGAGTCACTATGTCGTAAACTTCAAACCTTACTGCAGCAGTTCTGTACACCAGGGCCGACGTTGTGAAGTAACCTGCTGCTAAATTTATATCGCTATTGATGACTGCGCTCTCATCGATGCCTGTGGTGAGTGCTGGAGCTGAAAGTACAACAACACCAGTGGCAGCCACCAAATCCACAGACGTACCTGGAGGTAGTAATGTACTGCTTATCTGTGTTCCATTAGCAATCAACCCTACTGGAGCCGGGGATGTAGACGCCGTTAAAAATGAACCAGAGTTGTCGGTTGTGATGAATTCACCAGATTGAGTCACCAAAAAGAGTGGGGTAGATCCAGGCAAGCTCAGTATCGCGTAAATAGACCCTTCTTGAGTCTGCAGCTGCAAAGTCTGCGGATTTGTTGACCCCGTAAGCGGCTTAAAGAATACCGAGACCCCGTTGGGGCTCACCAGATTTATGTAGTAACGCTGCGCGTCAAAATTCCAATAAACAACAGCGTTGTACGTAACGCCGTCTAGGACTGGTTGGAATTGAAACGGAGTGTTTACATTAGGTGTAAAAGGGAAAAGGGTCAGGGCCATCCCTGCATCAGGCCATTAGAGACAGTTCCGCCGCAGGCAATGGCATCAGCGACAGAAGCCCAGTAAGCCACATTGCCCGAAGTTGACGGAACAGATGTGTTGACTTGAGTGTTGGACACTCCTTTGTACCACGTATTTATCGAGGCGGCATTCAGGTTAAAGTTGATGAAAGTAAATCCAGCAGGTCCTGAATCGTGGAAGCATTCAGCAGCATCCGACCAGTCAGTGCACCACGAGAAGATAAAATCGGTTGGATTATTCGTCGACACCCCAGTGGTTATAGCGACACCAGGATTGCCGCTCAAATCTTGCGATTCAGATGGTAGTGACGAGTTTGAATCAAATGGCGCCGAAGGTGAAGCTGCCCCATTAACCCCAAAAACCACATACAAGTTATTTGTCCCATCGGGTGTCCAACTGACGACGGGTGTGCAAGAGCTCAGAGTCGAAGTGGCTTTTGCAACCCACTCCTCGATGTCTGCATAATAAGTACCACCAAAAACACCATTGGCTGGCCAAGCCATTCGTTTGGTCCAAGTCAAAGAGCATCCACTGACTCCAGTAATGCTGGGCATAGAGCCAAGAGCGTAGTTGGTCGCCAGCAACACTATCTCGTCTGGAGACATAGACGTGGTCAGCGGGTTATTAGAGCGCGCGCTGCCATCAAGAGTGCAAAACCCTGCCACAGATGGATCTACTGTAAGACATACAACCCCAACGACAATCGCAGGAATCAGTGCAAAGCGCACAGAGATCATGGATTACCCACATTTGCGAGCAACCCACCGCAGACTATTGTGTTGGCTGCGTACGTCCTGCAGGACAAATAGTCGATCGCGTTTGGGTTTCCACTGAGTGTTGGGCCTATACTTCCTTGGTAGAGATAGTCCGTTCCACCCCCACTGTTGTGGGCAGTGGTTAAACTATAGGGACCGCCAGAACTGGGCTGTATAAACGTAAAATTCATTGTATACCCAGCCACCACCCTGGTTGGATTCTTCAGCGTAATATTGCCAACGAGATTGCATATGTAATCGTTCGCGCTAGACCCATCTGGCGTGATGTTGCCCGTACAGCTAGGAATCGTAAATGGTTGAACAGCCTGCCCGGCCGACCAGATCCAACCAAATGTTATGAACTGGTCTGGCCGTAATGGACCAGAAGGCTGCGCCAAAGCGAAACCAACGACAGTGACAGCCAAAAAACACGCGCCTACAACTAAACCACGACGTCTCATGGGAATGACACCCAGTAATCCGTTGTCGAACTAGGCAAAGTCACTCCGGTACCAGCCGCAGCAGTGGTTATTATATTCATGATAGCACTCAAGGCTAACGCAGACCCCTGATTGGTACCCGTAGCGGTGAGCCCCGTAGCGGGTGTCGAAGACGCCGTAAGAACACCAGTCGTCGCAAACAACGATGTGGTATTGACATAAGCTATTATGGGGCTGCCTGGAGTCTCTGTGTTGATGCCGCCGCCAGACGTGTGTGGATAAATCAATATTTGGTTGGTACCCTGGTTTGTGACAGAGACAAAACTTAGCGCCGATCCGGTAGCACCTGTAACCCCAGTAGCGCCTATCGGTCCTGTGGCACCAGTTGAACCGGTAGCGCCCACACCAGTGGGACCTGTGGGGCCAAGTATTCCACTGGTAGCCCCAGCTGGACCAGTCGCGCCTGTTGATCCCGTTGCACCAGTGGGACCGGTGGGACCGGTAGCACCTGTAGCGCCTGTTGGGCCTGTGCCTGTAGCGCCTGTAGCACCTGTAGCGCCTGTAGGCCCACTGGGCCCTGTAGCACCTGTAGCGCCTGTAGGCCCAGCCACCGCTACACCCGTAGCGCCTGTAGCACCGGTGGGGCCTACGATGCCGCTAGTGACGCCTGTGGGGCCAGTAGCACCCGTAGGGCCGGTAGGGCCCACGATGCCGCTAGTGACGCCTGTGGGGCCTACGGGCCCCTGGCTACCAGTGATCCCAGAAGGACCGGTTGCGCCGGTTGCGCCCGCTGCACCTGTAGCACCTGTTGGGCCAGACGGACCACCAGAAGGACCGGTTGCACCCGTAGATCCTGTATGCCCAGTTGCGCCTGTCGGACCAGTAGGTCCTGCAGGGCCAGTGATGCCTATAGGACCAGTAGCACCAGTTTGGCCTAGAGCAAAATCTGACGACGGTGCGCGTACCGTCGTTCCGGCCTGCGACATGGGCACTTGCTCACTGCCAGTGAGCGGGCCTGCCGCAGGGAGCTGATCTATGTCGGTCGTGGTTGGAAAGGCCATTAGTCAGGCGCGATAGTCAGTGTGTCGGGCAATGGGGCAGAGGATGAAGCATTAGAAGGCGGTCCACTAGACCAATCTTGATTTATAGGTACCTGAGAACCGCTCGGAGCCAAGTTACCGCCAAGTGGAGCGATTGACGGTACAGCAGTGGCAGGTGCAGTAGCAGACGAATCACCTCCAACAGTTGTAGTAAAACCTGATGTTGGAATTTGACCAGCAGGATTTGGCCCGAGCGGTGTTTGGGCGGCGATCTTGCCTAGCATGTTGTTGTATGCACCTTGCGCAGCCGATACCGCGATCTGAGGCTGCTCAAAATCCCACTGCCACGTTATCTGAGGCTGATTGGTCTCACCGCGACTGACGTCGACTATTCGCAACCGTATGCAATTCTGCCAGGTGAACGCTGGTGTGGCCACTGTATATAAGCCGCCCATCAGGTCATGCTGCTGCAACGTCGCTTGCAACGCGGTCATAACCGCATATTTCTGAGCGTAAGTGTTAGGCGGGTTGACTGGGCATATCATTAACAATGACACGCGCAGCGGCTGAAATATGATGGCGTTGGCGGCTATAGTCTGGTTGGCGAATGGGTAACGACCAATGTCGTTTTCTCCAAGCGTCGCGCCAGGTAAAGGTTGAAAATGCGCAAAAAACTGGTCTAAAGTCAGATCACCAGTGCCACTGTCTACCAAGGACGTGAACATGGTCGGCTGCAGATAGTTGATGATGGGGACCGCACCACCCAAAATAGCGCCAGCGATCCCACCAGTCAGTATTATCGGGGAAATCCTGAACGTTAGATCAAACGCAACCAAACCAGGTGGCCCGGGCATTTACGCCGTCGCCCCCAAGGAGTTGCTTGTGATAATAGCTGAACCTCCAGTCCTGTTCTCCACCACTATCCTGACTTGCTGCTGGGGCGCCAGCGACGACTGCTGTTGACCATATGACGACTGCTGCGCGGTGGGCTGCTGCTGGGGTTTATTCATCCCAAGCATCTCCATCACGGCGCGAAGGTCCCCCAAGCGACCAGTCTCTTGTGCTGGGCGCTCAAAGCCATGTTCAAATTCGGAAACAGAACGCGGAGTGTCTCCAATGTTGCGGTTAAACCAACCCGGATCACGTTCTCGCTGCTCTTTAACCGCATAAGCAAATTCTTTGTACAAATTAAACTTATTGGCACCCAACTCAGTCGCCAGTTTATCCCAACGATCATCTTTCCACTGAAATATCCCCTTTTCACCTGCCCTGCCGACAGACATTGCCTTGAACCCACTCTCATGCCAGGCGTTAGCAATCATCGCCATAGCATGAGACGGGTCAAGCCCAAGCTGGCCAGTCGCATACCCGTAAAGAGAGCGCGCAACATCCGCATCTTCGGCAGTTGGTTTGCCTCGACTACTTCCCAAGGCAGTGCCAGGCTCTTGAACCGACTGACCTGGTGGGTGCGTTTTAGTCCAATTAGTCTCAAACTCTTTTACCACATCGGCATAAGATTTGTCACCGTGTGGATGCGTTTCCCAGTCACGAACTGCTGTCGCGAGCGCTGTGTCATGTTCACTCTGGCTCATAACCAGGCCAGCAGCTGCACCAGCAGCTGCTCCAGCGGCGGCACCCCACGGACCGAACCGCGAACCAACAACAGCGCCAGCCACAGCACCAAACAGGGCCGGATGCTTACTTGTGAACTCGATAAAGTGCCCTAGTGCTGCTGCTACGGTCTCTAGACCAGAAACAAATGGTCCAAAAGCCTCAGCAGCTCGGCCGATTCCAGTTATGAAAGATTTTACTCCCTCCTTGAACTCAGGTGTGTTGATGTTGTCTGCCAGCCACTTTAAACCTCTGGCAGCAGCGTCCACAAATTCGCTAAATAAACCTCCTTTTTCAAACAACGCTGTGACTAACTTAGTAAACGCTTCAGACAACCTGCCAATTTGAGGAACCAGCGGTGTCAATCCTTTGATAAACGCATTTTCAATCAGGGTTCCAGCTTCACCAAGACTGAGCAGCAGCCTCTGCCACGCCTTTGACGTTTGGTCATCTTGTTCAGCTTTCTTGGCAAAACGACGAGCCTCCTCGGTGTCCTGACGAAACTCTTCATCGGTCTGGTGTCTTAGTCGCAGCAACGTCCCAGTGTCAATGCCTAGATGTCGAAACTGCTCGGCTCGCGGATCATTCTCTAAATATCTATCGTCACGAACAGAGCGCGCAAAGTTGCGGGCAGCCTCACGTATACCCAAAACAGTTTCAAATGGTGTTTCGCGACCGCGGATGCCAAGTATGGAAGCCGCGGCGCCAGCTTCTCCCACTGCACCATAACGCGCAGAGGTTGCTGCCTGAAGTAACGCCTCTGGATCTGTAATGTAGGGAAACACGGTGCGTAACGCCCGCAGCTCTCCAACATTGACCCCAGCGCCAGTTGCTGTGCGGTAGTCTGTGGACGCTCGCTCGCCCAGAGCACGCAATCCAAACAAACCACCAAAACCAGCCAGTCCAGCTAACGCAGTCGATATCGTCCCCCACCTCAATATGTGGCGCGTTGCATCCGTTAAGTGCTGTGCCACGGAGTGAGTCGTGCGCGCCAATGCGGTCATGTGACGGTTGGTATCCCCAGTCGCACGGCCGAACGCGTTCATGTCTTTCAGCATCTTCGCCAGGTACCCAGATTGAGCAAAGAGCAATACATCAAAGCCCTTAAATCCGTCGTTTACGCTCCTGATCGATTCCGTAACGTTTCGCCAGCTATTTGGTGTCTTGTCCAGAGCCTCCTTGTATTTAGCAAAGCTCTCGGTGAACGTCTTGAATTTAGCGTCATCTACATCAACTTCTAGACCAATCCTGACTGGCACTGTCTATCTCCAGGCTGAAGCCTTTAGGGCCGCTGCCACAGCGTCAGTCAAATGCCTTGAGCGGAACTCGGCCGCAGAGCGAAATTCAAACGTGACTCCATTGCGGTTGAGGTACTCACCGAGGTCCAAAAATCCTTCCTCTGCAATCCAGGTGAGTATCTCACCCACTAAGCCACCTTTTCTCCAGAACTCTCGCCCTCTTTCGAGATCGGCAAAGAACGTGCGTAGTCCGTACAGTTGGAGGATACGATCGAGGCTCCCCAGAGCGAAGCCATCCCATTCAAAAAGTCCGGGAGGATCTCCTTTCTGTGCATCGCAGAGCAGACAATAAAAAAAGTCAGCGCACCTTCGACCTCCGCCAAGTCATCTGGGCTCATCATACCCTTGCGGCGCACATCATCGAATGGCACGGTTTCCCAACCACTGGCGCCGGGCATCACAACGTTGGTCAGGCGTCGTACCTCGTTCATCAAACCGTTTTCGACACCTTCCGGCCCATCCCACGCGTTGGCTTGGCCATTCTTACCGCGTGTCGCTTCGGCCACATCACGCAATATCAAGGCCGCAACACGAGGACCTGCCAAAGCGGCGAGCCCCTCCTGGTATATGGCCGCAAACGTCTTGCTGATCGGCAAGTAGTAGCGCTCGAATACCTCACGGCTAATGGGGGTACTGTGTACGTAAACAGTTCCAGTGTCCGTATCGACTGGCAAAACAAGGTTTAAGTGACGGTCAATCTTCATTATTCCCCCTGATATGGCTCGGCTAGAGATTGGAACGATCCAGTTCTGTCGACACATACACATGAGGAAGGAGGATAGAGAGTTCGGCACTCTTCGAGGAATATCGCTGCCCGGCCTCCGTTTGAGTTATTCCACTCCTCCCCGTACATTGCCTGAGGGTGAGGCCCCACATCTTTGCAGTCCCACACTCCATCAGTGGTGCTATCGCCAGTATACGGCGAACATGCAGCGCGACCTCCAATGGCCTTGCCATAGCCGATCAAACTTGCGCAGGACGAGCATGAGTAAAGCGTACTACTTGTCCACGAGCCTCCTGGGGCATTGTAGATGTAGTACCACGTCGCCGACGAACTGTCTCCATAAGGGCATGCTGCCATAGATTGCGACGTTTGCACGAAGCAAATTAATAGGGCAGCAAGAATAAGAATGTTTTTCATTGGCTCGACCTTATGGTGCCAAAACACTTCTGGTCTTGATCTTCTATCCGTTTGATTAGGGCAGCATGTTCATTTGGCTGCCCTTCTCCCACATCGCCATCATTTGTTAGTGCGATTATATCCAGTATATGTGGTGCGCTATTGCACCAAGTCTGCGGTGGTGATTGTGGCTGTGCCTGTGATGGTGCGACCAGTATCAGCAAGCCCCACACTATCAGGCATATTTCTAGAACAAGGTTTAAGCGGCGGTCAATCTTCATTTAGCCCCAAAGCGAACTATTAGTGAGATAATATCCACGTATCCTCACGACGTAGGCCGCACTGCGGCCAGAGAAGTCCAATTCAGTCACACCTTGGATGGCGCAGTTAGTAATCTGATACTGCCCTAGAGTCGTCGTGTCCGTCCTCACGACACCATCACCCAGCAACGCGCTCAGCTCCATCTGCGACTTGTAGCTGTTGCTAAGAGGCTGAGATTTTAGCAGGTGCATCGCCATGTCTATCATCATGTATGGCTCTGGGGACGTGACGACTCCAGCCATTGTCTGGATGAATAAGGTCGACTCACCAGTCAACGTAAGCCGAATGCCCTCTGGCGCCAAGTACGACGCAGTAACGTTGAGGACCGGAAACGACGACCACGCAACTGACGCAATAAGGCGGTTCAGCGTGCCTTGAGCAATCAGTGGATTGCCGGCCATAGAGGTTCTCCCTTATGGTCCAGTGGGTCCAGTGGGTCCCGTCGGTCCAGTCGCACCAGTGGCACCAGCACCTGTCGGTCCTGTTGGTCCAGTTGAGCCCGTGGCACCGCCAGTCGGTCCAGTCGCGCCAGTAGCACCAGTCGCGCCGACGTGACCAGTCGCACCAGTCGCCGCAAGCGTGATTGTCACATTACCTGGAGTCGACTGCGACACAGTCGCACCGACGACAGAGATCTTCTTGACGAAGCTGAACGTGTTGGTTCCATCCGTCACGATAAGGTTGTTGATCGTCGGGATATTTAAAGGTTGCTGTGGCATTCGAACTTTGTCCTTATGTGAGGAAATCTGTAACGTTCAGGTTAAACACGATCGAAACAAAGCCATTCTGGACGATGTAGTTCACTGAAAGACCAGCGTATATCCCCGCTGGATAATCGCTCGGATTGGTCGACACGTAAGAGGCAAACGGGACGGCATTAACAACAATCTGACCAGCAAACTTGCCCTGAAGAAGAGCCTGGTTAAAACTGGCCTGATCGAGTGCAGAGGTCACCACAGTACCATTCGCCAACCCAAAGGTTATGGCACTGTTCATCACACCAACTTCCACGCCCTGCAGCCGGTTTATGCCGTCTTGGTTGTACAGCAATGGGTTGACGGAATCATTATCCCCGTTGATGACCGCATTCGACAGTTCCAAATCGCTGTTAACCTGCGCCCAATCGACTGAATACCAGTATGTCAGTGGTCGCCCATCAGCCGTAGTGCCATTACGAAGGATAACGTTAGAGCTCCCGCCTTCGGCGCCAGTGCCAGCATAATTGATGCCAGACGCTAATAGCTGCGACAATAAGGCGCTGAAACCACGGGTGGGAAATGGCGTGACTCCGAACCCAAACTTAAATGCAAACGGAGCCACCCGATTTGTAGGGCTCGGGTTGTAGTGCAGAGCAGCCCAGAACGGCCACGCCGATGTAAACTCAGTCGGAGGCACGCCTGGATTTGTGTACAAACTGGCCACCAGAGTCCCAAGGGTAGTTTCTACCCCAGGGTTGGTCGCCAACGAATAGAACAACGTCGCGCCAACAGTACCAGGCAACGCCAGCCAGTATCCATTATAGGCTGTTGGAACACATCCCTGGATTTGAAACCACGTACCCGGTAGAACGCCATGCGCCACTGTGGTCGTGGCAGTAACCACACCATTAGACCATGTAATGGCAGTTAGGGCATTGGCTGGATACGCATCGACAATTGGCGACTCTATTAAGGCAAAGACAGACTTTTCCAAATCTGTGTAATTGACATAGTTGGAGAGCGTCGTCGTTACGTGAAAATAAGTGCGGGAAGTGGGGTCATCGTACTGTTGAACAAGATTCAAGAAGCTTGGGTCACCATCCCACGGGCGAGGAACTAAATACCGATAGAAAAACCCAGTAGAGCCAGACGTATAGGCAGTATTTGGGTTCTGCGTGAGGTACGCGCCTAGGGCCGCTGAGCCAATATCAGCGCCACCTGGACCCAGTTCAAGCACGTACACGGAGAGATCAACACCTTGCGCAAAAAACGTGTTGGTCATTTGCACAAGCTCGCGCTGACTCAGTGGAGCGTAAAAGCCCGCAACGACCACAGCGCCAGGGTTGAACCCAAGAGGGTAGACAAACGTACTGGCTCCCGTCACATTTACCAAAAAAGTTCCATCAAACCCCACCGGATTGGCGCCACGAATAATCACCGTCATTTGGTCACCGATCGGGAAACCGTGAGGCAACAACGTAGTGACGGTGACAGCCTGGGCAGCCCAAACCAGCGACGAGATCACCCCACTCGCAGTCAGCAACGGTGTAAGGTCGCTGGGCTGAGTGAGCAGCGCTGATGATCCAGGTGCCAGCACAGTACCACCCTGACTGACAAACGCCCCTATGCGCTGGAGCGTCGCCGGAATCGGAGCTACTTGCTGTGTGACGTTTACGGTAACGATTGACGGCATGTCATTAAGCTCCGGCCAACGCAACAATATTGAAGTTCACTTGATGGCGACCCACAGACACCTCGCCATTATACTTCCAATCTATCACAAGAGACCGCTGAACCGACGGTTGACCAGGAGCTTCGGTTAACAACGTGTCCGTAGAAAGCAGTGTGATAGTTAGTATACCTGAATCATTCAAAGTGCCTCGATCCACATTCAATATGTTTACTTGTTGCACATTATTTATAACTATTTGCGTCAACGTATCACAGATAGTTAACGTCAATGTATCAAGCTGAGACGGTCCTATAGGATTTCCATACACATCGACTAGCTTACCAGTGTATATCGGCGTCGATCCAGAAGGCACTGGAATGCCAATATTTGTAATTGTTGGAACAAAACCAGGACCTGGTGTCGCGACCATTTCAGATTATTTCATCATCTTCTATAGAAGAAGCCAAAGTCAAGTTATCACTAATTATCTTCGAAATCAGTATCTGATCTTGCAAAACAGACGATATAAACAGACCATCAGCCACTGCGTGTATGCCAATAGCGCGGATAATCGCGCGAATGACGATCCAATCAGTAGGTGTGAGGTCAATAAGTCTAGGACCTCTCCACAGTAACGGTGGAGATGTAAGCTCAAACCCGTGGTAAGGTATAATTAAAGGCGATGAAACTAAAGACAGACCAGCCACTGCTGCAGAATAATGCGGCCATCGTGATGACTGCAAGACGTACTGCGCTAGATCAAATCCGTAAAGCAAAGGGACTGGCGGCGGTGGTATTACAAAATCTAAGCGACCAGTTGGTACCGGGAGATCTACCTTTCTCCAAAACTGCGCCATTGCCGGAGTCGTAAATTCATACCCATAAACTGGCTCAATATCACTGTCTTGCCTTATCAGAATAACAGAGAGATCCGGTTTACGGAGCACCCGAACAAAAGATTGATGTGTTGGCTCATAACCGTACTGTGTAGCAACGTCACTGTCTTGACGGTTCAGTGGAACTGGTGGATCTGTGTTCCTCTTGGCACGTATTAGAGGTGTGGACGTCAGCTCGTAGCCGTACTGCGTCGACGTGTCACTGTCTTGACGGTTCAGTGGAACTGGCAAATCGGGCTTACGTCTGAGCCTGATAAAAAATGGAAACGTTAGTTCATACCCATAATACTGAACCACAGGAGGAGGCGCTGTGTCAGTATCCTGCCGATTTAGAGCGACTGGTAAATCCGGTTTGCGCACCACGCGAACAAACGTCGGTGACGCCTGTTCATAACCATACTGCGTAGACGCATCACTATCCTGACGACTAAGTAAAATGGGTGGATCTGTGTTCCTCTTGGCGCGCACTAAAGGCGTAGACGTTAACTCGTAGCCATACTGCGTTGGTATGTCACTATCTTGACGGCTCAGCGGAACGGGCAGATCAGGTTTACGGCTGACCCTGGTGATCGATGGAAATGCCAGCTCGTATCCATAATACTGAACTACTGGAGGTGGCGGAACGTCAGTGTCTTGCCGATTTAGCGCAACTGGTAAATCCGGTTTGCGTGCAACCCGTGCAAATATAGGGAAGACCAAATCATAACCGAACTGAGTTGCATCATCGCTATTTATACGGATGAGTTGTACTGGTAAGTCTGGCTTACGCACCACACGGACAAACGTCGGTGGAATCTGCTCATAACCGTACTTGGTGGTGATGTCTGAATCTAATCGGGTTATTACAACTGGAGGGTCAGGATTCTTACGCACTCTGACCAATGCCGGTGAAGTGAATTCATAACCATACTGCGTCGATGCGTCACTGTTTTGACGAATAAGTGAAACTGGCAGGTCTGGCTTGCGCACCGATCTAGTAAACGTCGGTGGTACCTGCTCATAACCGTATTGCGTCCGCGTGTCGGTGTCTTGACGATTTAGAGGAACTGGTGGGTCTGTGTTCCTCTTGGTACGTGTTAGAGGTACAGAAGTAAGCTTATAACCATACTGTGTTGGCGCGTCACTATCTTGACGAGTCAACGGGATGGGTAAATCAGGCTTACGCGCTACCCGAGTGAATGTCGGTGGTATCTGCTCATAACCATACCGCGGTGGCATGTCAGCATCTTGGCGAACCAAAGGAACTGATAAATCTGGCTTACGTGCCCTAATTATGGCTGGCGATGTTAATTCATAACCATATTGCGGTACTGCGTCGCTATCCTGTCGATTAAGCGGAACTGGTAAATCTGGTTTGCGTACCACACGAACAAATGTCGGTGGTACGTGGTCGTAACCATATCGCGTAGCGACATCAGTATTCTGGCGAATCAATGGAATTGGAGGATCTATATTCCTCTTGGCACGTATTACAGCTGGCGAAGTTAACTCGTAACCATAGCGCGGTAGCAGCAAATTCGACGGCACTGTTTCCGACCGAAACTGTCCAGTTGCTACCTGTGCTGCCCTCTTCATTCTGGGCTGAGAAAATAACGACGGTGACGTTAATTCATAGCCATAGCGTGGTGGCAACAGATTCGATGGTATTGTCTCCGCTCTGAATTGGCCGGTCGCCGCTACCAACGCTGCTTTGTTCCCACGCTGGATAAACAGGGGAGGTGAATATTCTTGCCAGACAGTAGTGTCTGGAGAGAATACTGCAATGATATCAGACCAATCATGCGATACTGATATAGTCGGAGCATACGTATCTTGAGTACTTGTGATTTTATATCCGCCTATCCCTTGGCATAAATTTTGACCAGTCGGAGTATTCGGGGGAAACGCCCACCCATTCCCTGTGTCTTGTGTTAATGTTGTTGGGCCTGCCGTTGGGTGAACTTGCAACCACGCAACAGCGAGGGAAGATGGAAGCGGCACTGCACGCATGGTGGCGCTTGGTGTGGTAGATGATCCAGTCGTCCCACCGCTTGTGGTGGCTGCTGTATTGAGTGGATTAGTTACTGGTCCACCAGTTACATACAACGCAGTCATTATTAGGACGCGCGCCGCACCAGTGTCTTGACTAGTGAGCGTTATTGTCGCGTTTTGTACAAGCGCTGTGACATTATAGGAATAGAATATTACCCCTATACCATTACCGACCGTAGCCGCCGGATTCGCCTGATCAGCTACGCCGTAAGTATTGCTGCCATCAGATATCTCAGTACCAGTAAATATGTGCTGCCCATTAAGAGTGCCACTTAAACCAGCACATACTACTATAAGCGAACCTGCCGGTACACCGCCTACACCTACAGTAATCGACAAAGTACCACTGGCTACAACGCTAGCAGCTGAATTAGTCCCGATACTGACAGGGGTTGCCCACGCCATGTAGGCTTAACTCCCCCACTAAGACTGGAGCGACAGCAGCAACCCAACCCAGTCGCGGCTGACGCCCAATGTCGGCGCATAGACTACTTGGCCCCCTGTAGACTGAAGATAGCCAGCATAGATCGAGAAGTTGGTGGTTGTTTGCGTATTTAGGTTGCCGAGATTGGACCAGCCGGTCGGCTGGGTGAACCCATCCGAAGACGGGCCAGCGACTCCGACAACCCCTATACACCAATTGTTTGCCGGTACATTATTGAGGGCAACGTCTGGCAGCGTCGATGTGCCAATGCCGCTAGAAGAGGCCTCAACGATGCCGGATAAAAAGCCGGTCGCAGAAAAGGCCGCCGCTCGACCTGAAAATACCGCCGTTGGTGGGACCAACAATATTCCCGCGTTGACGCTCAACGCGAGTGAACTTGGCACCTGAAATACTATGATGTTTGCAGTGCCTGTACTCTCGGCAGCAACAGCACTGTAAACGTTCCCAGCGGGGTCAGTTGGCACCCCGTTGCCGCCTAGTAACGAACTCCCGCCATAGGCAACCCAAAGCTGGTGCCCGGCTGAAATACCAAGAGCGTTGGGAACTACGATGGAGAGTGATGCAACATTGTTACCATTTGCCGATCCAATCGCGGAGGGTGTAAAAGCCATGTTACTTTGGCGAATATCCCCTAAGCTCCGCAATGACCTGACTAATAACTTCGCTCCAAGCGTGGGCCTTTCGCTGCCTGAATATCGTAACCGACGGATACCATGGTGACTTCGTAACCCATCGACCACCTTCGGCCTCGGCTGCCATCCAATGCCAAGAAGCAGCCGGTCCATGGCGTAGTACCCACACCGGCATACCCATCGCGCCGCCGAGGTGAGCAATGCCAGTATCACACGCTATTAATAGATCGCACGTCGATAAAATGTCAGCAGTCTCTGCAAAGCTTGGCCCTGGAAGATCTGGTTTCTGCCGGTCTACTGGAAAATCAAATAAGTGCCAGTCAATAGCGTTACCGAACGACTCTATGATCTGCTTTGCATCATCCCAAACGAGGCTTTTACGCTGATAATATTCATCTTCCCAGATGCCGTCGCGTCGACCTGAACGCCAACAAAAACCAACTTTAAGCTTCTGTCGCATCTGATTAGGTCTCAAGTCATCCCACGTGCCTCGCTGAGCCTGAAGATACGGGTCAGTCCATTGGCAATTATCTGTAGTGGTGCCGAAAGCGGCAGGAAAGCACATCGATGGCATATTGACATCAAAATCTTCGATGCCGATCGAACCTGGGTAATCTACAGCGCGTGGTATAATTTTAACACCATCAAACTGTGGACTCTGCAAAAACAAATCCACCAATTTAGGGTCTACTTCAAACTGCACATGATGACCGAGATCGCGCAGTATCGGTACATAACGCGCCATGCAGATGGCGTCTCCAAAGCCCTGCTCACTCTGCACTAATACTCTGCATGGAGATGTGTCCACTTCCCAGCGAGGCTTAGAAAAACGAGTGTTGGCTGCCCCGACACCGGGTATCTTCATCGCTAGGTCAAACCTGCGGCCGTGGTCCAGCCAACCCTCCGCATAGCGGCCAAGGGACAATAGGTTCTCAGCACGGTTCCAACGGCACAGCGCATCGTCAGGAGTGCCCACCTCCAGGGCCTCGTCAAATAACGCAATGCTCTCTTCAAAACGACCGTCACGAGCAATGGCGACGCCCCAGCCAAGCAACGCCTCACCGTGGCGGTCAGGATGCTCGTCTATGACCTTCTTGTAGAGCCGAACAGATTCATCAAATTCTCCAAGATCGGCCGCCAACTGCGCTGCGAGCAGGTCAGTCATCCCAATGCGTGGGCACTGCTGTGCTGTCGACATGGCAACAGCAGCCTCTTCGCGGTTCCCAAGTCGACGGTGGACTTCCACCAACGAGCACCAAGCCCGTGGGTTGTCTGGAAACATCTTGGTGGCTACCCTGGCCTCGTGCAGAGCAAGCTCAGTAAAGTTGATCGGCAGCAGCGCATGGTATATGTAGTCCATGCGATACTCGATGCAGAGAGGGTCCGCGATCATCGCCTGTATGAACAGATCTGAAGCGGCGCCAACGTTGTGCCGAGACATCGCCTCGGCCGCCATAAACCGACACGCTTCGCCGCGGGCCACACGCTTGGCTGAGAAAACCTTACGATCGGTATCGTCGATCTTCTCGGTCAAACCCATGATAGCGCCAACGAAGCCACGCGCGCCGCTCCAGTGCCCGTGCTCAATATACCGTCTTGACGCCGAGACGAGCTGAAATATGTCGTACTGCTCTATCAGCTCCGGCTTTGATCCACTGCCCTTGGGTGTTATGACTGCGTAACCCTCGTCCTTCATCCAGATATGCGTATCGTGCGTGCCACAGAACCGGAACAGGTATGAAGCCCCCTGATCCAGCATCATCATGGTAGACACATCATCCACTATGATCACAAACTGGCCGTTATGTACGTCCCAGGTATCTGCAATGGCTTGGAATTCAGCCATCAGTGGTAGCGCCACGTCTTCTTGGTCGTCTTTAACGACGTATGGATCGCCAAAATAATCAGAGCCAGGCCAGTGGGCGTCCAACCAGAACACGAAGCCAGTCCCGTTCGGATAACTCTCAATGTGTGGGCCTAGCGTGCTGCCACTGTTCCCTTGAACTATGCGGACTCGTGAATCGGAACCAAATATGGGTCTAGTGACGTTTATGAGTCTCTCATCGTACTCAATAGACGAGAGCCTGCTGAACTTGTGCTCAGCCGCGTAGCCCAGAGACACGCCAGCACCAACTCCAGTCTCTACAAAGCAGGGGTATTGCTCGACCAGTTCGTCTGAAAACTTAAAGCGTAGAAGGCAGCCCATGGCTTACGCGTCTATCCTCATTTGATGAGCTACATTCTTTAGCCACAAGCGTCGCCAGATAAACAGCAATATTCTTTGTTGCGGAATACCACATTTACCGCATACCCTAACGCAAGGTGCGCGATAATTCCACACATGGTCCCACGGCCAGCACGCAGTTGGGTCAAGCCAAAACTTTCTTACCCACAACGGGTATTGATAATCACCAACCACCATTACGCGTTCGCCTTAAACCACTCTTGCCACTCAATCTCAGCCAGCTCAGCTGGCTGAGGATCGATGGTAATCTGATGAAAACCATGGAGCTTTGCGGCGGCCGCCATTTCATCACGTTTTTGTTTACCCTTATCGGCTGCAACTTCCATGCTCTTCTGCATTGCAATGTTGCGGTCATAGGCCAACGCAAACGTCTCACCACCACTGTGCGGTTCATCGTTGCTGGCACGGTGCATCTCCTGCCACACTCTCACGACCGCACGACGCCACTGAGTATAAGACCCGCCCGCGTACTCTTCGATCGCCGCTGCGCCAGCTGCGATCATCTCTGGAGTTATGGAGCTCTCTTCATCATTATCCACTGATTAACCCGACCTCCTTGAGTTTAGCTAATGAGTCCACATCACGCCGAAGATCCTCGGCGCTCATGCGCTCCTTGATCTTTGCCATCTGCTCAAATCTGTAGATACCCTCCTCCATGGGAAGGCACGCGCTCAGTCGCATGCACGCAGCGCATATGAGCCCGCCGCAGTGCTTACACCACCCACTCCCGTCATCACCGACCCTCACACCGTGCGGCAGCTTGACATGCACAGTACAAGGCCAGTGCTGGCACTGAAACACATCCTTCAACACTACTGTGTCACGACCCCATCCCTTTGGTGGAGTGCGCAGTTCAGTCTGGCTACCAGGCTGCTGCTGTCTTGGCCGGTGCGGTGCGTCGAAGTTATAGTGGTGACCGTTTTCGACGCGCCAGTCACCTCGACGTGCATCGAACTGACTGGCGTCGTCTGAACGGTCAAAAATGAACTTGTGGATCACACTCCTGGGCGGAGCGCTCGCATCCCAGCTCATTCCAAGAACAACACCTGCCCGACCATGCTCGCAGCGTAACCAGACGCGATTGACTGCACGCGGAAGTCGAGCCCACTGAGGCTGGTAGCCGGCATTGTCAGTAGATCATAGGTCTCCAACGCACGCCAGCGGTATGTGCCGCGCTGGTTCTGCGCTTCCTGTACCAGACTAAGACCAGCACCGGCAGCAGAAAGCGCCGCCAACTCAGTAGTTATATTATTGAGGTAGATGCAGAGAGCCGCGTCATCCGCAAGGTCGTTCAGGTTAGGCGCGACAGCCGTGCCGGCAAGCAATGACGTGGTGATGAATCTCGACACGTCGTAGTAAACTTGCGAGTCTGTAGAGGACAGCGAACCGTACTGACCAAAATTGTACTCGTAGATATTGACACGTCGCGCTCGCACCGCAGAGCTGGCAAAGAGCACGCCGGTGCTCTTAAACGCGGTCGAAACTGTGGACTGCAATTGAATAGCCTGATAGCGTGGCATCTCAAATCATCTCCTCAGAGTGTTCTAGCTACCGGTGATAGAGAATCCAGACTGCGCAACGCCGGAGTTAATGGCGTTCGCCTGTGTCGGGGTTATAGTAAAGTCAGTGTACGTGTCCGCAGCTGTGCCGCCAGTGCTCTGCAGCAAGTTACTAGGGAGCGTGGCACTTGAAAGTTGAAACCCACCAGAATTAGTTCCACCAATAACTAGTGTGCCGGTGAAAGCTTCAGTTGGTGTAAGCATTGGAACAGAGATCGCGCCAATAACTCCATTCGGAGTTCCAGCCGTAAAGGTGGTTGGCGATATCGTTATAATACCAATGACATTCTGAAATCCCAGACCGAAAAACCTAAACGCCATCATTCACGTCGCTAAGCATGATTCTATATCGTCCGGCTGGCCACCTCATTGTGGAACTTCCTGCACAGGCATCCAGTGCGTCGGCTCCCACCTCCAGTTCGGATTCTGCCGACCCATCCCTCTTTCAAGCGCCAAGTTGAATGTGTACCAGCAACCGTTTTCATGATCATAGGTAGTTAGCATAGGCAGCTTATGACCTCGCCGACAAGCCCAAATCCAAATATCATCTTCATCGGACTTTGCAATTGGCGCTGTCTCAATCGGCTGCCAACCCGCTTCCATTGAGGTACTGCTCATATCGCCACCGGCATATCAGTATTAAACACAGGCGGGCCAATCTTACGGTTTGTCAGATCCTCCGTGACCCGATAGGCGTCATCCTGAGTAACGCGATAACGATTGATCTCAACGATCGGAAACGACACTCCGGCAGACAGTATCAACTGGCGAGCTATCTCACGCGCCCTAAACTGAAAATAGCTGACTTCCCACTCAATCACCTTCTTCTGAGCCAACGCGGCCAGCTCGACCTGCGGCCGGTGCTCATCCCTGATTATCGGTGCACCCATGATCCCTATATTGCCAGTGGACGCAGAGTAATCGAGAACATAGTCCATCAGATCAGAGATGCCATTGTTGCGCAGCCCGTAAGAGATCATCTTGACTCGCTCAGACGCCAGCTGTATGTGCGTCATAGAAGACGGTGTGCGTAAAGGTATCGCCTGCAGTGCTCTGGTGGTGTTCGGCAAAATCTCAATCGCAACGTAAGAGGGGATAGTGTTCGTCGGCACCAAAAACGCCGGAAATACAGGCACTGAAATGTTGACCAACGAATATGGCGGAATATTCGTCATCATCGATAGCCAGATCGGCAAGCTATTGCTTACGACCCGTGACTGGTCAAATGATGATAGATCGTCTACCAGCTGCGCTTCAAAAGCGGGGTAGACTGCGTCTCCAACGTAGTGAAAGATATTTGCCTGACGATAGAAACTATTTCTGGCACCGAACGTGAAATTGAACGAACCCATGGGAGTCGTCCATTGACCAACATAGATCACATTGGGCGCAATCTCGGCAAACGCTTGGATCTCGGTCTCGGCCGTGAAGTCCACCGAACGCACCACGATCGTCTCGTCGGCGACTTGAGAACCCACCGAGGCGTAGTGAAGCGAACCATCGACAACGACTGTATCAGCAGAAGTCAGCCCGTTCTGTGCTATCTGAACCGGGGTGAGCAGGTTCGCATTGATCCAAAATGCGAACCCGTCAACTGGCAGAACCTGACGCACATATGGCACAAACGACACCTGCTGGTTCTGACCCAGCGTGTCGACGCCAGCCACCAACGCGTCGTGTATCGGACGCGTTGGCAGCGACTCTGAAATAGTGGCCATTTACAGCTCGGAATCACACTGTAAATCGACCGCAAGACGACTTTGTCTAGCTTGTGTCAGGTCTTCGGCGTGAACGTTGTGTCCGCAGCGTCGGCATTCACCGAGGTGGCGAAAGGAGGACCAACAGTCACGCTCACTGTGTCCGTAATGTTCAAACTGGCGCTGGAGACAGTCCAGCTAGTGGCACCATCCGCTACTGGAGTGGTGTCGACGTCAGTCATATCCGAATTGAACGCCACTGTAGCGATGGTCGGATCTGCTGAAACCACCATTGCGTCAGCAGGAGCTGGCACCGTACCAGCGTCATCCGCCCACTTGATGGGAGTGTGAGCCACATGGTCATCGGTCATCGTGATAGTACCAGGCATCAAAGGGCCTCCATCTTTGGGTGAAAAACGAGTAACGCAGATCTGGACGCTAGTCGCCACGCGAGGTGGCGGTGTCACGTCAACAGTAAATGTTCCAGTCAACGGACCGAGTGCAAATGTACCGGTCACTACTACGAACGGGGGTACCACCACATCTACACGCGGGATTCCGTCCATCATCACACGTTCATGGCCGGACTGAGTCATTCGGTGGTGATCAGCCATCGCGATTTAACGACACTCATAGGGATGATATCTGCACCATTCCTCATGATGACGCCAGTCCTCACGACGGCGTTCCCGTTCGCGCCATTCGTATTCTTTGTACCCGTGCTGAAACCTGTAGGAATTACAGCGATAATCCCACCAAGGGCAATTCTGGGCAAGAATAGTGGGCGCAGCTACCATGATGCTCAGAATGATCAACGCTGTAAAAAATATAATATTCTTCATTCTTCGACGCTCGCGACAAAGTGACTCTGATACTGCCCCGTGTCAATGAAACTGGGTCGCTCTGGATTGGACTTCAAGTAAGGGCGCTTCATCCGGTGGCTTACCCCGGCCAGTGCTGCCTGCGTTGGAACACCAGGCACACGGCCGTCCATCTCGCGATTGTCGAGAAACGCGCGAAACATCTGCTCGACACCAGACAGGTCGCCAGCAGCGAACATCGAGTTAGAAGATGGAGCACCCATCAGCAGATTGTCGATCTTACCCTGAAGTGCCTCTTCTAGTTGACCGACTATATCGTCTTGGTGATTATCCCAAAAGAAAGCCATAATACCGTACCTGGCTTCAAGAATCTCAGCAACGTCACCAGTGGTCACGCTACCTGGACCTGAATACGGCACGTCATTGACGCCGAAAACAAGCTTGGTCATCGGTTAACTTTTTGTAAACTCCACCAACAGTGGTATACGCAGAGTAAACATCAAAGTAACGAATAAAGGTTATGCCGCCCTCGACAAACTGTCCCCCATTTACCCTCACGTTCCATGTTACTTCAGGATCATTTATAACCTCTATGTCACTGTAACCATTCTCTCTGAGAAATTCTATAAACTCACCAATATTCTGATAGCTCAACTGATGCCCCATATGTTAGGTCCATATTTTTGAGCTAATGCGAGGTACGCCTGCCCATATGGAGTCTTCAGCAACTGTAGGTCACCAAGCGTTAAATTCTGCAAAAACTGCGGGTTTAGCAATCCGACGCTCGTACTTACGTCACTAGAACTGGTCACGACACCAGGTGTGAAGCTGGTCATCTTGTAATTAGACCTGGCATTAGCCCAGAATGTTTCCGTGACTGTGGCGCTGAGGATGATGAACGGCTGATAGTCGATTGGCAGTATAATGCGGTTTTCATCATCCGTCGTGATGCGCACCTGATCATCCTGCGTCACGCGGTCTGTGTAGACTGGGTTGGGCACCGTCTGTTGGACAGTAGCAGTACCGTAATTAGTCTTCAGCGGATACTGAAACTGTGTGGTGGACAGGACCGAGTTGACTACGATGGGACCATTATAACCATTTGGCGACACACCAGTCACCACCATCGGATCTCCGACCAGTACACCATTCGTTGTGTCTGTGGTTATTGTCACCAAACCTGCAGACCAAACGAGGGCACCAATGCCGTATGACACATCAGGCACGAACTCAATAAGCAGCGCACCGGCAAGATTGTAGACAGCCTGAGAGTACACCGACCACGTGCCTTGAATACTGGGAATAACCCCCAGATCTGCATTAACGATCGCCAGAGCACGGTTGAACGCATATGTGATCCAAGGCGTCGTCACTGGCAGATAGCTCGCTGGCACGCCCATGATATTCTGAATGAAGGTCAAAAAACCTTGGATTGTGGGCGGGTTAGGCGGGATGAAACCAGGGTTTAAGGAGGGTTCAATGAAGGTCATTCTCGTTTTCTATATGTTTTATTACTACCCTACGCGTCGGCAAATCAGGCGTACCCTGTTCCTTATTAAGACTAAGCATCTCTCCTAACGTCAATGTTTTGTTTAGCCACTCACACCAAATAAGCCGATTAAGCGATCTTTTCGTTCTCTTGAGGGGAGCTCTTCGTAGCTCTATTATTTTGACAAAGTCCATGGAAGGTCCATCTCCAGGATTTTAAGGAGAGCTCGATAAACGTCATACCCATCCAAACTTACGCATTATATGAAAAATCCCGGTGGTCTGTGCAAATAATCTTCGATGTACTTGCGAAGCAGTAAGTTGCATCTCCCTTGCTATGACTCCACAATTAAAGAACCATGTATACAACGAGGCCGGGTGATCAATGTAAGTACACTCGATACAAATCTCCTCCATCAACATGGAACTACGTTGGCGACGCTTCTGACGAGTTGGAATATCGCGCATTAAATATTAAGCTGCGACCCTACGTCTCGAAGAACGCACGTTGCGCGTTGGACGCGGTCGATCCTCTTCACTGCGAACGACCGTGAAACCTTGGCTAGTCTCTGGTCCCTCGAACTGCTCGGGCCGAGACATCTCCTCAACAGAAACGTCCAGCTGCTTGAGCTGATCCGGCATCTGGTTCTCAAACAGGTTGCGCTCAATGTACTCGTTGGTCGCAATCGCAGCGTTGCGCCTAGCCTCAATTCCGCGGTCGTTCAGCACACCGCGGTACTTCGCCACGAGGCGCTGCATCTTCTCAAATGGCACTGGTTTGTCGATAGAATACGCCAAGCCGTAAAAATGACTGCCTCGCAAAGCCTCGTCAGCACCGACGAGTCCGTAAGGCTGGTGCTGAGCCAAGATCGAATCGAGAGCTGGCTGCTGAAGATCCCTCCCAGGGCCAGGCACCTGCGTCTGAGAGCCGATCTGGATCGTTTGAGTGTAGTGACGCGGTGCCTCTGGTAACCAGTACGCAAACTCCCACACCTGGGAAGTGACGTTGGCAACGTAAAGTTTCGGCACTTGTACTCCTTTACTGATATTGTGCAGAGATAATCGTGATTGCCTCTGGCCTGATGCCCCACCCAGACGAGGTGCGGATCTCACTAGTGATGTCGATGGCACCACCGGCAATTGGAACTGGGATCTCACGAGGCGCTGGCATGTCGGTATAGAGCAGTGTGCACGCTGCCATCGACGGCGTGAGGGACGCGAACTCATTCGTATTGATAGCATTCGCCACCGGCCGCTCAACCTCGGGCATAACGAGCAGAATCGCGTCTGTCCCGCCAGCACCTTTGCCGATCAGCGTGTCGTCGTAACACCAGAACACCGTATCACCGTTATCCATAGCGATGTCTTTGACCGTACCGGCTGTGGTGTTAGTGCCAGCACCAGTGCGTTGAAACTGAACGAGCTGGACGATGTCCGCATACTCAATTTGCTGGCCATCCCGCTGGGGCATCAGAAAGACGAACGTACGGCCAATGCCGAGTTGGTTGGTGCGCGCCTTCATCAAACCGATCTGGTTCGTTAAGAAAAAGGCCAACTGCCCTGCATCATAAGTAACAATCGTCGTATCGCCAAGCGAGTCAGCCGGCAATGTGATCGCAGTAGCACCCTGAGCGTTGAGAAAACCCTCACCATTCACCGGGTTGTACCCGTACAGCAGCGCATTGCGCATTAGCTGAAAGTGCCCCTGACGCATCGCCAAGCGGTGCGCATCAACGATCGAGTAACCCCAGTTGCCAGCCGCGGCAGTGTCGTGGTGGTCGTACTCCGCACGCACCCTCTGGAGATATGTTGCAGTGCCAAGCAACTGGCTAACCACAGTACAGCTTGGGAGCACATTCGCAGCAGCCTGACTGGCGGCTACGCGAGTGCGCACGTCAATGCGCTTGGCGTAAACTGCCAAGTCCCCATCACCCAGCCTGACTCTCGGTGCACCCCCAGGCAGGGTATCAAACGCTCCACTGGCCTGGTTGTAAGCCACGACCATCTCTGGTTCCATGTAGTGCGGATTCACCGTCAAAAATGCCGGCGCAATAGTGGCCATTGGGCTACCTTTCCATAATCAATAGCGGAAATCCTCTAAAAATCCGCGTGATGGTTTCAACAAAATTTTCAGCACGGCAGCCGGCTAAGGATGCGACGGTTTTCAGGAGTACAGTCCCTAGCCGTGCTGAAGCCACAAAACTCAAATAGTGATGATCGCTACGGTTCCACTGTACAACCAGCTGGCAAAGTTAGCGATGGGGTTATAGTTCACCACCATCGAATTGCCTGACAGGATCGAATCAACGTGGACATTGAGGGCACCTGTGCCGTAGTTGAGCACTGGAGAACCACCAATGGTGCCAAACACACCAGCAGCCGCTGGTGCAGCCAGCACAAAGTGCTGGTTATCGGTAAACGCCGAGACCGCAAAGTTGGTGTTGATTACCGCAGCACCACCAGTACCGCTGTTCGTGGCGCCAGAGATATTCACCAGATCGCCAACACCAGCAACCGGACTCGGCACAGTCATGACGATCGTGAGTTGACCGCCATTGGTACTGGCCCACACGGCAGAGGTAATGGCGAAGGTCGCGGTGCTCGCGTCGTAGGGCTGAAGCACCTGGTTGTTGAAGTCCCACGAGACCGGCTGGTCGACGTTACCGCCGTCGAGACTAATGAGCGACGGGTCGCACGCCACAACAATCTGCATGCCTGAGCCCAACCTGGCGTAGTTAAACGTCATGCCTGACGCCGACATCGGCACAGCGGACTGCGTGCTGACCGCCGCGTTGTACGACTGATTGAACAGCGAAAACCCGCTGAGAACCTTGGTCGACGGTACTGAGTAGGCCAACGTGGTGGCACGACCAATGATCGCCCCAAGGTGGCTAGTCGGCGCGGTTGTCGACGGTGGGTCAGTCGGGATAAACTCATAAATCCCGACACCACCCCACATCGGCAGTGTCTCGGTATACGCGACAACGCCACCACGCAGCTGAAAGCGGGTTGAGGGGTTATCCATGAACGTCCCTTGGACCGCACCGTCAGTCTGGACGGTGAATGCGCCAAAAGCGTTATTGGTGTTGATGTAGTTAAAGGGAAGAACGGCGACCATCGATTAAATCCTCTTCTGAAAACTCAACCGCTTGGCAGCTCGGCCAGGAGCCATAAACGGTAGCCAGCACGCTATCGCGTCGCCGACAAAGGTTGACTCTTCCCCGCCACCCGGCCGACGCTTGACCACTTCCCGCAATGTCATCGGCGGCAAGTCGGTGGGGCTGCGCGCGGCTTGAACTGCATCGGCGTAAATCATCGTCAATGCGTTCTCGAATGCACCGCGATCGGCCTTGGCCACTGCAGCCAAGTCAGTCTTGGCCCAGATCTTGCTGTGTTGCTGGAGCTTGCGGGCCATCCTGATCTGATACGGCAGTAACCGCTCACCCTGCAATGGAGGCGGAGCCTGCTGACCAAACTGGGCAAACACAGAGTCAGCCCTGGCTTGCGCATCTGCAAACGCTGAACGCAACTCATCGCTCGGGTCTTTAACCTTACGCGCAAGAGCAGCTACTGCCGACTTGATCGTGTCCATGTCCCTTTTCAGGATCGAATCAGCGCGTTTGCGATCGTCATCATCGTCATCGCGCTTGCGGTCGTCACGGGACATGGAATCGTCATCGTCCTCATTATCATCGTCGCGAGCCCTACGATCATCGCGCTTGCGGTCATCGTCGCGAGCCCTACGATCATCGCGCTTGCGGTCATCGTCATTGGACGTCTCAACTGCCTTTGGCGCACCCATGCCTTCGAAGTCCTCAGGGGACATCTCGTCGACACGGCACGAGTGGTCACGAGCACTCTCATCGTCGCGGCACATGATAGAATCGAGACGGTGCTTGCGTGCAAAAGCGTCGACGCGCTTACTGTGGGCGGCCATGCTCTCATCGTCGCGGCGATGGAGGTGGTGAGACGCATCGTCAGCGCGTTTATCCTCACGCGCCTCCTCAGCCTCGTGCTCCTCTTCCTCAGCGAGCTTCTTCAGTTCGCTGGCCTGACGCTCCTCGAGCTCCGCCTCTTCCTCGGTGTCGTCTTTCTTGGAGTCGTAGGCGTCCATGCGCTTGGACAAGTCATCCATGCGCTTCCCGTGGGCGTCCATCTTCTTGTGGGCACTGTCGAGATGTGCCAAGATCTTGTCCAACTTCGTGTCGCTCGAATTAGCATCGTCACGAGCGTCCTCTTCCATCTTCTCTTCTTTCTTGTCCTCTTCAGCCATACCACCTTCTCCGTTGCTCACGTCCACACCACTGGGCGGACCTTGTTTATCCCACGTGCCAAGCTCGCAAATCGCCAAGTGGTCGAGGAGCGTGGGCTTCCCCTCGATGAGCAAATGTTTACCGTCCTCCATAGTGACGGTATCGTTGTCGTCTGGATCTTTGAATACAACCGCAGGTGACGTACTGGAAACGTGATCACGCATGTATCGCGCAGCGCGCTCGTCAAGTATCCTCGCGACGCCCCATACTTCTTCCGGTTTAGCTTTTGAATTCGCTTCAAGAAATGCACCATCTGGGATGAATGGGAGCACGACGGAGCCAATATTTCGGTCGGCGTACTCCTCACTGTTGAGCATGAGCCCTGGTGGGTGCTCAACGATGACCGGGAGACCATTACAGCGCGCGAGGAAGTGGTCGTTGAGGTAGAGCGAAGAGTCACGCCAGACGTACTCTTTGAGCTGCTGACGGTACGCAGCACCAGTCCCAGTGATGCGTAGCGCAAAGTACCACGAATTGGCAAACTTCTGCGGCGACGCTAGTTCACCATCGCGGATAGCTTGGGCAATTTGCGTCTCATCCATATCGGCGCGTCGCAGTGCAACTGCAACACCTGGATGAAGAGGGGTTGGGAGAGGCACATTACTACTTTATGAGTTGAACTCAACAGTCATTGGTCACCTTGTAAAGCGCTTTTGCCAAATCCCGCCAATAGCACGATTAGTAATCCACTCAGGTTTGATTACACCTTTATATTTATAAGCGGCAGTCGCAGTCATATCCTCATTCAGTCGAGTCCCCACAGGGAATTCAACTTGAAAGACTACTGGCTCTTTACCAATCGCTGTTGCTGAATTTGCGTAGCGATTAGCTGTGCCTGGGTCAAAAGTGACATGCGCATGAACTCCTGTCTCATGAACTCCTGGAAGTCCAGATTGTCGCCCTGAGCCTTCTGGAGTGATCCCCTGCTTAAGGATCGAGTGCATATTTTCCTCGGAAGTGCCATGATAAAATTTCTGACCTTCTTCTGTAACAAGAATTTCAGAAAACTTACCATCTTTATCGCGTGGATGCTCACTCTCTACAAACTCAGAATCAGCTCGCGTGTCAACCCACTGAAACGCGTCGTGCTCCTCGTTGAGAACCGGGTCAAACCTCTCCGGCACGTGCTGCCTGAATAGAGTGAAGTCAACACCATCGCGCACACGTCGCGTCCAGGGCTCCAGATCACCATAGTAATGCGTGCCAACTTCCTCGATCGCTTCACGTCGCGCAGCGTCTTCAACTGTCTCGTCGCCCTCAACGCCACCACCAGGGAACGCCCACTCGCCTAAATGGTCAGAGGCGTTGGCGCTGCGGCGAAGCATCAGCACCGCGCCATCTGGAGCGACGAACATGACACCTGCAGCGCGACAAATAGCATTATCTACTCTGCCACGCATACCATCAACCATTCTAACGCTAACTACTTTTACACCATCTTTCTTATACCGTTTATCTATTACAAAACGACTACCTCGTGGCAATAACACCTCATCTTCTTCACCGCCATGAGCTAAATCATACTTCCCAGTGTCAATAACCTTGGAACCTACTGGCACATGTATTTCATAAACCACACCAACTTTACTTTCCTGAGTGTAAGCACGTGCATTTTCAAAATCAGTGGAAGTAGATGAATACCCCTTTTCCCATCCAACTGTATTTGGTTTATCACCTAAAACCGAAGTTGGCATTCCGCGATAGAGAACCATCGGTTTAGTAGTAGGAGGTGCACTGGCAAAGATCGCATCGATACCTTTCACTGCCTCTTTCTGCTCACCAGTTAAACCAGACTCACGCCGTAAACCAGCATTTATCTGATGAGAATGCAATTCACTCCCCGGCTCCTTTGAAACATAATTACTTAAATGTTGTTCTTCAGGAGTGAATTTTCCACTACTACCGCCACTAGATGTAAACTGTCCCCCTTTACTTGAGCCCTCTGGATTACGCGGATGATCCTGCTCGTTCCACCCATCAATCCGTGCCAAAATAGCGTCTATATTAGACTTATTCTTATCAACAAACATTAAACCACCGTCGCCGCGGTACGGCTTACGATGGTCGTGTGCATTGACGAGTATCTCCTTTGGTATTGGCTTATCACCAAACGCCTCGCATGCCCATCCCTGACCAGGAACAACCCCAACCAGACGACCGCACGCGAAGCACTGCGGTGAGATGCCTGTGGACAACTAATGGTCGCCTACTTGGCAACTCCGTAGACGATGCATCCAGTACCACTTTCCTCCAGGTCGGGGATGACACTGTGGCTAACGACGGCAGGACAGGCCACCAATACGCGACCCTTGACCACGCTTATGTCGGTAACGCGGCCCCCTGCCGAAGTTATGTTCACGGCGACCGCACCGCTCATCATTGAGAAGAAACCATTTTTTACTGTTGCGGCAACATCGGCAGAAATGCCATTGCCGACGCCGCTGATCGAAAACCCGTTGAGGTCGATCGTGGATAGCCCCAGCGCCTTCAAGCAATACTTGCCTGGAGTAGAAGCAGTAAGGTCAGCCTCCAATACGTAGGACCCACCGGACAGCGTCCCGCACGAGTTGACGGCGATTGGGTCTGCCATTGCAATGGCGGGCATCGATAGTCCAGCCAGTAGTACGAGTATTGTTTTGATCTTCACTGTATTCCTCCTATCAAGCGTAGCCTATGTCCGAACCAAGCTGGCTATAATTCAGCATAGCCAGCTCCTCGAAACTAATATAACGATCCTCGAAGCGGTCAAAAACGCCCCAAGCGCCTTCTGAACCTCGCGCCACATAGCGACGATTGGTCACAGTATCTACAGACTTGTCATCAGGATCGTATGTTGTAGCGACCCACACAAAATTCAAACGGGCATTCAGCGCGTTCTGGTTACTAGCTCGCAAGAAATCCCTCCATTTCAGCTACTTGCAACGACGCCGCGTGGCCAAGACGCAACGCAGCAAACGTCTCAGCGCCCCACTCATCTGGGTCCACCATCGCGTACCCAGAAGCCGCAATCGCTGGATTGCTCAGGACTGCCGCGTGACCTGACTCCGCAAACTCTGCACTGCCAGCCAACGATAAGGCCAATACATGCCAAAACTCGTGAGTTAAAACATGCTCCGGCTCGCCCATCCCTCCGTGCCAAAGCGGCATTCCAAACGGGAGTGCCTCGCGACCGAGCTTTGCAGCTTCGTCAAATACCGCACGGGGTCGCGTAAACCACAGCGCATTAAGCACCAAATCACGGCCATCAGCGTGGGCCAACGATCGGTCGCCCTCGCGTTCAAATAGTCTAACCTCGCCAAGTTTGGCGACTGGATAAACCTTGTCCAGTGACCCCAAGATTGTCTCGATGGGTCCGAGGAAGTCGCGGTGGAAACCAGAACTAATGTTCAACGCAGTAGCAGTCTCATATGGAGGTATTGGCGCGGCACGCCATCAGCCTAGGGGGGAGAGACATTAGACGTATAAAGGGAAAGCAGGAGTGCCGGATTTGCTTTCCCTGCCGCGCCAATTCAGTTCCCGTAGTAAGATACATCAAGTATCGGCGACCCTGTGGCTGCAATGAACTGTATGGCCTGCAAGTTCGATGAGTAAACCAAATCACCGCCAGACGCAATCAGCATGCCAATAGTGGTCGTGGGTGCAGTGCCATCATCACGCCAGCGCACTGACGATGCCTCCGACACTATGTAGGCCATCTTCGCGCCCACTGGCGGCGTCAGATTGGTCGCGGAGGCTAGCGTCGCAGCAAGGATCTGCTGGTAACCCAACGCTCGGCCGGTTACTGGGAGTGAAAACATCTATCCGACGAACCCTTTGCACGGGAGGTAGTTGGCGCCATCGTTGATCTTCAGGTCATCTTTCTTAGAGCCACAACGCGAGCAATACTCCCAATTTGGCTCAGAGCCAGGCGCAATGAAAGTAACAAAGGTGTGGTCTTTGTTGGATATAATCTTCGCGACATCTGCGTCTAATGTAGACCGCATGCTCTCAACTATTCAACGTATAGCTGAGGATCGAGCCTGGAAATGGCTTGCGCTGCTCGTGGTACTCAATTACGCGATCGATGTCGCTAATTACTTGCTCTTTAACGGAGCGATCCATGCCATTGGGCGCACCGGTCTCGGACGTGTTCACCGGCTTGCTGTTGACAGTCTCTTTCAACACGCGGAACTCATTAGCCACCGCGCGGCCAAAGTCAGATTTCGCAGCCATTTATCAACTCTTCTCTGACAATCCAACTGCGCGAAGGAACTGGCGGGCCAAAAGTGTTACATCACTTTCTACCGGTGAAGGTGTTGCCAGTACGCGCCTAGCAACTGCAACTGCACGATCGCGCTCTACAGTGGCAGGACCGCGGCAGTCTGGTAGAATTTCCAATGACATCATAGGATGATAACCATATCCCAAAGTCATGCAGCCCTCTTTACCCTCTCAAGCTCGTCGCGTCCACGCTCGGTCAACATTTCCGACGGGAGAGCACGCAGCGAGTGAAACCATTCGTAGGTGCAGTGGCAATCTACTTCCTCACCAGGCTTGGTGATCTCGTCTGTGTAGCCATTGGGTCCTGAATTCATCAGCCCTCTGGCTAGCGCCCAATTCCCACGAACCGCGTAAACACGTCCGTCGCGCTGCTTGTGCTCCTCGCGCGGGTACCGCGTATAGTGCCGGTGCCAACGACCAGCCAATGCACCACCATCTACAGCCAGTATCTCGCTCAGGTTGGCGGCTAGCTTGTGGCTCTGGTCTGTAGCCACGCGACGTTCAATGAACGAGAGCGCCGCCAACGATTGGCGCATTTCCTTCTTTACTGGCACCCGATCGACTGCGCCAGAGCCGCCGATCGGGATAGAAGTAGCCCACCCCGAAAAACGCTGTAGTGTCTTCTCAATAGCTTGGTTACGATTCATCCGTATCAGGTTTGCAGCCGTCACAATGCGACGATCTAGCTCACCACGCAGCGCAGGCCGCACGCGCTCAAGCGTAAAGCGTTGAACACTTGGATGGTGGCGCAGCATCTGACCACGATCGACCATCCGTTTATATACTGCCTCAAGCGCCTCACGAATTTTGGTCGCTGCCTCGTGATCTGAGATGATCTCCGCGCGGGCAGCATTGCGCAACTGTAGTAACCAACCGTCGAGGCGCTCTTGGCTGTCAAAGCCGTGTTCTGTGAAGTCGGCCACTGCAGCAGTTATAGTTTGGTAGAAAGACTGAGGTTGACGGCGACGAGAAATCAAGTTCCTTGGGTGCCCATGGTGGGTTGTGTAGTTTAGCTAGCCGCGCGCCACATCTGCCCTCAGTGATTTCTCAAACGAGTTCGCGTTGGCGGCTCCGGTGCGCGCGGGGACACATATGCAACATGCACCGGGACCAAAAGATTTCCGTCGTCCAGCTGAGCGTGCAGATCGCCAGGCAATTCCTTGGTGGTCGCGGGCTTGATAAACAGGGCTGTCATGTGGCACCTCGCGAGAATCAACGCTTCAGAACTCAAGCAATTCCCATAGGTACCCATCTACATAGCTCGCAGCATCATCAACGCCTCGCTGCATGCAGCACGGTCGCCAACTGGCTCACGTTCGCAGCTACCGAGTCACGACCAGAGAACGGCTTACTCGGTGCGGCGTTCTCAGCCTCCTCAAGCCCTCCCTCACCCATCGCACGCTGTTGCTCTTGCTGCTCTTCCATATGGTCGCGTAGCGCCTCAAAGTCGAGCAACGGCCCATCACCACCAAACAAGCTCTCGCGCTCACCTAGCTGATCACACGCCCACTCGATGAGCTTCGCCATGTTGTCAGGATCGAGCAGTGGTGCAAACACCTGGACGACTGCGATCAGTGCTTTGAGCTTTACGTCATCAACTTGCACTTCCTCGCTGGGAGGCTCGCGTATCAGGCTGGGCCAAGTGGCTTGAAAGCCGTTCTTCCAGAGGTAGAAGGCCTCCTTGTAGTCAACGTCACCATACTCTTCAGGGTACTGACGCTGGATCGTCTCGTAAAACTCCGGGTTCCACGCACGGTGCATACACACCAAGTCAAACCACTCGTATATTGGCTCCATCTTGGCGCGGAAACGCTCACCGTACTGCGCCACGGCATAAGCATCCTGCGTGCCCTCACCAAATCCCTCGACAAACGCCTCCTGCGTCAACAGCTTGGCTGGCATGTTGTCCGAAGTTGCAATATCCTTGATCACATTATTGCGCGCCAAGTCGTAGACTTGGATGTTCTGCATGTTCAGCGTCGACACGTCCTCATCGAGGCCAATCGTCACGACGTTGCTGATCGCTGACTGCTTGAGGATATTGCGCTTAACGTTGTAAAGATACTGCATCGCGCGATCGATGATGCTGCCAGGTGGCTTCATCTTAGCGATGAACACACCAGCTTTTGTCAAGATCAAGTCATTAGTCACCATCGACTTGATAAACGACTTCAATGGATAGAGCCCACGCTGATAGCATGAGCGGCCGGCGTAGGCAAACGCAGAGGAAGTCCATGCAATATAAATGGACTCCTCATTCATCATCGTCAGAGTGCGACTACGGTGGTAGCGCTGCCCCCCGCAGATGATGTCACCATGCTTCTGAAACGTAGGACTGTTCGGATTCTGATCGACGATCAGACCAGACGTATTCAGTGGGTCCCAGACATTGAAACTAAGCTTTTCGTTCCATAGCTCCCAGAGGTCAACGGGCTCAGTCGACTCCTTGCCCTCGATGACCATGGCTACTGTAGCGAGAGCGTAAACTCGCGACTGAGTCGCAACGTTGGCTATAGTCCGAGTGGCTTCAAGCCGCTTCCACTCCTCGACAAACGCCTCGGCGACTGCTTTTGGGCCAGTTTGAACTACAATCTCACGTTCAGATGACTGGGCCAGCGCCACTGGCGCCTCAGCCATCTTACCGCCGAGCGGATGGTACAGATAGATGGTCTTGCACAACTGGTAGCTCGCGTTTGATCCTGGCTGAATGTCATCGCAAGACAGCAATGTTTGAAGTGCAGTGCCCAACCCATTGGCCGAGACCGCTACAAATGCGTTCGGAAACTGCTGGTCTACGTTGCTGACGTCAGACAAAAGATCCGCCAGTTAGCGACTTGTGGACAACTGACAGTGGTTTGTCGATTCGCACACCCACAAGACTCTTCTCTACTACAGGAGCATCTTGAAAGTATGGTTTAACACGCACACCACGCCACATCGGATCTGACCTTGGCTTGCGGACTCTTTTCTTTTTCATGCCGTGATCTTCACCCTTGCTGGCCGAGGTGGTGTCGCCGCCGTTGGATCGAGCGCAAGCACTACCCCATACACGAACGCTGGCACAGTGGGCACGTCCGGACGCGAGCCTCCACGAAACTCCAGTGCCGGTGTATACAACTCATCACGCTTGGGATGAGCTCGCGCAGTATCCATTGCCCGTGATGTCACACCAACCTTACCACCACGAGCAGCGAGAGCTGCAATCTGACACAATGAAGTCCAGCGGTCCTTCGCCGTCAAATGCTCGTATATTGGTTCAGCACGCACACCCAACTCTTCAGCGTGAACTGCCATGGCTTCATCTTCGACATAAATGCCAAGCGAACCTCTGAGAGCACGACACTCGGTCACAAACGACTGGAGCTGAGCCTGAATACCAGTCCAAAGCTGTGGCGATAGTTGAGATATCGCCCAGTCGAGAAGCAGCAGCGGAGTACCAAAGAAACGAGTGCGTGCCCAATAGAGGACCGCTGCCTGACCACGAATATCAGTAACACAGGTAGCGAACACTGCGTCGCATATTTTTGGTAGATCAAGTGGTATAGACACGCGTACTCTATATCGGAAACATCATATCGGCGATCAAATCAATCTGTGACTCAATTATTATACGACCAAACACTAAACACATGGTCAACAAAACCAACATTATACATCCAGAGGTTGTCAGCTCAATATTTCGAAACATCTCACGAGTCCTCAAGATTGATCAGAACGTCACCGTGCACGAAACACCAGGAGGGACAGCACTCACCACCAGACCGTTGGAGGACGTGTTACTGATGGGGATTGCAAACCCCTCCATGCGGCGCGTCATTGCAGACAGCGGCATCGTCCAGATCTGGTTACCCGCAGTGGCGCCGGCAAACGTGGCCGAATCGTTCAGCGTCAGACTCAACGGGCCAACTCCAGTGCCATAAAACAAACCCTGCGGTGGCACCGTATTAAGCGTGACGGAGACACAAGTGGGTGTGCCTACTGCTAACACGCCAGGCTTGTTCACGGGGAGGGTCATATGGCAATCTCCTTAACTTTTCCCTCTACGCTGTTAATGACGCTCTTTAAGTCTTCAACAAACTCATCGTAAGGAGCTATCACAATCTGACGTCCATTTGGTAGCGTCACGAGAGTAACAGCTATCCCCATTATCACAGCAGGAATATCATCAACAGACTCCCTACCTATAGACACTGTACACTCCCAATTAAATTCAAGCAGCAACTCCAGAGTACAAATCGGAAACCGACCACATCGACGTGGCCTCTGGCACAGTTATATCGCCAAACGCAAGCACCAGTCCATCAAAACGATCCGGCGAACCGCTCTCCCCAGTTGCTCCAGTCAACTTAGACAACCGTTTCTCGGCCTCGTCCTTATCCTCGATGTGAGTGCGGCCATCGGAGCGCACATCGTACCTGATAGCGCAGCACTGCGCCTCAGTGTCGTCGTCGGGCTCCAGGGCGATTTGACCATCCTGAAAACGCTCGCGTAGCTCCCAGCTCAGTTGCGCCTTCAGGTTTACAAACTGCGCCCGGTTCTTATCGGTCATAACTTTGGTCCAGCCAACGTTGATGCCGACCACCTCAACGCCTGCCATCACGTGGCCGGACTCGCCTTTGAGCTCCAGCAGCCGGTCTGTAACACCACCACCGAGACCAGCGTCATCAACCTTAACCTTCTTCGCACCAGTATCGCGCACCGCCTGGACGACCAGGCCAGTCACCTCCATCAGGCCACGCTGATGAAACGCACCCCAAAGACGCGCACGACGACCTACACGGTGATAAATAACTGTTTCGTTGCGCCCGTAGCGGGCCACGTCAACACCAAGCTCGTTCGGGCCAGTATCGTCTGGAAACTCACGCGCCACCGCAGCAGTCACCCATCGAGGACTAATTAAACTATCCTCCGAAACGTCGGGAAACTCCCCCAACACCTTAGACTGGTAGAGCGGAGAATGCTCACCCCATCGACGCTTTTTATCCTCAACCCAAGAGCAACTAACCAATCTGCTGCGAACATCGTCCGGCACGTCCTCGCCGCTGAAGTTCGGCGTGTCAAATGCGCTGATCGTGATTACATGCCAGCCGCTGCCAGGCTCGCAGACGTTGCCAAACTCGGTGTTTGGGTCGTCAGGATTGCCAATCGCTAGCATCTTGCCGCCTTCATTAGCAATCAAAGTCTCTGCTGACGTCCACAATGACGACGGTATGCCGCAGGCTTCGTCAAACACGATAAGCATCCAACGTGCATGGTGACCCTGAAAGGCAGCCGGTGCGTGGTCGTCTGGCTTGCGGCCAAACGCCACGACACGGCTATCGATCACCCACTCAGTCTGATTCGTATAACCCGGCAAGTTACCACGAGACTGCGCCTTAGCGATCTCTTTCCACAGGATTAGCTTAACCTGTGGAAACGTGGGGGCTGAGGTGACGACCTCCGCTTCACCATGTGGGTGCGACGCTATCCACCAGCACGGAATGAACCCAGCGGTAAACGACTTGCCGCTCTCGTGGCACGACTTGACGGCTACTCTGTCGTGGTCGCGCAGGGCTTCGCATATCTCACGCTGCTTTGACCAAAGATGATACCCAAGTCCGTGGTCTCGGATTGAAGCCATGGCAAACCCAACTGGATCCGCCACCCACTTTGCCCACGGGTTGTTCAGCGGTATTGCTAAACGAGACGCCTTTTCTGACAAGAGCATCCGGCCGTATTCACGGAGCCTTTCTTGGCGTATACGGATGGCTGCGAAATCATCAACAATGAATTTAGTCATGACAGCGCACTTTTACTCAACCCGCTCCAATTCTTCCACTTCTTCATCTATAATGCCAACGCGCTTGAACGCAGCAATGGTGACCTCAAGCTGCTCGTCTGACATTTGTGCTGGATCTAGCGGAGTGGGCTCACGAGAATTACCCTTTACCGAGATCCCCAAATGGCCGGCAACCATTTGATCCGCCCAGTTTCTGTCACGGTGCTTAACACGGATAGTCCCGTCGCGACTAACATCAACACCATCGTAAAGCAGTACTGCGCCAGGACTGAGCTGCCTCATATCAGCAACCCAAACTTGAGGCAATCCTTTACCACCGCACTCTGTACACTCTGGGTCAGGGTCACCCCAGACATCAAATCCGTCACCACCAAGATCATCAAATGGAGTGCCAGTACCTGGTGGAAGCTCTCTCTGCGCGATTTCATGTCTCTGACGCGCAGTACGCAGCTCATCAACAGTGAACTGATAACGGTGGTCGTGGCCGTGGCAATGGCGACAATTAACACGATGAACAGACGTAATCTCACGTGCATCAGCAGTGGCCAGTTGCCACCAGCGCCTAAGTACTGCATCAGCATAGATCTCAGTGTGAGACTGGCGACGTAAACGAGCTAAACGTACCTTAGTTTGAACATCAGGACGAGCCAGTATACGCGCACCGTGATGCTCTGGCAATCCAACGCGTAGAGCTGCCTGAGCGGGATCAAGATCAAGCAGATACTCTTCAGCGAACCGATTCAGCTTTACTGGATCGTAAGAGTCTTTGGTAGTTAATGCACGACGACGCATCTGAATACTATTCGGAAAAGCCCAGGTGCACGAAGCAGTTGATCAGACCGCCATGGGTATAATTTACCCCACCTAGTGGGCTGGCTTTCCAACATCAAGCCACTTTCTCTCGCGCTCTTCCGAATAGTATCCATCCAATCGTTACGGAATGCTTCGCAACTTGCTCGCATTTTGTAACAAACGCGATCCAATCCCACCGGAACTTGGGTTAGGAGGATTAACCTCCAGCACGTCCGGATTAGCGACACAAGGCGCTGAAATTTCATTATTACAGATTTACACTTTTGTAAAGCGATATTTTATAACACTGCTGCTCCTCTCTTTGTATCATTATCCCCAGACAAAATCGCCTCCCAGGGTACAGCTACTATCTGGTCATAACCTAACATCCTCAAACGCAAACCAGCTGTCTGGCCCTTTACGTCAACCCAAAGACAACGTGCAATTATACGTAAAAACGAAAGATGTGTAAAACGTACAATGTCGCCCGGTTGGCACGGTGCCTCTACCACGTCACCTTTCAGCTCTATCTCTTGTATACGTGTCAGCATCACTGACACTGCTTCATCTGATACTGTTCGTGGTGGCCATCCGCCAAGAATGCCATAAATAGATATCAAAGAATTGATCTTATGCCAAACTTGTGAATCATCAGTTACCCATTTGGCCAGCACCAGTGGGCCCAGATAAGGGTACCGATAAATCGACTGTCGCCCTTTGTGAAACGAAACAGCAGCCCGAATAGGGCAACACGTATCAGCAACAGATTCTATCTCATTTAATGCCTCTAACGCCCTGAAAACTTGCCCTGGAATGCTGATTACGACATGCCAATTGTACACCATCAAAACTCCGCTTCATTGTTTTCAGTCATTTACCAATCGTTATTAACCCAAACTGGGAATTTAGTCACGTATCACCAACCGGCCCAGAATTAAGTTCATTAACTTTGTAAGGTTATATCCACGCACACGCGGGAGGGACAAACCTTATGAACTTAATGAACTTAATTCCGCGGTCCAAACAGTTGCTCATCCAGCGCAATCCCTAACCCATCCACGATTGTCATATTGTCTGTCCCTGGTTTCATCGTATATCCCTTGCCTTTAAGCACCTCAACAAATGCTTTACGCGACCCTACATAAGCTCCATTGCTTTCGCACCATCGAGCCCAAGACGCGAACAGCTCTTTCGTTGAAATTTTGAATCCGCGTCCCGCAACACAGCACTCTTCTATCCACACCTGAGTGTCGTCTTGGTCGTGAAGATATTCGTCTGTCGCTGCTGTAACTACATTAGGAGGCGCTAACCCCACTCTCTGCCACTCCAAACATCCCTCTATAGCCCACCCTAATATACCACCAGCCTCGTTACGCAACGCTGCCTTGAGTTTTGTGTCCTCGCGACCAACGAATGAAGCAGTGAATAATATCAAATTCATTCGCCTTTTGATCGCCGGGTCCACACGTCCCAATGCGGGCTTGCGATTGCCGCTAGCGATGAGCTTATGAGTGGGCTCAAACTCGAAATAATCTTGCCGCATAAAACGTGCTGTTAGCCTGTCAGCACCTGTCAATGTTTTTATCTTAGCGATGTTCCAGCGAGCTCCCTCTTCTGTCTCTTGGGCCACAGCTAACCTTGATCCAAGTAACTTGGCTATTTCTGTGGGATGTTCATGGCCTTTCGCTTGCACTAGAGTGCCCATAGCCACAGTTGTGCCATATTCCCCCATAGCATAGAGCAGAGACTCCAGAAACGTGCCTTTGCCATTGCCACCAGTACCGTAGAAGAAGAACATCGCTTCCTCACGCACTAGACCCGTAAGGCAATAACCAGCCACGCGCTGCAAGAACTTCTGTAATTCTTGGTCTTCCTGTGTTGCTTCCGCTAAAAACCTGAGCCAGCGAGTGGCTTCACCTGAAGGAGCCACTGCGGTTTGTCGGCTGATATAGTCGTTAGGCTCGGCTTCGCGCAGCCTACCAGTCTTGAGGTCTACTGTGCCACTCGGTGTAGCGAGCAGCCAGGGGTCACTGTCCCACGCAGCAGATAGCATCGCTATGCGTTGGTCTACTTGGGCCATGCGTAGCACATTTGAGAGCGTAGACGAGCTAGTCAGCTGCCTGCGACCCTTGTTACTTTCTCGAGCTGCCTCGCGACAATAGATACGCGCCCAGCTAGACACTTTCCCTCGTTCGTCAGTCGCCCACCGTTGAGTGTCCCAATAGTGCCATTTCCCGCGTTGCGCTGTGTACCGTGCATCAACCACGTGTGCGTCTACGAAACGCAATGCTAGCCAATCGTCAGAAAAAGCTGGTGACTCTGCTGAAGTGCGCCAGCTCGGAGGTATCCATCCTGGTTCTATCTCACGTGCCCATCGCAGCACGGAAGTCGCTCTTACTAAGCTAGGCGGAGACCGCGACCAGTGCACCCAACGCTCTCTTGTCGCTGACGCATCATAGCAGAGCGCTCTCTCTGACCACTCACGAAAGATCTCGTAACCCTCTTCGCTACCGCCACTAATGCGCCAGATAGCCATGCCTCTGGTCGCCCAGATCTCCCAGCCGTCCTCCAAATTTGGTATCAACTGGAACGCAGCTGCCAGATCTTCCAGAGTTATTTTGGCGTCTTCTGCGTCAGAATGACCATTAGTTGTTCTTGTGGGCGAGCGCCCAAGGAATCGAGGACCACTCTCGCGAGCCAGCCATTCTAGCTCAGCTAATCCAACTTGACGGATTTCACTTATTGTGCCTATCTGACACCCAGTGACTGCGAAATAGCGGCCAGAGAGATATAGCTCTATTGCCGGTTTGTGCTCTTCAGGAGAGCTTCGCTGGCGCCAGACAGTAGTACCACTAGAGCGCTTGAATATAGCAGCAACGTCTGGGTCAACCAGGAATAGCGATTTAACTCCTTTGCCAGAAGGAGAAACCTCCGTGTATGTGGCGAAGCGCTCTATTATCTCGTGGGCCCAGGACTCAAGAGTCTGACCCACTATACAGGTGTCAAGGTCTACCCCACATAGCAGCAATCCACAGGGCAACTCTACGAAAACAACGCCGACACCGGAGGTGGGCCCGACTGTAATCCCTGCCAGCACCTCGTCTTTTGTGGCCCAGTTGGTAGGATCATTTGTAGCAGCCTGATATCCTGTGACAGTATAAGGGACCTTGGTCGTTGCCCCATTATTACCAACTGGGTTTGCTCGCCACCTAACCCAAATAGAGAGCGGTGCGAGGTCGTCTAAAGTGATCATTTACCGCGCTCTTACGGTAAATTCTCCATAGCGTAGCCATTACCTTTGCCCCTCCCCTGGCCATTTTTGACACCGCGTGGGCGACCGCGACCACGCGGGTGCACCCGAGGCAAAGATGCGATAAACTGGGTTACATCCTCTTCAGTCCAGGCCAGTCGTCCAGAAATCACTTTAGGCTGGGCCAGCACGCCACGTTTGACGTAGCCTAGCAGCACAGTGTAACTGACTCCTATACGTGCTGTAATCTCATCCGTGAAAACTAGCCGAGCACTCATTATCTACCCCGCTTTACATCGCAGCCATTATATAATAAATTAAATCGTCATTAAATAAAAAAGAGCGGGATAAACTTTATGTTTTATGCTAGTCCAGCAATGGTCAAACAGTGGACAAACGTGCTGTCTATAGCCTTTGGTGACATCCAAGGCAGATTTGATCTGATTGATCTCCGTAGAGCATTTGGTTTAAAATCTAGAGACCCGCGGACTGCTTCCATACATACAGCCCTTAAATCTTTGGGATGGAAGTCCTGTGTAGGGAGGCTGATCATAACTGCTAACATATATGAGCGCGGTGATACTTTAGCCGACCGCCGACGTATTATTCACATCCTGCGATGTCCTATCACCGGCGAGCTCCATGTTGGGCACGACCCACCGACATAAAACACTTAACCAGATGATTAACCACGTCCGCGAAAAATCGTCATCCGCCCATCATTTTTTTGTTTACTTCTCCGAGAACCGAGCGTATGATCACCCTTGTCAACCAGAGGAGGCCATCATGAACCGTCTCGTCCCAACCCCCGACATACGTTTGGATTGTTTTAACAAAGCCTCCATCCGTTCTCTTCGTGCCGAGATTGATGCAGCACTCGCTACAGTTGGTGAGAAACACGGCATAAAGATAACGTGCGGCTCGGCGCGTTTCACTGAAACTACATGCTTGTTTAAACTGGAAGCCGGCGTTATCGCAGCAGACGGCCAGGTAGACACTCCAGCTGCACTAGCATTCAAGCAGTTTGCTTCTCTATTCGGTTTTAAGCACGACGATCTCGGACGTACTGTGCGGATAGAGGGCAAAAATTACCAAATCATTGGTTGCCGGCCAAACGCGCCCAAGCGTCCCATTATTCTATCCTGTGGCAGTCGCACTGTCGTGGCTAGTCCGGAACTGGTCAAGAGAGCGCTCGACCAAGACGACGACCGTCAAGGCGAACCTGTAGATATGCGCTTCAGTTATAATCCCTCTTTGGCACTCGAGGAGTAAATCTAGATGTCAAAGGGTTTCATCGTCATAGACCGCCAGCTAGCGAACTGTGTCGGTCCGATACGCCGCCATCCCTTGATCGTTCAACCAGAAGAGTCCGAGGTTTATGCCGCCTTGATTGATACCGATGACGGTGTGCTGGTCCGGTTCAGCTCGTGCCGTGAGACCGAGATAATCGACGCGCCGATGCATGTCGTGGCTGACCGTATCTATTCCTTGTTGGGACGTCTTAAGGAGTGCCTCTCATGAGCCGTCCCTCCCCACGTTACGCGGGCCGCCGCGTCATCCGTGCTCTATTCCATCCGGTCGTTATCTCCGCCCCAACGCATCGTTCCGCCTCAGGTCGAACATCACCTGACTACGCTGTGTGGGAGGCATATATGCGCTCTCGCCGTGGGAGGTGGACGGTCGACTCGGTTCACGACGGCCGCACCCGCGACCTGATAGCGTTCTGTGGTGACCCGCGCGACCCGACCCGAGGCGTTTATGTCTCCGCCTCCGGACCGACCGCATGGGCCGGGACGTACACCGGTGCCCTCCCGCATATCGGCGACGCCGAGTTCCGCCCTTTATGGGGCATGACCCTCTTGGGTCCGGACCGCGACGACCGCCATGGCATAGCGCCACCCGCACCCGCGGTCCGCGAGATGGTTTCGACTCGCCTCGGGATCTAAAAATTGTCATCGACCCATCACTTTTTTGTTTACTTCCGTCGCGGATGCGATTATGATCATCCTTGTCAACCAGAGGAGCAAAAATGTACTTCACCCCAAAAGCCCGCGAAAAGGCCGAGACCGCTATTTTAAGTCATTTAAACGAAATCTACGCCGATGATCATGGCGGACGGCACCAGGGTCAATCTCTCAGCTTTCTCCTCAAATGGGCTTCGGACGACGCGAACCTGCATGACCAGCGGGCACGCTTTGTGCGGCTTCGCGAGGAGGATATAACTGATCTAGGGTTCACCATCCTTGATGGCAAGAACAGCCGTGGCCAACGTTGCCGCTTTGTGACCCTTTAAAACAGATACCAACCAGAGGAGAATCTCATGAACCGCAGTGCTGAAAAGCGCGACGATAGCGGCACGAGTAAGTACGTTACTGCAGTCTTCAGTGAGATCGACCAGGATACCGGCGCGCGTATTATTGTCGATTTCTACACGATGGACGGAGCGCTCTCAAATTCCCGCGCATATAAGTTTGCCCGTCACGCGACTCCCCAATACGATGACTTTGACTTGTCGCTAGAGCGGCACAATCGTTATTGGGGCGAGCAGTCATGACCCACCATCATACCCTCGCCACCGCTGCTGACGCGTCTCGCTTTGTACTCGCCGGCGACGCAGTCCTCACGCTAACCTCCCGCGTAACCGGGCAGCGCTACACATACTCGGTCGTCGCTGCGAAGGACCGAGGCAAGCGAACTGAGCACCCGACACTTTATTTTGTCAGTCTGCTCAGTGGTCCGGACAATGATGCCGATTACACCTACATCGGCTCCCTGCGCATCACGCTCGCAGGTCCCCGGTTCGATCTCACCCAAAAATCTCGGCTACCCGCCGACGCCAAACCCATTGCCGCGTTCCGCTTCTTCGTTCAGCGTGTGCTGGCAGCCGGCGTGATGCCTCCGCTGCTGGAGGTGCGTCACGAGGGTCGTTGTGGCCGCTGTGGCCGACGGCTGACAGTGCCTGAAAGCATAGACACTGGCTTGGGCCCAGAGTGTGCCGACCGCTTGGGCGTGCCCTGGCAAACCAGCACAGCACCATTGGCAGACCGTCTAGCCCAACGTCTGGCCGCATAGGATCGCAAATGACCGCCACTCAGCACGACCGCCTCGTTGCCGCCCTACGCGCGTTAGGCGCTACTCCAGTCACTACGCGCTCCAGCAAGTACACTTGCCTTCGGCTGGACATAGTGTTCACCCGTGGTGATAAAGATACTATCATCTCTAGACCTATTGCTCACAAGCAATACTGGTTCGTAGGTCGTGCTGGTGATTTACGCGCCACGTGGGACAGTCCCGTGGCCAGCAATTCAATGCCCGTAAACGATCGCATCAAGCGCCATTTATTGACCTAACCAGAGGAGTATCACCCATGCCTGTACCACATCAGCACTACGTTCCCCGCAATCGCCCTATCTTCACAACCGAGGACCGTGTGCCTGACCCTGACTGGGCCGATCCCGACTCTTGGGATCTCGTCGACGCCCAACGAGTTGCACGCATGCAACACGACGAAGACGCCGAACTTTTCGGTTTACTTCCGTCGCGAGACCGCGTAAGATCACTGCGGTTCGATTAACCTTACCAGAGGATAGACCCTCATGGATCGTTTTGACAAAGCGTGTCCCTGCGGCTCTGGCCTCCGTCGTCGTGCTACGTATGACGCGCGCAACATATTCCTCACTTACGTCTGCGACCGCTGCGAGCGTCGCCGACTAGCCGGATTCCGCCCGGAGGTGCTGACAGACCCCAACTACTCGCACTGCGAACCAATAGAGGAGGAGTCATAAAAAATGAATATCACCGACATTTGGAAGTATCCTCTCCGTAAAGGAGCTACTGATCATCCACGAAATGGTGCATGTCTGTTCGACGCTGGCATGTGGTTGGTCTACGGTCGTATCGGCGACAATCCACCGTGCTCATGCCCTGTAATACGCAGTTATGGAATCGGCTTGAACGACAGTATGCCAGACGACGTTAGACATCTCCTGAAGCCTTATATCCTGCGCGTTGTAGGAAATCGTGATCCTGCCTCCGAAGCCACTCGACTGCACACTATAGTACTCGAAACGGCACGATGCGTCGTCCCTTTAGCATCCTCTTTGCCGGAGTTTGAACTTTTGCGGCGTCTGCCGGATGACGCAGACTACTCACAGATAATTACCAGAGTTAGACGTGCTGGTCGTGCTGCTGCTGCTGCTGCTGATGCTGCTGGTGGTGCTGCTGCTGATGATGCTGATGCTGCTCGTGCTGTCGCTCGTGCTGCTGCTGTCGCTCGTGATGCTGCTGTCGCTCGTGATGCTGCTGGTGCTGCTGTCGCTCCTGGTGCTGGTCGTGCTGCTGGTCGTGCTGTTGCTCGTGCT